CCAAATAAAATAAATAATATAAAAAATGAATTATCTTATTTAAAAGATATTTCTTATAATATTATTAAAAGTTATAATATAGTTAATCTTTATAATGAATTAAAACAAGTTAATGAGCGATTATGGAATATAGAAGATAATATTAGAATCAAAGAAAATAAACAAGAATTTGATAATGAATTTATAGAATTAGCTAGAAATGTATACAAAACTAATGATCAACGAGCAAATATAAAAAAACTTATAAATGAAATATCGGATTCAGAGATCGTAGAAGAAAAATCCTATGAAAAATATTGATTATATAGAATTAAATAAATTATCTCATCTTCATGATGAACAAAATATCTTTTTTTGTAAGACAGATTATATCTTAGAAGATTTTGAAACAATACGAAACGTAAATCATCCGGTCACTTTAATTACGGGAAACTCTGATTATGCAATTACAGATGATATAGTTTCTTTGGCTCCTAAGAATATCATTGATTGGTATGCACAGAACGCAGTTTCCAAGTCTAAAATTCTACATCCTCTACCAATAGGATTAGAAAATAAACTACCATCAGTTAGACAAGGACATGGTATAGGATATTTTGACAGAGCATCAGAGAAGGAGAATCTGCTAAATGAAAATAATATATCTAATTTAGATAGTAAATTTATTTATGCTAATTTTAATGTTAATACCAATTATAGTCATAGATCAATAGTTAAACAATATTGTATACAATCGTCTTTTATTAATTGGCAAGAACCTAATTTAACTCTGTCAGATTTTTTTAATACAATACGAGATTATAAGATGGTAGTTTGTCCAGCAGGAAATGGTATAGATACACACAGATTATGGGAAGTTTTATACAGTAATAGGGTGCCAATTACCCTAGTTACTGGAGACTTTAAGATATATGAACTATATAAAAAATTACCAATAATTCTATTAAATCATATTGATCAATTGCTTGATAAAAATTTTATAACACAAGAATATAATAGGTGTTTGTCTCAGAACTGGGATAAATCATTATTAGATGTAAACTCATGGATTAAAATTATTCAAAATAAAGACTAACATTATGAGTAAAAATATATTAATATTAGGTAATGGGTTTATTGGTAAGAACCTATACGCATATTTTGTTTCTAAATATAATACAACTGTTACTAGTAAAAAAGATGTAGATATCACAAAAATCGAAACTGTTAGAAACTATCTGTCTGATAAAAATTTTGATTATGTTATTTACTCTATCGGAATAAAAGATATTGCTGAATGTGAGAAATATCCAGATAAAGCATATGCTATTAACTCTAACGGTGTTGCTAATGTTATCAAATCTCTAAATAAAGATACCAAATTTATTTATATATCTACAGACTATGTATTTGATGGTAACGCAGGAGGATATTCAGAAAACTCTGTATCTCTACCGTCAACCACTTACGGACAATCCAAACTAATAGGAGAACAACACTCACTCCAGCACAATAACTCTATTGTTGTTAGAACATCCGGAGTATATGGAGAAAATTGTCTTTGGCTTAAAAACTTATTAATTTCTTTGTCAGAGAAGAAAGAAACTGTATGTTTTTCTGATGTATATAATACTCCAACATATGCTATCAATTTAGCAGAAATGATTGACGATATTATTAATATTAATTTTGTAGGAGTTATCCATTTAAGCGGGAATACAAGAAATAATAGATATGAACTATACTCATCTGTGGCTACTATATTTGAGAGGGATCTTTCTCTTTTGTCTAGCGGACTATCAGACGGAAAATTTCCTAAAGATATTTCATTAAATAATAATTTGTATAAACAAATAACTAAAAAAATACCAGATTCTGTAACTAGCGGACTAACAAGACTAAAAAATGAACATCAATATATTGATCCCGTCAACTTCATCAATTAATACTATTAATAATGGAGCAAATGTTCAAGGGGATGAACTAGTTGCTCGATCCTGGGCAAAATATCTACAAAAAGATACAAGAGTTTCTAATGTAGATATTAATGGATTTGGCATATATGATATTTCTATATCCTTTAGTCCATTAGTAAACCAACAAATGACAGGATATAAAGTACTATATCTACAAAATGTTTTTCCAAAACCCGCTTGGCCCGGCACTATTGAAGTTTATCATCAAATAAAAAATAACTATGATGGTTTTATATTTCCGTCTGAAGGACTAATGAACAACTGTGGCGAAGGGCTTGTGTGTCAATTTGCTGTTGATCCTGATTTATTTTTTCCTAAATCTATAAATGATAATTTATCTCATAACTTGTGTTTTGTAGGAAATAATATTAGAGATCAACAAACATCAGAAAAATATTTATTATGTGCTAAAGATAAAGGATTGGCTATATATGGTAATCCAGCAGGATGGAACTCTCCACTATGTAAAGGAAAGATAAGCATAGATGATGAAGCCACATTATACTCTTCTTCAAAAATATGTTTAAATGCTCATCTTACTGAACACCTAGATTATGGTTCATATAATTTCCGTATATTTAATATTCTAGCATGTAAAGGTTTTATTATTTCTGACAGATCTAAATTCTTAGAAACAGAATTTAATGACTGTATGGAATTTACAGACGGAAATGATGATCTTCTTTCAAAGATTGATTATTACTTAAATAATCCAGAAGAGACAAATAAATATAGAGAATATGGCTATAATTATATTTTATCTAAACATACTTTCAAACACAGAATGTCAGATCTATTAAACTGGCTAGGAACAAAATTATGAAAATATTATTTGCAAATATACCAAATGTAAAATATGTTAATGGACAGATCCATACTGGGCCAAATGCAGGATCACGATGGCCTTGGACTAATCCCGGAGGACATTTTCATGGCTATGCACCTTTCCCATTTTGGCTAGGATATGCTGCAAAATATGTACAACATCATGGTTTTGAAACGTATTTTTATGATGGCGTTGCACTAAAACATGCTGATTTAGAAATTACTAAAAAAGTTATTTATGATTTAAAACCAGATATAATTTTTTATGATATATCTACTCCAACTTTTAAACTAAATAACGATATAGCATTATGGTTTAAACAAAATATTGGATGTCGAAATGTATATTGTGGACCGCACATGAAAACCTATGCCAATGAATGTATAGAGTTAGATCATGTCGATCATTGTATTGTTGGAGAATACGACATACCAGCATTAGACATTTGTCAAAAACTAGATAATGCTAAAGATATCTACAGATTTGAACATTTGTCAAATATCGATACTCTGCCCAATGGAGACAATTTTTTACCATATAGACCATTAGAATATATTCAAAATTATTATGAACCAACTATGAACACTCCAATGATTCAATTAACTGTGAGTGCTTCTCGTGGATGTCCATTTAAATGTACATATTGTCAATGGCCAAATGTTATAAATAATGGTAAATACAGAGCAAGATCAGCAGAAATGGTTGTTGATGAAATCCAACAAATGAAAAATATTTTAGGAGATAATCTAAGAAGTATACTTTTTGATGATGATACATGGAATCTTGGACACAACAGAATATCCAAAATTTGTGATGGATTAAAGAATTTTAATATGCCGTGGACAATGATGGGTAGAATAGATACGAGTAAACCAGAGCTATATGATAAAATGGTGGATTCTGGTTGTGTTGGTATGAGATTTGGTATTGAAACATTTAATCAGGAACTATCTGATAATGTTAAAAAACATATGAATACTAAAACTGCTTATGATAATCTAAAATATTTAGTTACTAGATTTTCAAATATGGAATTTCATTTTACTACCATGAAAAATTTTCCAGGAGAAAAAGCAGGATCATGGGCAAAAGATCAAGAAATACTCCAAGATCTTCAACGAATTGGTAGACAAAATAATAATACTGTTCATTGGCAAATTAGTGATTGCATACCCTTCCCTGGAACAGAATTATGGGAGGAACTAGTAGAACTCGGACACGGAGATACTCTTAAAGACTTTAGTTTATATGATGGTAGTCCAGAGCATAATGGAGCATTAGAAAAAACTGTAGGCTGGCTAGGAGAAAATTACAAACCTAAATATTCAGAATACTCTAAGGATGGAAGTCCAACAAACTTTCCAGAACATTAATCATGAAAGGTCAAATAAATCTTGATACAAAATTAGGTCAGCATATATATAACATTATTAAAAATTATGATATTAAAACTATATTAGACATAGGAACATGGAATGGATACGGCAGTACAATGTGTTGCTTACAGTCTATCATAGATAACAATAAAAATTGTAACTTCATTTCAATAGAAGCTAACCATAAACAATTCTTGGAAGCACAAGTAAATCTGAAAAACTATATCAAATATGTTCAATTATTTTATGGACGTATAACACATTTAAAGGATTTAGTTTCTTTAAATGATTATGATGAATCTTTTTTTACCTTATTCAGTAAAAATCTTCAAGAACAATGGTATCAAGTAGACGTAAACCAGCACACCACTGCTCCATATATATATGATACAATTATTTCTATAATGAATAATCATATAAATTTACTAATATCAGATGGTGGAGAATATTGTTCACATGGAGAATTTAATAAATTAAAAGATATTGTTGATTTTATTATTTTAGATGACACTAATACTATTAAAAACTATAACACAGCAGAAATAATTAGAAAATCTCCAGATCAATACGAAATATTAGCAGATGATACTAATGAGAGAAATGGTTTTATGGTGTGTAGAAAAAAATGAATCATACATTTATTTATAATAAATTAATTTCTGATATAATTTTAATTAAAACTCAAATTTATGAAGATAATCGAGGTACTCTTTATGAAACTTATAATAAAGAGTTATTTACTAAAAATGGTATACCAGAGATAGTACAAGAAAAATGTTCACGTTCCGAACATAGAGTACTAAGAGGATTACACTATCAAAAAGATCCTTACGGACAAGGCAAAATAATTAGATGTAATAGAGGTAAAATTTTTGATGTTGCCGTTGATATTAGAGAAAATTCAACAACATATAAACAATGGGTTTCATATGAATTATCAGAATCTAATAAAGATATGGTATATATACCACCAGGATTTGCTCATGGAATATTAGTGTTAAGCGAGGATGGTGCAGACTTTAGCTACTTTACAACAGAAAAACACTATCCAGAATATGAAACGGTAATAAAATATGATGATCCAACAATAAATATAGATTGGCCAATTAAAGATGTAATTCTATCAAATAAGGACAAAGGAAACAAATGAAAAATTATAGATGTTCTTCTTTTTGTTCTTTATATAAAGGAGAAAAATTTGTTCAAGGATATATAGAAGACATGTTGAAACAGTCTATTTTTAATGATATTGAATTTATCTTTTTAGACTGTGCTTCTCCAGAAAATGAAAAAGACTTTATTTTACCATTAACTGAAGAATATTCAAATATAAAGTATCATAGACTAGATAGCGATCCTGGTTTATATGCAGCATGGAATATGGCTATTAAAATGTGCTCATCAAATTTAATAGGAAACTGGAATATTGACGATAGAAAAAATATAAATAGTTTTGAAATACTGGTTAAGTGTTTTGATAGAGATCCAGATTTAGACGTAGCATACGGACTAACATACGTATCAACAATCGCTAATGAAAAATATGAAAATAATGATTACTCTAATTTTTATCCGTGCTTACCTCATTCGTTAAAAAACTTATTAATGAATAACAGTCCTCATTGTATGCCGTTATGGAAAAAGAATTTACATGATAGATTTGGATACTTTGACGAATCGTATAAGACGGCTTCTGATGGAGATATGTGGTTGCGTTCCTGCGTCGGAGGTGCTAAGATACAGTTGGTCAATCACCCTGTTGGCTTGTACTACCACAACCCAAAGGGTAGATCGACTGATCAAAAAACGTTGTTGGAGATGGTTGCTGAAGTTCAGCAAATGAGAAAAAAATACATACACTATTTGGAGAATGACAATGGATAGTTTTATTATTTTGTGTTTGGCAATATCCCTAATTGGCGGAATAATTTCTGGGATCAAAGAAATGACAGATAGATCAGGCTATTCTGTTAAATCATCAAAAAATATATTTACATTTCTGTTTTGCGATAAATATTAATGGAAAGACTAAAAAATCAAAGAGTATATCTTGCTGGAGCAATGGATAGGGTTCCAGATAGAGGTTCAACATGGAGAGATAATATTACTCCATTTCTTAATGAGCTTGGTATAGTAGTGTTTAATCCTATTAGTAAACCAACAGATATAGGATTAGAAGATAAAGACACTCATGCTATAAAAACCAAGCTGAAAGAAAAAGCACGATACGACGAATTAACTGCCATGATGAAAACTATTCGTTCTGTTGACTTGAGGCTTGTTGATATTAGTGATTTTTTGATAGTTAATTTAGACCTTAATACTCATCCGTGTGGAACTCTTGAAGAAATTTTCTGGGCTAATCGTCAAAAAAAACCAATAATTATTCATATGGTTCAAGGAAAGAATCATACGCCAGATTGGTTATTTGGAACAATACCTCACCAGATGATATTCTCTACATGGGATGAAATTAAAAGTTATTTACAACACATTAATACTTCTGAAAATATAGATTCTCATAAAAGATGGTATTTCTTTTCGGTGTAAAATGCCCAAATATTATGTTAAATCTGGTCAAATAAAATTTATTGTAGATTGCACCGATCATATATGCGCTATATTAGCAGCGTTATCTCACTATAAGGGAAAAGGTATTGTGACTGGGCCAAAAATTTGTGTTAGTGAACAAGGATTTGAAGATTTTAAAAAATGGAAATGCTATGATACTGATAAGTATCTAAAGGGAATATAATGCAAAAAATTATAAATGAAATTAAATTAGATTTTGATGATGTTCTAATCAGACCTAAAAGATCAACACTCAATAGTCGATCAGAAGTTTGTATTCAAAGAGAATTTAAGTTCAAATATTCTCCACGAAAATTACTAGCAGTTCCCGTCATGGTTGCGAATATGGATACTGTTGGAACTTTTGAGATGGCAAAATCATTAGGAAAAAATCAAGCCATAGTATGTTTGCACAAACACTATAAGATTAATGAATATGTTGCTTTCTATACTGATCCTAGTATTTTAAATAAAAATCTTGCATTTTATTCTATTGGAACTAGCCAAAAAGACACAGAAAAACTAATTGAAGTATTCAATCAAATTAAAAAATTTAATTACCCTACCCCTAATATCTGCTTAGATGTTGCAAATGGGTATACAGAACAGTTTGTTAAAATTGCTCGTAAAATAAGAAATTTATATCCAGAATCAGTTATCATGGCCGGTAATGTTGTAACCCCAGAAATGACAGAAGAATTAATCATTCATGGTCAGGTTGACATAGTAAAGGTTGGTATAGGATCGGGCAGTGTTTGTACTACTCGTTTAAAAACTGGCGTAGGATACCCTCAGTTGAGTGCGGTGATGGAATGTACGGACGCTGCTCATGGCCTTGGTGGACACGTTTGCTCAGACGGTGGGTGTAAAGTGGTGGGGGATGTTTGCAAAGCATTTGGTGCAAATAGTGATTTTGTTATGTTAGGAAGCATATTTGCTGGCACAGACGAGTGTGAAGGAGAATGGAAATACGAATATTTAATTGAGGCAGGATCATCTGCTCCTGGATTTTGGCAGCCAATAGATCCAGAAAATAATAGCATAAAAAGAAAAATATCTTTGCAATACTATGGAATGAGTAGTTCCAAAGCTATGGATAAGCACCATAATGGCGTTGCAGATTATAGAACAGCAGAAGGTAAGTGCGTTACTGTTCCATATAAAGGAATAGCAGAAGAAGTACTTCAAGATATTTATGGAGGAATACGAAGTGCTTGTACTTACATAGGCGCTAGTAAAATAAAAGATTTTGGCAAAAAAACAACATTTATACAAGTCAACAATACCCATAATAAGATATATGAAAAATGAAAATCAATTATTCAAGTCCAGTTAATAACACAGGTTACGGATTAGCCTCGGTCAACATTTTACGAGAACTATCGAAGATAGCAGATGTAACTTACTATCCAATAGGGCAACCATCAGTTAATAATCAAAATGATCATGACTTTATACTTTCTTTATTAAAGAAGAGGATGAGTCCTGATATTAATGCTGTTAATTTTAAGATCTGGCATCAATTTGATTTACTAGATCATATTGGACGAGGAAAATATATTGCCTATCCATTTTTTGAGTTGGATACATTTAATGAATATGAAAAAATTAATTTGAAAGTTCCAGACAGCATATGTGTTAGTAGCAAATGGGGTCAGGAAGTTCTACTTAAGAATGGAATAGATTCTGAATCATTCGTGGTGCCATTAGGTGTTAATAGAAATATTTTTAATAATACTATCAAAAGAACTAGATCAGATGATAAATATGTTTTTCTAAATATAGGCAAATGGGAAGTTCGTAAAGGACACGATATTTTATTCTCATTATTTAATGAGGCTTTTCCAGATCAAAAAGATGTTGAACTATGGATATTAGCATCAGAAAAAACCAATTCATATTCATCTGCTGATGAGCTAAAACAATGGAAAAATATGTATGGTTCAGATAGAGTGAAATTATTTGATGGATTTGAAACTCAAGAAGAAATAGCCCAATTAATAGCAGATACTGATTGTGGATTATATCCATCAAGAGCAGAAGGGTGGAATTTGGAACTATTAGAAACCATGAGTATGGGAAAACCGGCCATAGCGACCAACTATTCTGCACACACAGAGTTTTGCACACAGGATAACTGTTATTTGGTCAATATTGACGAGACAGAAAAAGCTTTTGACGGAAAAGCATTTCAAGGTCAGGGGAATTGGGCCAAATTAGGCAATAATCAGATAGAAAATATTATTGAGCATATGAGATATGTTTATAATAATAAAATAAATACTAATCTGAATGGAATAGAAACGGCCAAAAAGTATTCTTGGGAGAATGCTGCTCAACAACTTGTGAGGTGTATTTCTAAGTAGGAGATACTATATGCCAATTCCATCACAAGATAAAGACGAAGACAAACAGAAATTTGTATCTCGTTGCATGGGCGACGAGACTATGAAAAAGGACTATCCTGACTCAAAGCAGCGAGTTGCTATTTGCTTAGGACAAACAAAGAAAACTAAAAGTAGTTTTGTAGATCAAGTTTTTGAAATTTTAGGATTTATTACTTTTTTTGACTGCGGAGAGTGTAGTTCTTCAGAAGAATTAACTTCTTTAAACCTGATTGTTCCGAATAATGAGGATTATATCGAGATATCAGAAAATCCAGAAGATTATGATATTTCTCATATATTAGCTTCTGAATATCAAGGAAAAAAAGTAACACTAAACAAACCATTTAGAACTCCTGGAGGTCCTAAAAAATTTGCAGTATATGTAAAAAATAATAAAGGCAAAGTGGTTATCGTTCGTTTTGGAGACCCAAACCTATCCATAAAAAGAGATGATCCAAAAAGAAGAAAAAGTTTTAGAGCAAGACACAAGTGTGATCAGCAAAAAGACAAAACAACACCAGCATACTGGTCATGCTATCAATGGAGATCTAATAGTCCGGTTCAGGATTAACAACCAATAAGGGTAAAATTAATGATTAAATCAATCTCAGAACTATTGCAAGAACACGAGGACTCAATGGATACAAAAGAACAAACACAGGAAGAATATATAACCCAAGAAACTAAAACCCCAGAAGCTGAAATACAAGCACAAGAAGTTCCCGACTATACTTCTGATAGTGTTATTGAATTACTAAAAAAATCACTCAATATTCACTGGCAACAAACAACAGTATTAACAGCCCAAGCAGAACATCTTGAAAGATGGGGCTATACAAAATTAGCTGCCATTATCAAGGCCGATTCAAGAGAAGAACAAGAACATGCTTCTATTAATATTAAGAGACTCGAATTCTTTGATGCTGATTATCAGCCGCTGACAGTAAGTCCTCCATCATGGAAAAGACATGACATGGTAGCAATGCTTCAATACAATCTCGATTCTGTTAGAGAGGCTTCCTCTGTAGAAAGAGCAACAATAGTTGCAGCAAGAGCAGAAGGAGATGAGATAACAGCCAATATGATGATTCCATTACTACAGGGTAGTGAAGACGGCATTGAACTATACGAAGGATATCTAAAGATTATTGAACAGATGGGTCTGGACAATTTCCTAAGTATCCAGGTCTAAATAAATGACAAGGAATAAATTACTATCTGAACTGAGTTCTGTAATACCTTCTATTAATATAGATAATATCAAATATGCCACAAAGATGGTAGAAGATAAGGAAGTTTCAACGGTAATTGATTTTGATTATAAATCTATTCTTGATAATCCTCCTATAAATAGTAGCGGTTCTACATTAAAGGAATTAATTTACATATCAAAGATTACCAATAATAGGAACGATGACGATATTGAATTTGTTCATAAAATAGATAAAAATGCAGCGTCTTTAGTTATTGATTTTTGTGAGAATAAAAATATTAAATTCCCACAATCTGATTTTGATAATTTATATAATATTATTAAACCTCTTGTATTTAATACTAAAAACTATTTTAATAGAGCAAGACCTTATCAATTGGCCAAATTTTATGGATTAACAATTGATGTTATTGAAACCGATACTCATCACACTCCATCCTATCCGTCTGGACACACGGTGTATGCTAGACTAGCAGGCAATCTTGTGTTAAGTTCTCATCCAGAGTTCAAATACGAATTGGATCAAATTGTAAACAAGAGCGCTTATGCTAGGGTTTTACAAGGCGTTCATTATCCTTCAGACAATTCGGCTTCAATTATTTTTACTGATTTTATTTTTCACAAACTATATAAGAGATAATAATTATGGACAGAATTTATAATTTATTAAATATTGTCGAACAATCCTTAGTACAAAAAACAAATGAGGATGCATCAGCGTCCAATCTCAACACATCAATAGCAATGTGCAAACTTAAAGCAGGGGATAAAGTTAAAAATATCAATGCCGCCTGTATGCATTACGGTAGCGAGGGCATTGTTGAAACTATAGAAGAGATGCCAGAAAATATAGGATACGTGATTGGTTACAAAACAACAAATGCTGGATCATCATGGACAGTGGATCAATATTTAAGAAAAACAGAAGACCAACTAAGCCTAGTAGATTCTATTGATGATTATGGTCTGGCCGAAGAAGAAATGGAATCTCCAGAAGAAGAACTAAATGAATATAAAGAAGATTTTTTTGAAATGAGTGTTGGCTCACTTAGAGCAATAGCCACACATGCTCAAGAAATAATGAATTCTTTGGACAATCCATCCGTAAAAGAAAACTTGACAGAGAGCTGGTTGCAGGGTAAGATCGCCATAACTGAGGACTACATGAGAACAATTCATGATTTTGTCATGTATGTCTCAGACTCTGACGATACTATATCTGCTGCTGACAAGCAAGGTCTTTGGGATAACATACGAAAAAAGAAAGAGAGAGAAGGAAAGAAGTATAGACCAGCAAAGCCAGGAGACAAAGATAGGCCAGATCCAAAACAATGGAAAAAGCTGACATAGTACGAAGTTAATAGGACTAATTGCTTAATTTATAAACTCAATAAAGGACATCTTGATTATGGACAGACAGTACGACAGTCTAGATACATATATTAATCTAGCAAAGAAGACGATATCAAAATTCTGCCCCAAATTCTATAATGGATTATCAGCAGAAATGCTAAAGAATAATGATGCAATATCTGATGTTGCAACGGCGATAATGTATGCTGATTGGAGATTCGATCCAACCAGAACAGGTAAAAATGGACAAGCCAAAACCTTGTATTCTTATAGAAATCAATGTGCTATTTGGGCTATTAAAACATATGTGACTAATAAATATAAGAAAAATACAGATTCTATTAGTCTTGACTCTAACTCCAAAGTATCAGATTTATCGATGCACTCGACCATATCAGATGTAAAGGCGCCCGAACCAATAGAGATTCTAATAGAAGCAGAACAAACTACCAATTTAAAAAATACAATTGGGGATTTATTGTCAAATAGTAATCTATCAGAAAAACAAAGAGAACAGATTAGAATGTATTATTTAGAGAATCACACCTTATCTCATATTGGTAAGAAATTTGGAGTATCACGAGAAGCAGTTAGACAGAATATCAAAAGAGCCTTAGATATTATTAGATCATATGATAAATGCCAAGTTTAATCTAGCCATACTGGTTTTAGACCCCTCTGTTAATAGATACAAAATACTATCATCTAAAGCAGATGATTTAGAACTTCCGTATCTTGATATTGAAACTAATCTTGATATTAATTCTTGCTTAGATCATTTAGTATCTACAAAAATAGATAAAAATGATTCATATCTTAATTTTAGATTAACAGATGTGGAACTATCAGAAATGCTAGAAATTTATTATCTTGTTTTTATAACCTATGAATCTGTTGTAAAAGACGGATTTTTACTAGACATACAAACTTCTCTTACAAGACTTCCAAACAATGCTAAGAAAATTCTTACACTACTTTAAATTCTTAAAAACAAAGCAAGAACCAGAGACATTAAGCATTATAATTTCCTTAAAAAGTAATTATGATATTGATATACAATTTAAGTATCCAAACCTTAATAGTACAGATATAAATAATATACCAAATATTGCAGAAAAGTATGCAGAATTATTGATCTATATTAACAGCAATCCGCTAAAATATAAATTATTAGATACAATAAAAGATAAATCATATAGGTCAGAAGACATTAAAGAAAAATTATTTTTTGATAATGTTATCTCTTTTTATGACCTAATTAGGCAAGAAATTAAAAAAGCCAATATTATTAATAATAACGGCCCACTTATTAATCCAATGTCCGTCTTTGCAACAAAGTGATATTGGAAATCTGGACTTTTGATTTACTATAAGGGGTATAATGTCTTGTTCTATCTCTGCTTGACGGGGGTTCCATAATGGATAAAAATAATCTAATTATATGGCAAAAATGGCTAGACCCATTTGGATCAGATGATCCCGATGTTGATGAGTTTGATCCGTACACAGGCAATTATATAGATAGTGATGAAGATCTTGAGAAAGATGAAGAAGAGAATAGTTATGAAGAAATTACTAAGAAAAAAAATAAAGCAGTCAGAGTCATTGCTACTCCTATGGGAATAATACCAATGAATGAGAATACTGCTAGTGGAAAACTTTTTAATTTTTGGATGGGGCATACTAATTTTGATATATCTAAAAAAATAGCACAGATTATAGAAAGAACAGACGGAGTTGAAACGCTGGATATTTTTACAAGATACAGATTCAGAGTGTCAATAGGCAAAGCCTTTGATGATTCAGAAACTATGAGAAACATCAATAAAACAATATATAGTGAGTTAAATAATGGCTAGAATAAACACCAGCGATACAGAATTACAGTCTTTACACTCATATAATATTGATATAAAGAACAGAGAAATATTTTTACATTCTCATTTTGGATATGATGAAGACGAAGCTGGTGTTGACTACAGATCGTCTGTTACATTTGAAAAAAATCTACGCTTTCTAAATCAACAATCCGGAGACCCCGTATTAATACATATGCATTTACCTGGGGGAGACTGGGAGGACTGCTTAAGCTTGTGTGATACTATAAAATATAGTCGTTCTAAAACAACAATATTAGCATATGCTAAAGTTCAATCCGCTAGTAGTATTATTTTTCAATCTGCTAATCTAAGAATATTAATGCCAAATGTAAATATGCTCATTCATTATGGCTCAATCAGTATAGATGACGAACACAAAGCAGCAATTAGTAGCTTACAATGGAGTGAAAGAGAATCAGCAAAAATGCTTGATATCTTTGTTGATAAGTGGATGAGTAGTCCAATGTCAAAAGAAAAGAATTGGAAAAAACCAATAGCACGAAAACATATTCAAAGTCAATTAGCTACAAAAAGTGATTGGATACTAACAGCAGAGGAAGCGGTGTATTATGGTTTTGCGGATGGTATACTCGGAGATAAGAAATATCCAACCATAGAATCATTAAAAAAGTAAGACTATGCATTTAGAATACTGCTATTATGATATAACTCTCAAAGATTCAGAATTAATAGATATTATAAATAAAGTTATTAAATTTGATCTAAAGACCATATCTGTTCTTCCATCATATCTTAGACCGCTCAAGTCAATACTCTCAAGCACAGATATCGCAGCATCTGCCCCAATAGATTTTCCTCTTGGCACAATGGATCTAAAATCCAGACTATCTGTTGCTGAAAACTGTATTAAAAATGGAGCATCCATACTTGATGTTGTATGTCCAACACACTTATTATGCAATAGAAAGTATGATAAATTTCGTGAAGACATAAAAGAAATGCAGAGCTTGTGTTCTAATTCAAATTTAGAGATTAGATATGTTCTTGAATATCGCCAATTTAGTTATGAGTTATTATATAAAGTTGCACAAATATTATATGATTTTAATATTACAACGATATATCCTGCAAGTGGATATCTAATTGACGATATTTCTGATAATATAACAGCCTCGGCCCTCATAAATAAAAAAGTGCCTAATATTAATATAATTTGTAATGGCAATATCTGGAACGATAATCAGATAAAAATGGCTAAAAAAAGTAAAATTTATGGTTTAAGAGTCAATTCCTTAAATGCCTTAGAATTGATAACAAAAGAAAACATAATAGAGAATTAACCTTTTTAGGTGTACTAGATTATAGATTTTAAACAATCTTCACAGAACAAAACGGAGATATACAATGGCTATAGCTACATCAGCAGGTGTTAATTACACAATACAACCAAATCTAACAGGAAGCGGATCCAGAAACAATGGTGGTTCAGCCACTAGAGTTGGAACATCCGCAGAATTAAATAACGTTGCAATTAGCAAAGATACAACCGGAGTTGTTGGCTCGGTTGTTGTTGACGGAGCAGACACAGACAAGGCAATAAGCGGTGGAACCATCGCACATGATCATGTTAAACCAATTGTTGCTAAGGTCACATCAGAAATTGCTGGCCTAGCAAGTACTGCCCTATCAACAAATGCTAATAATCCAGCTCAATTAAGAGCTATTAATAAGGTTGAACGTATCAAGGGTAATGGAGAGGCCACAGCTATCAGAGCCGGTTACTTTAATATATATACTGGGAAGTTCTCAACCAATCCAACCCCAGTAACAGTTTATCCAACCGGGGTTCCAACAACTAACCAAGCATGGGTTGGCACTGACGATGCTGCCACACCAACCAGAAGTGCTCCTGGCGAACTTGTTTTCAGAACTGGTGCTAAGCTACCCGTTAGAGACAGAGACTATTCTGCCAAGAACGGCTGATAGTAATAGAATAAAATCTAAGTTAAAAGAGCAAAGCCATCAATTATGTTGTTGGCTTTTTGCTTTTTAGTGTATCTAATAATACCGCCACAATAAAAGGGTTTTAATTATGAGTGATACCATAGTTCACTTTTGGGAAAGCATAGCCACTACTAGTATTGGTATCATTATTACTATGATTGGTTTTTGGGTGGCAATAGGCAAAAATATGGCCACAAAGTCAGAAGTTGCTGAAATGATAGAAACAAAATCTCCATATTTACATGATAGACAGTTTATTATGGAAAGGCTTGCTGTGAACAAAGAAACACAGGCAGCATTAACAAATATGTTGCAACGCAATACAGAAGTTATGAATGAACTTAAAATTCAAATAGCAACACTTGGTAAAACATTAGAAGCACTAGAAGAAAGAATAGAAAGAACTTGAGGTAAAATATGGCAATCGATATTGAACTAATAAATACTAATAATCCAATTAAAAACGGAACAACTGTAACAACCTGTTCGTTCTCTGGTAAATATAATACTATCAATACATATGTTAACAATACTCCGATAATAGCAGATATCGAATCCAAATATGATGAATTGTTTGATGATATCACATACTATATACTAGGTAGTTAATTATGACTACTAATCGTTTTGCTTTAACGTCTGACATAAATGAGCTTCCATCTTCTGTTTCTGTAAGTGGTAGTGATCTATTCGCCTTCTCTGATGATCCCGCCTCTGCAACAGTAACCAGAAAAATTACTTTTAGTGGCATAAGAACTTCAATATTTAATCAGCCAACAACTCTTCAATTGAGACAAGGCACAAATACAGAAAGAACATATATTACTCCATCTAGTGGAGAACCAATATGGACCACAGATAATAAAAAATTATTTGTTGGAGATGGATCCGCAGTTGGAGGAATTCTTGTAGGGCCATATACTCCTCCAGAACTTACAAATGGCAACTCAAATAGTGGCACTCTTTCTATTATTTGTGGAGGAACAGGCAATAATATAGCTAATGGATCTATATATAGTAATATTAATGGGGGTTTAACTAATTATGGTAGTGGAGTTTCGTTTTGCATAGCGGGAGGAAGCAATAACAGCATAGGAACAAATGGTTCTTATTGTGCTATTGGTGGGGGTCAAAATAATAATATTCAATCACAACATTCTACAATAGCAGGAGGATTATCAAATATAATAGGAACAATCGTCCCATATTCAACAATAGGAGGAGGAATCTCCAACAGGTCTTATGCTACCGGTGTAACAATATGCGGCGGAGCGCTCAACATTTCCTACAATACATATGGAACCATATGTGGTGGTTTTTCTAACCATATTTATGGTAATTATGCAACAATTATAGGAGGAAATTCTGCTAAAGCAACACTTTATGGGCAAGTTTCTCATGCCGCCGGACATTTTGCTAATCGCGGAGATGCTCAACATACTACTTTAATAGCACGACAAGAAACATCTGACACAACAGATACTGTGCTAACACTCGACGGTCTAGCCCCATCTGTTGACAACACTATACTGCTCACAGCCAAAACTTGTTGGATGTTTACAATTAAAGTAAGTGCATATAATGATTCAGACAACATTGGGGCGTCATGGCTCCTAAAAGGAGGAATAAGAAGAAATAATTCCAATCAAACAACTTTAGTTGGAAATGTAACATCAGAAAGCTGGATAGAAAGTGGAATGTCTGGAACATCAGTCTCAGTAACAGCAAACAATACCAGTGACACACTAGAAATAACAGCAAAAGGATTGGCTGGCAAGAATATTCGCTGGGTAGCATTACTTGATATTTGCCAAGCAAGCTATGGTGTTCCATGATGTATGACGCAGTTAATGCTCCGGGTAACTGCGGAACTGTCAATAATGATCCTCCACAATACACTATTCGTCAATCAGCAATTGGAGGAGACGATATAAAGATAACTGTCGAACCATTTACTCGAATAATATCATCAACAGCATCGTCTTACGTTTTATATGACGCTAATCTCATAAATAATACCAGTACGCTCACAGTTACGGACCACCTCGTGTCTGTATCAAAAACAAATAATATCTCAGATATTGACATATATAGTTTAAATACTAATGTAGTAAATACTATTAGTTCTTATAATGGAGGTACGATGGTTGCCTCTGGAGTTAATACTGGCTCCACATCAATAGTTGCTAGCGGAATTAATTTAATAAATAATTTTAGTATTGCTGATGTACAAATCACAAGGATTGGTGGACAATCCATAACTTCTTTTTCTTCGTATTTAAATGGAACACTTGGTAAGCACTGTAGTGATGCTATAGATACTAGGATAGTAGGGAAAAATTCATTAACTACAAAACCCATTTTTACTACGCAAAATCATTCAAATTCCACATATGTTAGGAATACTAATTGTTGGGCTTATGATTTAGATTTAACTTGCATAAGTCCTTGGAATACAACTGGAGCAAATACTATGGCTGGAACTTTGATCAGCCCATGTCATATTGTTTTTGCAACGCATTTCCAGATCGATACTGGAGCTAAAATTAGATTTATTACTAATAATAATGTTGTTATAGAAAGAACAATGATTGATAAAATTGATATAGCTAATGATATCACATTAGGTATTTTAGATAGCGACGTTCCAGGCACCATATCTTTTGCAAAAATTTTACCGAGCAATTGGTCAAACTATTTGCCAAACTTATGGGGAAATAGTGCTCATCCGACCAATAACAGCACATTATGCAAAGTGCCTATACTTTGTCTTGATCAAGAAGAGAAAGCATTAGTACATGATATGAATATTGGAGGAGGAAATTGCGGATGGAGAGCTCCGATTGCAGGTGATAGATTGTCTTTTTATGAGCCTATAGTTCTTTATGATAGTGGGAATCCATGTTTTCTAATTGTGAACAATTCATTAGTTTTAATGTCAACATATTCATATTCAGTTAGTGGTCCGTTTTATCCTGCATATATAACCTCGATCAACACTGGTATGAATACGCTTTGGACAAGAAATGGAAAATCAGGAAGCTCTTATTCTATCACAACAGTAGATTTAACTGGATTCACATCATTTTAATACAAATAGCACTATGGTGTATATTTAATATAACATGGAGAAATTATAATGATTAAACCTGGTTATAGAACAAGCGAATTTTGGTTTACGTTAGTAAGTTTCATTTTTAGTGGAGCGTATTTATTTGGAGTATTAGATGATTTTAATCATAAAGAAGATCTAATACAAGAAACAAGCAAAGGAGTAGAAGCTGTAATACTAATTATTGGTCAATTAACATTATTATTTAGATATGTAAAAGGAAGAACAGATCTTAAAAAGACTTGGTGGGATACAGCAACACCAGAAGAGAGAAAAACAGCCGTTAGAAGCAAATCTACTAAATCCAAAGCCAAAAAGAAAATTAAAAAGCCAATTCAGCCCAAAGTAGAGTAGACAGGGTTTCTGGGTGTATTATAATATATAGGGCGTTTTCAAAAAGGACATTTTTTATGGTAGAAGCAGCTTCAATAGACTCGATAAAAATTAAAATGGATGAATTCATGACACAGGTTAAAATCTCTTTAGGAGAGGTTAAATCTGTAGCCATATCTCAAGCATGGAAAATTCTACAACTTGCTGTTGCTCAAACGGTACAGGTATTAGAGCAGAACGCTAATAATTTGGCTGGTCCAGATAAAAAAGCTATGGCTATGGACTATCTATCAAAATTTTATGATAGTGTTTTTACCGTTGTTGACGTTCCTATGATCCCAAACTTCATTCAACCAATTATTCGTCAATACGTAAAAGTATTTCTGATGGCACTAGTCAGTTCTAGTATTGATGCTATGGTCACCACATTCAGACAAGTTGGAGTCTTTAAAACACAGCCGTTAGTTTCACAATCTATCAAGTCTAACCCCAAAGTTAAAAGAGTGAGGAAAAAGAAATGAATTACACAGAAAGTTTTGAGCAATTTGCTAGCAGAGTCACGCCAACCGATTTAGCCCTATATGCTGGGGCTGGAATTATTCTATGGATTCTATTCAAGGATAAACTAAGTCCAGTACAAAAATTCTTAGGAGACTTGGTTGGTGGTCTAAAGTCAAAACTAAATAATGGAGCATCAGTTGTTCCAGTTGTTGTTCCAGATGTTTCTCCTGTTGAAGTATCTAAAGAGACCAAAGAAGATAATTTTTTCAAGTTAGTTGTTTCTTGGAAACAAACCAGAGATTTAGCAGTTAAAAGCGGATGCGAAGAAGCCGTTAAGGTTGCTGATCAAATGTTTCCATTCTTAAGCCCCACCGTTTGCTCAAAGGAAAAAAGTGTATGAATCCCAAACTTAAAACAGGTCTTTTAATACTTGCTCTTGCATTATTAGGAATTGGCATACTAAAACCAGATCTTGGCTTTAATAATCCAGTATCTCCATCTGCTGTTGTTGAGTTGGACGTTAAGGAACCAGAATCAGTAGAACTTAAAGAAAAAGCAGACGCTGTTATAAAAGCATTATCTGTTGATTCTGATCGTAAAACTGATGGTTTGAGATTAGCTTATTTATATAATGATATGGCAACATTAGTTGGTCTTGATGGAGATAGTGAGGTGATTAAGAATACTGAAGAAATTAGACAAGCTAACAGACTAGCTGGTTTAATGTTAAGACTAGATATTAAGGGCAAATATGAAGACCTACCAGAAGCTGCTCAAGCATTAGTATTAACAGCAATTGGTGATGACAATGTTTTATTAAATAAAGACCTTAGAGCTAAAGCTGTTGATGGTTTGAAAGCTTTATCCTGGGCCTGTTTACAAGGAAGCAAATAATGCCAAGACTTTCACCACAAGAATTATATGATAATTATCGCAAGGGCTTTAGTGGATGCTTGTGGGAGCAGCACATATTTGATGAATTGATGCAAAATAGCAAATATCCATTATTTGGTAGTGCTAGTAAAAAAATTAAGAGTAGTGGTAAGGGCAAATTATCAACTCCATATAAGAGTGTGTTAAAGTTTGACAAAAACCCTTATAATGAAAGACAAACTACTGGAGATTGTGTGAGTCATGGAACACGAAATGCTTGTGATGTTAGTAGAGCTGTCGAAATAGATGTTCATGGAGAAAAAGAAGCTTGGATAGCAAGAGGAGCAACAGAAGCTATTTATGGTGCTCGTGGTCATGGTGGAGAAGGAATGAGTTGCTCTAGGGCTGCTGAATTTGTTAGTAAGAATGGTGGCATACTACTAAGACAAAATTATAAGGGGGTAGCCGACTTTACTAAATATAATGGTAATCTAGGAGCCGGTTGGGGAGGACGAGGATTACCAGATAAGGTTATTGATGCAGCTAATGATCATCAAATTAAAACAACCAGTTTAATAAAAACAGTAGAAGAAGCACGAGATGCTTTAGCTAATGGTTATGGTTTAGCCGTATGCTCTAATTATGGATTTTCTAATAAGAGAGACAAGAAGGGCATTGCAAATACTAGCGGAAGCTGGGGCCATTGTATGGCTTGGATAGCATGTGACGATACCGGAAGCGAACCATTATTCTTAGTTCAAAATAGTTGGGGCAAATGGAATGACGGTGGTCATCCAGAATGGGGCCCCATACCAGACGGCAGTTTTTTAATACGAGCCGACGTAGCAGCAGGGATGCTTTCACAAAATGGAAGTTATGCGTTTAGTAATTTTGACGGATTCCCTGTTCAAAAGCTACCATCTTACGGTTTTGAAGACTATCTATAATATAGCGGTCTAAAAGCTAACCTTAAGTTTGGTGTATTATATTTATACCTTTAGGGTTATGTTATGAAACTATTAGATAGAATTGCTTTAAATAATCTATTACGAATAATAAGAGAACTTATTATACGAATGGTTGAATTTTTTGAAAAAGAAAATAAGCCAGTCAAACCAGTACCAAAACCAAGTCCAAATAGACCTCGCCCTTTGAAAAATATTATAGACTTGATACCTGTTCCATGGAGAACAAAAGATGAATAAAATATTATTACCAATTTTAGCAGTTGCTATGATATTTGGGTCATATGGATATCATGGGTCAACAACTTCCGCAGTAACTCTTGTGGGGGGAATTGTTAAGGCTCAACATACTGAAAGTGTGAAAAAATACAAAAGAAAAGACTGTCCAATATGCAAAGGCAAAGGATACTATATTAGTGGTGACGGTATTGAAAAAGTTAACTGCGGATATTGTATTCCTGATAAGAGTGACACTCCAAAAAACCAATTACCAAACACATATCCAAAAGTTATTACTCATCCTCCAGTAACTATTCAACAAAATTGCCCAAATGGCGTTTGTCCAATTCCTAAAAAATAAAGGTATAAAAAATGGACGATAATCTCAGAGAAAAATTAAAAGCTATCGCAGAAAAAGTGTTAAAACAAGCCAATGTGCCAAATGATGAAAAATTTGGTAGTGTTATTGCTATACTAATGATGATTAGTATAATACTTACAGTAATTAGAGTATTACAAGAATGCAATAAAAATAAAACACAAGGCATGACATCAGAAAACAAACAATCACTCTATGCTGAAAATATTAAATCTTATAGTAAAAAACGAGGTTGGTTTACTAGACTAAGAATAAAAAGAATTCTTAAAAGAGAACTGACCTCAGAAGAATATAATAAATACGGCATTAAATTAACAGAAGCATTGTTAGATATAGGAGAAACCCTCAAGGATGATGAAGTCGCAACTCTAATGGAGGCAGCAAATGTTTAGTATATTAATCTGGTGTGTATATGGTATTTTTGTTGGCGGTATAGCAAAAGCTATAGTTCCTGGAGAAGAAAATTTTGGTTTTGTTAAGACAGTAGCACTAGGAGTATGTGGCTCCTATATGGGTGGCGCACTATTATACTTACTGGGTAAGTATGAATCGGTGTCTCCTGCTGGATTGTTCATGGGAGTCGCCGGTGCTGTTTTAGCATTGGTGCTTTATAACAAACTACAATCATCATCAAAATAAACTAGCAATAGTTTTATATCTATATCATACAGATTTATGGCCAGAGTTTAAAGACTTATTAAGTCGTTTAGACCTGAATTATACTTTGTATTTGGGATTATGTAAAGACAATGATAATTCCGAAATCTTAAATGATCTTAACTCTTTAAAGTGCCAAACTAAAGTTAGTTATCATGAAAATTATGGAGCAGATATAGCTCCTTTTTTATCTCAGCTTCATGATATAAAAGAGTCTCTTTTTATTAAAATCCATGGTAAAAAAACCAATATAGGAACTCATAACCATGTGAATTGGAGATCTGTTTTATTAAACGATTTGATTGGTGGCCCAGATATAATAAATTCAAATGTCTTAGCGTTTGAAGATGAATCAGTCGGTATGATATCCCCAAGACCTTTCATATGGTCCAACTTAGAGGGATCGAACTCCTCCAAGATACAGAAACTATGTTTAGAACTGAATATAGATTATAACTTAGTTAAAGATGGAAATTTTGTTGCTGGATGTATGTTTATGTCCAGGACAAAAATTTTTAAAAGTATTTTTACTAAAAAGAAAATAATAAACATATTAAAACTACTTACTGAAGAAATCAACAAAGTAGAAGATATAGTTACTGGAACATATTCACATTCTCTTGAAAGAATTTTTGGTTATATTATTAAATTTAAAAACTTAACTATTAGTAATAATATTATAGATAATTATATCTTAATTAAGAACACAGACACACAAAAAATATTTCATGCAATAAAACTATATACTAACTTTATTTATCTGCTAGAAGATATGAATGTTTATGGAGAAATATTAAAAGAAACAAATAATACTAAACTAATTCGATGGTATCACTTGAATAGTCCAATAGATCAATCATATGATTTATCGGAAGATGGCTATTTTATTTCCAATGGGAACAATTCCAGTCTTTTAGATGATTCTAAAATTAATTTTAAGTTTAAAACTCCTAGTAGTATATCGGTATCTATACTTTTATTTTATCCAGAGGAGTTATCTTTAAAATCTATTAATAATATATGCTCTATGCTATTTAATAAATGTAATGAGCTAAATCTATTAAAGATAATACTAAATATTAGAAATAATTCATTAAATTATAATTCAGAAATTATTAAAAATAATATTTTAAATTTACAAAAATACTATAGTGATTTAAACGATTTAGATGTAGAAATTAATTATTTTGAAAATTTTAACTATGGCTATGGCCGTGGTCATAATGAAAACTTTAATATTAATTCCAACACAGAATATTTTTTAATCATGAATGACGATATATTATTTCCTAATCTAGATTGGATGAATAGATGTTTTAAAGAATTTGATGAACAAGAAAATTTAGCAATTATAGGATCAGAGCAGTCTCCTCAATTTTTAGATAATTTAGCCAACGGAATACTAAGACCTATAATCGAAACAAATAATCCAGACTATTCTGAGGGATCGATACTTCTGATAAAATCAGATATTTTTAAACAGATTAATGGATTTGATACTTCTTTAGAATATTGTTATTATGAAGACGTAGATTTATGTTTTAGAGTTAAGCAGCTTGAGTATAAGATTAAAAACATAACTATTAAACATCAGCATTTTAGATCAAGTAGTTCATCAAAACTTCCAATAATAGCAAGAGAATCCATAAGCGAATTAAATAGAGCAAAATTTTTATCTAAATGGGGTGGATTTATACAAGGAAAAAAAGAAAATTTATATAATAATATATTAATAAATATAGATTTTGATGGATTTGGTGATATTGTTGACTGTTACTATCCTATTAAACAGCTATTATTGAATAACTTAAACAATAATATATATTTATATATTTCATCTAATTTATTTCATTTATATTTGTCTTTAATCTTTTTTCATCCAAATATAACCTTCATAAAAAAAGAAGAAATCGATAATATAAATTATGATAGTATATACTCAACAAAAAATTTAAATCTATCTCCACCATATCATACTATGGATATTATTGCATCTAAATTTGGAGTGGTTGACTTTGATACTGATCCAACGGTCATATGCTCTTATTATAAAGATAAATTAAAACATTCAACAATACTAAAACCAGATAAAAAGTATATTGTTATTCATTTTGACTCTCAAAGAGCAGGTTTTGAGTCAAGGATGCCCAATCAAGAAATATTAATCCCTATAATTCAAAAATTTAGTAAAGACTATAAATTTATTATTTTAGGTAAACATCTAGACATATCAAATATTGAATTTGAAAACTTTATATCAATCTTAAAAGACAATAACATTCTTTACGATTATAGAGATTCAGGATCAATAGAGGATATGTTCATGCTAATTTCAGAATGTTTTATGTTTTTAGGCGTTGACTCAGGGCCAAGTCATATAGCTCAATTATTTAATATTCCCAGCTATATTATATATGGCCCAATAAATCCCGCAACTAAAATATATAGATATCACAATTCTGGTTGTTATTATAATTTAAATCATGAGTCTGGTTCTGGAACATATCATAGATCATTAAGGCCGTCATATCATTATGACATGAGGAGAGATGAAAATTGTATAAAAGAAATAAATAGTTCTTTTTTGATGGAAGATATTGAAAAATTTATATTAAATAATTTTATCTTTGATTGGATTCCTATCTTTGATTCTTTAAGGAGAAATCAGAGAGAGGCACTACTACTACAAATGCATAATCCTCTATATAAAAATAAAATTTTAATTAATTAATATGTCTACTAAAAAAAATAAAATAGAAATCGTTTTATTTATTAAAAACGAAGAAGAATTAATAGAGTCCTCTATTCTATATCACAAGCAGATTACTGATAAAATAACTATAATAGATAATGGATCTACAGATAAAACATTAACTATAATCAGTAAATATTTAAATGATAATATCTCTTTGATTATAGACAATAGTAGTTTTGACAACAAGGGTAAAATATGCACAAAACAAATTCAAGATTCCAGTGCAGATATTGTAGTTCCATTAGATGCTGATGAGTTTTTATTATATGATAATGGATTAATAATTAAGGACAGTCCAAAACTTATTAGAGAATATTTACAACAGCTACCAATCAATGGGCACATGTATAAAATTAATAAGGTTTATAACAAAATAGAAAATACTAATAATTATTGTATAGATAAAACTTATAATTCTAATAAAATTATTTTTCCAAAATTAGGATTCATTGAAACAGACTGTGGATTTCATTTTGGTAAAGTGTCATCAGATGATAGTGATAATAAAACATATAATATAGACATATCATATTTGCATTTTCACTATTTGTCAAAAGAGCGTTGGTTAAAAAGCTGCCACCAAAAGTTAAAAGCTAGACTACAAGATAAATTTAATAATTTAGAGAGTATCATAGATTTAGCTGGCACAACAAACAGGTCAAACCACATAGCGAAAGAAATGCTATATTACTTAGCTTCTAATAGATGGCATAGATTAAAACAAGATATTGTATTTGATACTTATAATATATGACTAAGATACTCTCAAAACTAGATTATAATAATATTTGGGAATATTATCTAAATCTATATAAAACATGCTCAAATAACAAAGAATTTATTTCTGCAGTAACCGAAGAAAATAAAATAGTTTTTTCTAATATGGTTAATAATAAAGATATATATATAAAACATAATATTGATTTAGTATCTAGCTTTAAAAATAATTCTTTAATTACTGTCCGTTTAGGTGGCGTAGAGAGCAGATTTTTGGTTAATAATTATTTTTTTAAAACTATTCCAATCAATTTTAAAGACAGTCATCATGCAACTGATGATTCACAAATGAAATCAAATGCTGGAATGTATTATATTAAAAATACAGATAAAACAATGGTAAATGATTGGTGGATTTTAAACACAATAAATTTATTAAAAAATAATAAAGTTACATATATGTCGTGTTTCTTGGTCCTTCATTACGATCTATATATTCTTGCCTTATTAGATATAAAAAATAAAGTAATTGACTCTTATACTAGACAAAGCGAGTTAATACAATATTTCTATGATAGAAAAATTCTTGTAATATCTAATGGAATAGAAGATATGCATAGATCATATAAATTAGGTTTACAAAGACTATACAATATAGATATACATGAAGAAAAATTAAATATATCATTCATAAAGTGTCCTCAAACTACAGTCGGCATGGAAACACCACATAGTAATATGATAGAAACAACACAATCTATAATAGATTTAATTGATAAACGATATAATGATTTTGATACAATATTATTTTGCTGTGGAGCATACTCTTCAGTATTAATTAATTTATTATCAAAAATATATATTAATAAAAACTTATTATATTTTGGATCAGAACTATATACTATGTTCGGTCTCTATTCTAACGGAATAGATAAGCCAACTACTAGATCCGAAATGTTTGTTATAAATAATTTTTTGCCAATAGAACAGCCATGTCCAAAAAACTGTAAAAATATCGATGACGGTAAGTATTGGAAAAAATGACATTGGTTGGGTCTTGACTTTTTTCGTCTCTTGTTTACAATACCTTCATGAGACCATCATGGACTGATTACTTTTTAGGATTGGCAAAAGTTGTTTCTCAACGCAGCCATGACACCCAAACTCAGCACGGTTGTGTAATTACAGATAATCATAATAGAATATTGGGTGTTGGTTATAATGGCTTTGCTCGCGGTCTTGATGATACTAAATTACCAAATATTAGGCCAGAAAAATATCCATGGATGATTCATGCAGAAAGAAATGCTTTGTCTAATTGTATTGTTAGGCCAGATAATGGAGTAGCATATGTTACCGGCCAATGCTGTAATGATTGTATCATGGCATTATGGCAGGAAGGTGTGACAAAAGTATTTATGGCCGATGACCACGGAACAAAATTGTTTGACAGTGAAGCGAAAAATAGATTTGATACATTTGTAGATATGAGTGGTATAGAAATTTTTTATATTAAGCCAGATCTATCTTGGCTCAAAGGGTTGTGTGGTGTATTATGAATGCATTAGTATATTATATATCATGTGGAATATATTTCTACAACAGGTGGTTTAATGGTAGCTCAGAAACTACAAATCTTTCTTTTCAAGCCACTGTCTTAATAGGCATAATTGTAATTTTAAATAGGAGATAATATGTCGGCACTTCAAGAACTTCAGAATTATACATTTGTTAGTAAGTATGCTCGTTGGATAGAAGATAAGAATCGCAGAGAAACTTGGAAGGAAGCTGTTGATCGCGTCAAGAACATGATGCATACCCAATATCCAGGCGTTAAAGAAGATATCGATTGGGCATACGATATGATGTATAAGAAGAAGGTTCTAGGTAGCCAGAGAGCGCTCCAATTTGGTGGCGAACCAATCCTAAAAAGACACGCCAAAATATATAACTGCACAAGCTCTTATTGTGACCGACTTCGCTTTTTCCAAGAGTGTTTCTGGCTACTCTTATGCGGTAGTGGAACAGGATTTAGTGTTCAAAAGCACCACGTTTCTAAACTACCAACATTAGAACATGAGATTCCTGACAATAACGAAGGAATCAAATATGTAATCGAAGACAGTATTGAAGGTTGGGCAGACGCTCTAGGTGTTCTTCTTAGCTCGTACTTTAGTAAGCCAATTGAAGAATTCAAAATGTACAAAAATACCTATGTTGTTTTTGATTATTCAAATATTCGACCAAAAGGATCATCATTAGCTAGTGGAGTAGGAAAGGCTCCTGGATTCGAGCCACTACAAAATGGACTAGAGAAAATCAGAACTCTGCTAGATCGTTGTATTGCTAATGGTCAAAAGAAACTACGACCAGTTGATGCGTATGATATTGTTATGCATAGTAGTGATGCCGTTTTGAGCGGTGGAGTTAGACGCTCTGCTAGTCTTGCTTTGTTTAGTCCTGACGATGAAGAAATGGCAAAAGCAAAAACTGGTAATTGGTATATAGACAACCCACAAAGAGCACGAAGTAATAATTCGGCACTTCTACTTAAAAACGAAACAACACTGGAAGAGTTTCAAGAATTAATGGAGAGCGTTAAAGAATTCGGAGAACCCGGATTTATTTGGAGCGACTCAACAGAAATGACATTTAATCCTTGCGTAGAAGTTGGAATGTGGCCAGTTGATGAAGAGACTGGAAAGAGCGGATGGCAGGGATGTAATCTGTCTACTATCAACTGCTCATCTATTGAAGATGAAGATGATTTTTATGAAAGATGCAAAGCCGCTGCTATTATAGGAACTCTACAAGCTGGATTCACTAAGTTAGATTATCTTGGAGAGATTACTTGCAGAATCTTTGAAAGAGAAGCTCTACTCGGAGTTTCATTAACTGGAACAATGGAAAAGCATGATCTTATTCTTTCAGAAAAGGTTCTTCGTGCTGGAGCTAAGATTGCAGTTGAAACAAATAAAGATCTTTCCAAAAAGATCAAAATTAATCAAGCAGCAAGAGTAACTTGCTTAAAGCCAGAAGGAACAAGTTCTAGTATGCTTGGAACAAGCTCCGGTATCCACCCACATCATGCTAAACGATATATAAGACACGTACAGGCCAATGTTTTAGAAGCGCCTTACCAACACTTCAAAAAACTAAATCCGCAAGCCTGTGAAAAATCTAGTTGGTCAGCAAACAACACAGACGAGGTAATTAAGTTCCCAATAGAAGTACCAGACGGTGCTAAATTAAAGAATCAACTACCGGCCGTTGAAATGTTGTCTATTGTCAAAGACACTCAAAAGAACTGGGTTCAAAGCGGCAAGAATAGATCGTTATGTACACAAGAATATTTGAGTCATAATGTTAGCAATACTGTAACTGTTAAGCCAGATGAATGGGACGATGTTACAAAATATATTTATGATAATCGTAAGTATTTTGCTGGTATCAGTTTAATTCCACAAAGTGGAGACAAAGACTATACTCAGGCTCCATTCACAACAGTTTATACTAGTCGTGAAATAGTTAAAGAATATGGTGACGCTGCACTATGGTGCTCTGGATTAATTGAGTTAGGATTGAATGCTTTCAATAATAATCTATGGGCAGCCTGTGACTATGTTAGTATGAATCAAGCAAAAGATAATGATAGTCAAGATAAACTTTTATTTATAAATAAAATGAAAACCTTTGCTGGAAAATATTTTGATGGAGATACTAAGCGTCTAACATATTGCATGAAAGACGTTTACAATTGGAAAGTATACTGTGATCTTTATAATGGATTTAAGAAAGTAGACTATACACAACTATTAGAAGATGAAGACAATACTATCGGCATAGAAGAAATTAGTTGTGCTGGTGGTGCGTGTTTACTATAAGAACAATTTTACAACTTATACTTATAAAGGTGTATTATTATACAGTATTTTAATACTCCTTATATAAGAAAAAGGGCACACATTGAGAAAAACCAATAAAAACTCAAAGAAAAAAACTAAGGTTATTGATGCGACAAATAGTTTGGAACCCAAAGGAGCAGCTTATAGAAATCGATTAAAACCAAGAACAGAAAACCAAAAAGAATACATAAGGACTGTTGCAGAAAATACTATTACGTTTTGTCAGGGCTTAGCTGGTAGTGGTAAAACACACATTGCTATCGGAATGGCTCTTGAATATCTTTTAGACGAAAAAGTAAAAAAGATTATTATCACAAGACCAATATTAGAAGCCGGAGAAAAAATGGGATATCTCCCAGGATCAGCAGAAGAAAAATTACATCCTTATCTATTACCAATACTAGATGAAATTGGACACTTCATAAGTTCAGCACATTATGCTTCACTAAGATTGAATAATAAAGTTGAAGTAGTGCCACTTGGACTCATGAGAGGTCGTAATTTTCATAATGCTTTTATTGTTGCCGACGAGTGCCAGAACGCATCATATGAACAATTAAAAATGTTAATAACAAGAACAGGACAATCTAGTAAAATGGTTTTAACTGGTGACGTTGCTCAGTCTGACCTAAGCAGACATCTGCAAGGTGGTTTTAGCGATATGATATCGGCCCTTAATGGAGTTGAAGGTATAGGCTATTCTAAATTAGAAGCCTCAGATATTGTAAGAAATCCAATTATCTCTAAAATCTTATATAGACTTGATGACTATGAGCAGCAAAGCCGAAAATAGTAAATGCTTATTATTAAACGCAGACTATGCCCCTCTGAGAATAATATCTTGGCAGAGGGCTATAGTTTGGTCTATTAGATATGAAGATAATAAAAATTACGGTATTGAAATATTATCCTATTATGAAGACAAGCATATTCAAGGATCTGCCGGAAAACAATATCCAGTTCCAGCAGTAGCTAAAACTATTAGGTTCTTTAATATGTATAATAGAAAGATTAGTTTTTCGAGACATAATTTATTTATCAGAGATAATCATACATGTCAATATTGTGGAATTCAATTATGCTCCTCACAATTAACATATGATCATATAATTCCTAAATGTAGATTTAATGAGAATAAAAAATTATCAACAAATTGGAACAACATAGTGACTGCCTGTAGACCTTGTAATCATAAAAAGGGTAATAGGACTCCAAAAGAAGCAGGAATGAGACTAATAAATTCACCAATAGAGCCAAATTACTCATTAGAGTACTTGCCTTGGTTTCAGGAAGTCTCTACTATAAGGGGTGGACCTTCGTATGAATTGTGGAAACCTTTTATAAATATACAATATGCATGATTTTATTTTTAATTCCAAACCATCAGACATATCAGAGATGTTTTATTGTTTGAAGGGCAAAGAAGACTTTATTGATATCGATGGAAATCCCAGAGTATCAGATAAAGACTCTGACATCATAGCTGCTAAATGTATACAAAACAAAAAATCAAAAAGTTTTCAAGCAGCATCAAATAATTATAGTTACTATATCAGAACAACCCCAAATGCCGCATTGTTTAATCCAATAGAAAAACTATCTCCAATTAAAGATAAACGACAATTTGATTTTATAGATTCTACCTGTAAGGATAAGTGGATGTTTGTTGAGGTTGGGAAAACAACATTTGATAAGTATATAAAATTTCTAGTCACAAAAAACATTTCTTGGCTAAAGGAAGCCAATAGAGACTTGAAGTAATTATGCCGACTTATTCATATGGTTGCGAAAAATGTAGTGCTGAATTTGAGCTATTCTTTTATATTAAAGACTATCAAAGCAGCCCCAAATGTTCTGGTTGTGGATCCAAACAGACATACAGATGTTATGTTAAGGATGTAGCAACACAGAATACGTCTGTTAAAAAGTCAGATACAGAATTAAAAACTATTGGAGATTTAGCCAATAGGAATAGAGACAAAATGAGTGAAGACGAAAAGATCGCCTTGCATAATAAACATAATTCCTATAAAGAAGAACAGTCAGTTAACGAACTGCCAAAAGGAATGAAAAGACTAAAGAAACAACCAAAGATTAAGTGGACATGATATGAAAGAAATAACACCAGAAGAAAAAGATAGTATTATTAATGCTCTTGACAGCATTAGAAAGCAGATGAGTGGTCAAGATTTATCAGACTATATTTCTAAAGATAATACTAAGCTCATAGAGTGTAAGCATGAGATAGTGATTAGTGTTGTTGCTAGTATTTTTGAAGAAGACGATACTGGTAATCTCATTGGAGCTAAAGAAATATCTAAAAAGAACTATCATATTCCAGTTCCGTCAAATAAAAGATATGAAGACTATCTACATGGATTTTTTAACTTTTTAGAAAATTGTATGTCATCATCATTAGAAAAAGCAGAAGAACAAGAGGAAACAAAAAATGGATGATTTTATTTTTAGTCCAAAACAAAAAACAGATTCGACAGATACCAACTATTATTGTATGGCTGGATCAGAAAACTATACTGATGGAGATGGATTTCCAAGATCAGAAAAAGATGGAAAGAATGTTCTTGCTAAAAGAATATTCAAAACAAATTCTCAACCGCAATATTTTATTAAGATATCCAATAGCAATAAATTATTTAATCCTCTTGGAAGTGGACTAGACGAAAAGTCATATAGTATTGTTGATAATGTCTGTAGACCATCAGACAAGTTCAGATCTGTTAATGAAAAAGTCTTTAATTTATATCTGAATTTTTTATCCACAAAGAACATATCATGGTTAACTAGAGCAGAAAGAGAGATTATATAATGCCCAAGCTAAATAAAACACAAAAATATGCAATACAATGGCTACACTCAACAGGATTAAGTTCCGACGCTATAGCAAAAGAACTAAACGTAACCACAGAACAGGTTGTTTCATTAATACCAAAAGTAGAAATAGCAGCAAGTCCAACAACAGCGACTATTCCTTCGGCAAAAGACTTGATGATAACACATACATCTGGCAAGAAGATTAATTCTATTGCCATAATGACAAAAGAAGCATCACAGATTGGAGACGAATCTAAAAAGGCTGCTCCACAGATTAATGAAGATAAAAAAGGAATCTTTAGACCAAAGAAATAATATGTATCCATCAAGATACTCAAATGGTAAAACCGTCTCTGCTGCTCAATACATAACAGAGTTGATATGTGAGCATAAGGCGACAATGGAAAAATTAGATCTTCATTATAGATTTTGGACTAATAAAGAATGGTCAAAGTACTATAGAGATCAGATAGCAACAGCAAATAAACTATTAAAAAAATATAGTGCCAAAGCTATTATCAGAGCATTAAATGATAAAAAGGCAGAAAGAATCTATTCTTTGCGAGCACCTCATCTATTGGCTATAATAGACCATCATGAAACTCTGCTAGGATCAGAAAATACGGAGCTAAAAGAGAATATAGATAGATCAGAGAAAAAAACTTTTAGACATAAAACAAATACAAAACAAGGCATACTTTCTAAGTTAAAGGAATTAGATGATGGTAACAACTCTTAAAGAAGATGTAATTAAAAACTTTGGTGATGAAATTATACTATCTGGTAATGCCATGGTAGACAAGAAAGTATTAACCATTCCTGTTAGTCCATCATTAGACATTGCTTTAAATGGTGGCATACCAGAAGGTAGCTTTGTTGTATTAACAGGACAGCCAAAATGTGGCAAAACAACAACATCATTAGCATTTTCAGCAACGGCACAAAAAAAAGAATATGCTCATGGCTCATTTAAAGATGGTCGCCAAGTGTACTACCTTAACATTGAGGGTAGATTGAAGAAAAGGGATTTAGAAGGAATACCAGGATTAGACCTGAGCAGATTCCATATTATAGGAAGTCAACAAGGCAAGATTTTACACGGTGAAGAATATTTGCAAATTGGTGAAAGAATTATTAATGAAATACCCGGATGTGTTCTTATTATAGATTCATACTCTGCTCTGTGTACCGAAGCAGAAATCACCAGCGATATGGATAAAATGCAAAGAGCAGACGGCGCTAAGCTATTAGCAAAATTTTGTCGCAAAGTGGCTAATGTTATTCCTGTTAATCGTAATATTGTTATAGGCATCACTCACTTAATGGGTAATCCGACAGGTTATGGAGCAGAGTTTAAGGAAAAAAGTGGTCAAGCTATTGCTTATCAGACTGATATTAAGCTCAGAGCCAAGACATTTAAACCGTGGATCGTTGGAACAGACAATACTCAAATAGGGCAGGAGATCGAATGGCAGGTGGTCTGTTCGGCACTTGGGCCTCCTGGCGCTGTGACAACTAGCTTTGTTAGATATGGTCAAGGAATTGATAAGTATACAGAATTGATCAATTTAGCATCTGATGTTGGTATTATCAATAAGGGTGGTGCTTGGTATACAATAACCGTGCTTGACGATAAGCCAAAATTTCAAGGCACAGAAAAAGTTAGAAATTTTCTATTAGAAAATAAAGAAGCATATGATCTGGTTGAAAAGTCTGTTAAAGAGGTTTTAGGTATTAAATAAATGATAGTTAAAGATCTGAATGGAAATGCGGCAAACTGGAACTTAACCGGACACATAGCGAAAGGTAGGGTTAAAGAAAAATCCTCCTTTCATTTGGCTGCTAGGAAGATATTAACAGAGATATTTCCAACACTCCAAATCCTAGAAGAAGTTCCTATACCTTTAAGGAAATCAGAAACTCTATATTTAGACTTTTACCTTCCACTAATAAAAAGAGCAGTAGAAGTTCATGGTGAACAGCATTATAAGTTTATTCCATTCTATCATAGTTCTAAAATGAATTTCTTAAAAGCGCAAAAGAGAGACAATGAAAAAAGAGAATGGTGTGAAATAAATGGCATAAGTCACATTGTATTACCTCATTTTGAAAACGCAAATAAATGGAGAACATTAATAATATATGACAACCAGAACAGCTAAAGAAGATTTACAGCATTGGGATAATATTCTAGATGAATACGAGTCATCAATAGCTCTACCCAAGTATTCTGCTCAATACGGAGTATCAGAGAGTGAGATTAACCAGTATTTAACAATGACACGAGACGAGCTTGAAAAGATCTCGCCAGAAGATTGTGCTCAAATATCTTATAGATTAGCCCAATTCTCATTTCATGTTCAAAGAACAATAAATAGAGAAATTGCTAGATGCAATTGGTCAGAAGAATCTATAAAAGAAACAATAGCTGATGAGATCAATAATTATAAAGGATATGGTTTTATAGAAAAATCTCTACAAGCAATCAAACATAATGACAAAGCATCAGCATTAAATAGTATAAAGAAGTATGCTAAGCAAAGAATTGACAGATTATCATATATTGCCAATAGTATAAAAAATCTATCTGATATTATGATGGCTATACAAAGAACAAAGGTGCAACATGGACCCAAGTGAGATTTTAAAAAACCCAGAACAAATCAAGGCACTAATCTCTCTTTTACAGGGGTTGGTTGACCAAGCAACTCCAGAACAAGAGCCAGAAGAAGAGACCAAAAATAAAAGAGTGGCACCATCCAAATCAGGGTCTACTATAAAAACGAAAGGTGGTCAAAAAGTAGGAAACAACAAATCGATCAAATCCAAAAAAACACAGCCAACAAATATTAATGCATTTGAAAAAATGGCTGAGTTTAGAATGCACAAGGATGATTGTGCCATAGATAAAAAACTATGCTCAAATCAGCCTGTAGCAAGGATGAGGGAATTTGAATTCGTTGATGTTGTTTGTCGTGTTTGTGGCAAAAAGGAAACTATTGCCCCATCCCTACTATTCGATGCTCCTTCTCGATATAAATGTAATAATTGTTCAACCCAATCTGGCTAAAATATGATTTTGTGTGATCCGTCGGCAGAAAGAGCCATTCTTAGTGGTATCTTAAAGTATGGTGAGGATGCCTATTTGGATATCGCTGATATCTTGCAGGAATCTTCATTCACCATAGATAGTAATCAAATAATATTCAAATGTCTGAAAAATATTTGTGAAAACGAACCAAAGACAAAAATTGATTTAGCATCGGTATATTCATCAGCACAAGAACTAGGTTTGTCTGAAGTTCTATCAAAAAAGGATGAGGCCCAGCATTTAAAGGCTATATTCGATTTTCCAGTTAATTTGGAAAATATTAGAAAATTCGCCTCCAAAATTAAGAAATTAGAAATAGCAAGACTTCTTCATAAGGAGATGGATCAGGTACAAGAAAGACTTCTTGATGTAACAGGAAGCGAATCTATATCTAATATTATAGGAATAGCAGAAGAATCCATATTTAGCTTTTCCTCTTCACTATCTAACGAGAGTGATGCTGCCCCAGCATTTATTGCTGGAGATATTGATAACTATATAGAATTTCTACAAACAAACAAGGTAGATCAAATTGGAATATCCACTGGATTTCCTGTTTATGATCAGGCTATTGGCGGAGGATTAAGAAAAGGCACAGTTAATGTTATTGCTGCCAGACCAAAGGTTGGTAAAACATTACTCTCTGATAATATTGGGTACTATATAGCAAGCAAATTAAAAATTCCAGTTTTGAATATGGATACTGAAATGACAAGAGAAGACCATATTCATAGAATTCTTGCTATGTCATCTGAAATTGAGATTAATAAGATTGAGACCGGTAAATTCTCTGATACTCCAAGCACTTTCTCCAAGATACAAGAGGCTATCAAAGAGTTAAAAGAAAGTCGCTTATATCATAAGAGTATTGCTGGTAAGCCGTTTGAAGAACAACTATCTATAATGCGAAGATGGTTGGTCAAAGAAGTTGGACTTAATGACGATGGGACAGCAAAGGATTGCGTTATAATATATGACTATCTAAAGCTGATGGATAGTGCGGGAATAAACCAAGACATGAAAGAGTATCAGGTTCTTGGTTTCATGATGACTGCGCTTCATAACTTTGCTATACAGTATAAGGTTCCAATCTTATCATTCATCCAGTTAAATAGAGACGGAATCACAAAAGAAAGTACCGACACGGCCAGCGGATCTGACCGTATTATATGGTTGTGTAGCAACTTTACTATTTTCAAAAGAAAGAGCGATGAAGAAATCGCTGAAGATGGACAAGACGCTGGTAATAGAAAATTAGTACCCTTAATTAGCAGACACGGAGGAGGACTAGATGACAATGATTATATTAATTGTCACATGAAAGGGTGGTGTGCTAAGATAACAGAGGGTAAAACTAGACTAGAATTAATGAGTGGATCGAATAAACAAAAGGACGGTTTCATAGTCGATGAAAACAATAATGAAGAAGAAAACGAAATACCATTCGTATGATCAATATCAGCTAAAGCATTTATCTGATAAAGTATGCGACGATATTGAAAATCTACTATTATCTTTAGGAATAGATTCCTATAAGATGCTAGATAAAATGGTTACGATGAGTTGTCCCATTCACGGAGGAGACAATGATTCAGCATTTAATCTGTATCATCAAGGAGATACATATCGAGGAAACTGGAAATGTCGAACACATCAGTGCGAAAATGTTTTTAAGTCATCAATAATAGGATTTATTAGAGGATGCTTATCTCATCAAGAAGGATGGTCTAAGTCTGGTGATGATATGGTCTCTTTTAATGATGCCTTACAGTTTGCTATAAGCTTTAGTAAGCATGATCCGTCTGACCATAAACAAACAAGAAAAGCTAAAGAAAAAAATAACTTTATTAATGCAGTTAAGAATATAACCCCAGACAATCAGAATAAGGCTCAACTGGTTCCTAGGTCTTTAGTCACAAAAGCTCTAAATATACCATCCAAGTATTTTATAGACAGGGGTTTTTCTGAGAATATTCTTATAAAATATGATGTTGGCGACTGTATAGGACAAGGAAAGGAAATGAGCAGCAGGGCTGTGGTTCCTGTTTATGATAACGATATGATAGGAATGGCAGGATGTACTGGGCGAAGTATATTTGATAAGTGCAATGAGTGCTCCTGCTTCCATGATCCTGAACAAACATGCCCAAAAGACAAAGAACAATGGCTAAGTTCTAAATGGAAACATAATAAAAACTTTAAGACACAGGAATACCTGTATAATTATTGGTTTGCTAAAGATATTATTTTGAAGACCAAAACTGTTATTATTGTTGAAAGTCCTGGGAATGTTTGGAGATTAGAGGAATCTGGTATACATAATTCTGTAGCTATTTTCGGATCTTCTCTGAGTCATAAACAAAAAATGCTTTTAGACATATCCGGAGCAATGAATATAGTTACCATAATGGATAATGATGCTGCTGGCCAAGAGGCTTCCAAACAGATAGAATCAAAGTGTGGTAGAACATATAATATCAAACATATAAAATTATCATCTAATGATGTTGCAGAGATGTCTCCTGACCAAATTAAACAAGAAATTTTACCACAAATACAGGATTATCAATTATGCTAATATTAGGAATTTCTGGAAGGAAGCAGTCCGGAAAAAGCACAATAGGCAATTTTATACTATCTCTATATCTTGCTAAGCTAGGATATTGTGAAAAAATTTATATGGATGAAGATGGTCAGTTATTGATTTCTGATATTCTTGGAGACACTAGATACGAAGGTGTTTTTGATATTAGAAAATTAGTAGACACATATAATGATCCAAGATTTATACAAGCTATTCATAAGCTTAATTCAAAAGTAAAAATATACAATTTTGCCGACATTTTAAAAACAGACATCTGTATCAATATGCTAGGATTAACATACGATCAGTGCTACGGAACAGATGATAATAAGAATGAAATGACGAACATAGTATGGAACGATAAGAAGCTATCTGCTAGAGACGTTATGCAGGTAGTGGGTACTGATATTTTTAGAAAATTAGACACTAATGTTTGGGTTAGGTCCACTATTAATAAGATCATCAGAGACAAGCCAGACCTTGCTGTTATTACGGATTGTCGATTCCCTAACGAAGTAGATTCTATTAAGCAGAGTGGTGGAAAAGTTATAAGATTAACTAGAAACCCATTTGAGTCAGATCATCTAAGTGAAACAGTCTTAGATAAAGATAGCTATGATTGGTCTAATTTTGATTATGTAGTAGATAATTCAGACGTTACGCTTCTTGATCAATTTACTCAGATTAAAAAACTATTAGAGGAGATATTACCATTATAATAACATACTTTAGGAGTAGCTCCTATAATACTCATAGCATGTGCGAACAACAGTACTTTGGTGAGTACGTACTGGGCTGGAGAGGATTGTCTGGCCAAAAAGCAGATAAAGGAACTATTACTCATAAAGTTCTTGAAATTTTAGCGGTTATGAAAAAAGCCGAGCAAGATGGACAAACTACTATTGATGACGATCTTATCGGATTAGTTGATATTAATAATTATGATTTAAATAATTTAATAGAGAAAGTATATACCTATTATACTAATAATGCTCAACACCATAAATGGTCGGCCAAAGATCATAGAGACTGTAAAGACTGGGTTTATAAGGCTATAGAATTTAATGGCGGGATGTTTGATCCAAGGAAAAGAAATATTCTTTGTCCAGAACAACACTTTGATTTTGAAATTAAAAAACCCTGGGCTAAATACTCTTATGATATTGGCGGCGAAAAACTTGAGGGTAATCTAGCACTAAAGGGTACTATTGACTTAATAACACTGGTTAATGATTCTACAATAGAAGTAATAGACTGGAAAACTGGAAAAAGATTAGATTGGGCTACTGGAGAAGAAAAAACCCAAGAAAAACTAGAAAAAGATCCACAGTTAAAGATTTATCACTATGCAATAAAACATCTTTATCCTCATATTAAGAATATAATATTTTCAATATATTTTATTAATGATGGTGGACCATTCTCCATTTGTTTTCATGATTCTGATCTAGCATCAACAGAAGATATGTTAAGACAAAAATTTGAAGCAATTAAAAGCACTAAAAAGCCAAGGTTGCATAAAAGCTGGATGTGCAGTAAGTTGTGTCATTTTGGCAAAACAACATTTGATGGAACTCATATTCAGCCAATAGAGGAATATAGAGATGGACAAGTATGCAAATCTGGTCAAACCATGACAAAGTGCGAACAGATAAAACATGACCTTGATCTTTATGGAATTGACACTACAATTGGGTTGTACAAGAACAAAAATCACTCGTTTGGAAGTTACAAAGCCCCCGGATCAATATGACAAAAACATATTCAGTTCTTCATGCTCATTCTCACTATAGTCTTTTAGATGGAATTAGTAAGCCTAGTCAAATAGCAGAGAGATGTGTTAATGCCGGAATTAAAACCTGTGCAATAACTGATCATGGAACTATTTCCGGATGTGTTCAGTTCTATCAGGCTATGAAAGCCAAAAAAATTAAGCCAATATTAGGTTGCGAACTTTACATACCTAAAAATGATTCATTCGTTAAAGAGAAAGAGAATAATAATCTGAGTCACTTCTTAGTTCTTGCTAAAAATTTAGCCGGATGGAGGACTCTTGTAAAAATCATATCTGAAACTAATAGAATAGACAACTTCTATCATAAGCCTAGAATTAGTTTTGATAGATTGGCACCTATGCTGGACGGAAATATAATAGGATTTTGCGGACATTTAGGATCTAGCATATCCGATTTGGTTGAAGAAAATCCTGATAACTATACTGATAAGACAATATCCTTTATAGACTATATGAAAGAAATATTTGGCAAAGATAATTTCTTTCTAGAAGCTCAACTTATGGATCAGGAACTGAATCCTAAACAAAAAGAAATGACAGATATAATGAGACAATTATCTGTTAAGACTAAAACTAAAATAATAGCCACTCCAGATGCTCACTATTGTGAAAGAAAAGATGCTATTGATCAAAGGATTTTATTATGTAATAATCTTAAGACAACTTTGATAGACATAAATAAGAAACTCTTGGCTAATGAGGACGTTCCAATGAGTTGTTTCTTCAAATCAGATAATTATCATATTCCAGATCCAGAAGAAATGATAGAATGGCATACCAAAGAAGAAATTGAAAATACTTTATATGTTGATTCAATGTGTGAGGAATATTCTATTCTTAGTAAACCACTACTTCCTGCTTTTGAATGTCCAAATAATTCCAATCCAGAAGAATATCTGAGACAATTATGTAGAGATGGTTGGAGAGAAAAGATAATGAATGATATTCCAGAATCTGAGCATACCAAATATGCAGACAGAGTAAAATTAGAATTAGATATTTTACAAAAAGCTGGACTATCTAGTTACTTTCTTATAGTACAAGATATTGTAAACTATGTTAAAAAGAGCGGGTGGCTTCCAGGCCCAGGAAGAGGATGTTTTGTGCCTGATACGAACGTTAAAATGCACGACGGCACAACAAAAAAGATCTATCAAATCAATATAGGAGACATTATAATAGATGCCTATGGAAATCCCCAGGAAGTTTATGATACTTTGCAGTATGATATTAATGAAGATATTATTGAATTAATATTTGAAAATGAAAAAACTATTAGATGCACTAAAGACCATAAATTTTTAACAAAAAATAGAGGGTGGGTAGAGGCCCAACATCTATCAAATATAGATGATATTGTAGAAGTTTAAAAAGAACCCCTTCCTAGACTTTTGGTGTATGTTTATATAGAGAAATATTATGAAAAATATAACATTCAAATTTCTAGAAAATAATAACTTTAAATTTAAGGGATTCAGTAATACCCCCATAAAGGATCAATGCATAACATGTCAAAAAATATTTGAATATAAAAAACTTAAAAAATTTCTAAGAAATAGACTATCCTTGCCCACTTCTCAGTGGTGTCAATGTCATAAATGTTTTTTAAAATTTAGAACTATTAATAATCCAGAATGGATGGAGAGTAATCGAAAAGCACAGCTTATAGCACAAAATAAACCAGAGCAAAAAAAGAAAAATGCTCTAGGAGTGTCAAGAAGCTGGGATAATAAGAGAAAAAAGAAAGCTTCAATCTATCTAAAAAATAGATGGAAAACAGATCAAAAATTTGCCCAAAAAGCCAGATCAAATTTAAAAATTAATGATACTCAACATATAAAAAATACATTTGGAATTGGTGGACTAAAAGGATTTTATAATGAAATATACTATGATAGCGCATTAGAGTTATCGTATTTATTATGGTGTGAACAACTTAGTATTCCAATTAAAAGATATGATCTAGATCCAATACAATACGAAATATCAAATAAACAAAAGTTATATTTTCCAGATTTCATTATCCATGAGGACATAGTGGTAGAGATAAAAGGTAAGGGCTTGTATTTTGCTAAAAATAAAGAACAAAATTTAGCGAAAACTGCAGAAGCCAAGAAAAAACTAAAAAATAAATTTATAATAATATTTGATCAAGACAAAGAAGTTAAAACCTACTATAAAAAAGCCAGAAAATTACATCATGAAATTAAAAAGCAAAAAGATAATTAAGAATCACACAGGAAAAGTCCACGATATCTCTGTTAAAAATTCTGCATCCTATAATGTAGAGGGGTTGGGAGTACATAATTCTGCTGCAGGATGTTTAGTATCATATCTTATTGGTATTACTCAAATTGATCCTATAAAATATGATTTACTGTTTGAAAGATTTTATAATGAGGGCCGTAATACTGCAGATCATATCTCCATGCCAGATATTGATGTTGACGTTCCAATTAATAAAAGAGAACAGATCATTGAATATATTAAAAATAAGTATGGTTCAGACAAGGTGTCTCAGATGATTACATTTAATACCATGAAAGGTAGAGGGGCCTTAAAGGAAGTATTAAGAGTATATGATAATATTTCTTTTGAAGAAATGAATAGAATAACAAAGTTCATTCCTGACGAAGCAAAAATTGCTGACGAATTACAGGAAATGAAAGAAGATACGGGAGAGGCATCAATTATCAGGTGGGCACTAGAAAACAATGTTGACAAACTGAAGGAGTGGTGCTATATTAGTGATGATGGTTCTCTTTCTGGGCCTTTGGCGAAAAGGTTTGAACAAGCCATACGACTTGAAGGAACAAAATCTAATCAGTCAAAACATGCTGCCGGTGTAGTTATTAGTAGTCAAAGTCTCAGTGCTGTTTGTCCTATGGTTTATGATTCAAAAAATAAACAAGCAATAGCAGGGATGGAGATGCAAGATTTGGAAAATCTAGGTTTGATTAAATTTGATATTCTAGGAATAGCTTATTTGGATAAAATGATGTGTGTTTCCGATTTACTAAAAAATGGTGTATAACATTATATCAATTTTTATAAAGGAAACTACTATATGAATAAAAAAGACTTAAAAAGAATGTTATATCAGGAAAATAAAACTCAAAGAGAAATTTCTAAAATTTATCTATGCTCTGAGTCTCTAATAAGCCAAAAAGTAAAGCACTATGGTTTACAAAAAGACATATCAGATGATTATATTGGAAAAAAGTTTCATTCTCTGCAACCTATTGAATACCTAGGTAAAGACAAAAATAGCCATGCTATATTTTTATGTGTTTGTGATTGCGGTCAAACAAAAACAGTATTAGGAAATTCTTTAAAGAATGGAAATAGCAAAAGCTGTGGATGCAAGTCTCGTAAAAGAGGAAAAGAACATAAACTATATTCTGGATATGAAGAAATAAGATCAGAATACTGGGGCAGGGTATTACGCGGGGCTAAAGATCGAGGAATTGATGTAAAAATTACTATTAAAGAAGCATGGGAAATTTTCTTACAACAAGACAGAAAATGTGCATTAAGTGGTGAAATATTATATTTTCCATATACAAGAAAAACTTCTAAATATAGCACAGCATCTTTGGACAGGATAGATTCAAATGGACACTACGAAAAAGATAATGTACAATGGATTCACAAAAAATTAAATACTATGAAGATGAATATGACAGAACATGAATTTTTAAATTGGTGTAAAAAAATAAGTATTAATAAAAAATTATGCAAAGGAGAATAAAATGCAAAAACAATTTCATGAACTAGCGATTGGTGATAGATTCACAGTTAATGGTGTTGAATATATTAAAACTGAAGAAGTTAGAGTTAGCTGTTGCAGAAGTATCAATTGTTATGCTGCTTCTGATGCTAATCAAAAAGGACATTTTCCAGGAAATACAGAAGTTACAATAAATGGCTAATCTACAAAAAATTTGTGTCTTTGATTTGGAAACGGACGGAGTTAATCCTGATCTTTGTAGTCCAGTTCAAATTGCTGCGGTTATGGTCGATCCATTAAAATTAGAAATAGTTAAAGATTCAGAATTTAACATTACTGTTAAGCCATCGGTTTTAGAAGAGAAACCAGAATACTCTTATTCTGATTCTGATGTTCTAGACTTTCACGCTAAAGTGAGAGGTAGTACAAAAGATCAAATTTTAGAATCATGGAAGTCATATCAAAAACAAGAACACGGATGGAATATGTTCATATCATACTTAGATATGTATCATATAAGATCCAACGGAAAGAAATCTTGTTTCACAGCACCAATAGCAGCTGGTTATAATATCAATAGATTTGATCTAAGGATAATAGAAAGATTAAGTCAAAGATATAATAATCTGAATAAAGAGGGAAGATCATCTTTATTCTATCCTAGAGACGTAATAGATATTATGAATTTAATATTTTATTGGTTTGAAGGAAATAATGAACTGAAAAACTATACACTAGACAACCTTAGAGATTATCTTGGTATAGACAAAGAAGGTGCTCACGATGCCCTCAAGGATGTTAAGGATACTGCAAATATTTTAATTAGATTCTTAAAGTTGCACAGGGGACTGTCGAATAAGATTAAGTTTAAATCATCATTTATTGGATAAATTAATTAATGGGTAAGTTTTTTACTTTTGATTGTGGTTGTAAGTTTCCGGTTATAAACGATAATGAGAATTTTCCAAGAATAGATTTTTCTCCAAAATTATCTAATATCAACCTTAACTGTGAAAAAACATGGGATTTAATATCTCTTGGTAATACCAAGGGATGTTTTCAGCTAGAGTCCAGACTAGGCCAAACAATGGCCAGAAAACTCAAGCCCCATAATATTGAGCAGTTATCCGGGTTGATTAGTATTCTCAGGCCAGGATGTCTTGAGGCTATGAGAGATGGTAAAAGCGTATCAAACCATTATATTGATAAAAAAAATGGATTGGCGTCTATTGACTATTTCCATACTGCTTTAGAACCTATTCTTAAAGATACATATTCTGAAATGATTTATCAAGAACAGGCGATGTCTATTGCTAAAGAATTAGCTGGATTTAATCTTAAAGAAGCAGACGATCTTAGAAAAGCAATTGGCAAAAAACAAGCAGATAAAATGGCTAAGGTTAAAGAACAATTTATTATTGGTTCTAAAAATAAGGGACTAATAAATGAAAAGGAAGCAGAACAAATTTTTGAATGGATTGAAAAAAGTCAAAGATATTTATTTAATGCTAGTCATTCTATTAGTTATGCAATGAATGCTTATTTATCTGCGTATGCTAAGGCGCATTTTCCAAGAGTCTTTTTTGCTTCGTATCTTAGGTTTGCCAAAGATAAAATAGATCCTCAACAAGAGATTAAAGAGTTGGTTAGAAATGCTATTGAAATGGATATTGAAATAAGAATACCAGACTTTAGAAATTTGAACGAATTATTCATACTCAAGGATAAAAAGATATATTTTGGATTAACAGACATTAAAGGTGTTGGTAACTCAGTATATAAAAAGATTATTGATCTTGTTAAGAATTGTGATGTTAATGAATTATCTTGGTCACAAACCATGTCTATAGTTCTTTTAAATATAAACTCTATTGCGGCCAAAGCAATGATTAGTTGTGGGGCATTTGACTATTTTAAAAAGAATAGATCAGAATTGTTATTTGAATATGAAATATGCAGTGGATTAACAAAGAAAGAGTTGGGGTCTTTTAAGGACTATATATCTGTTAACTCTGATGCTGGAATATTAGATATATTAAGATATATATATGACAATACTAAGCTAATAAAAGGCAGGAAAGAGGCTATTAATAATTATATACAATCTATGATACGTCCTCCGTATTCTTTGGTTGATAAAATAGAATGGCTATCTGATTCAGAAAATGGCCTACTTGGGGTGGGAATTACTTGTTCCAAATTAGATGTTTATGATGTAAGTTCTGCGAATTGTAATTGTAAAACTTTTAAAACGTCTTTAATTAAAGATAACATTATATTAGTTGGTGAAATTTCTAATATCAATGTTACCAAAACAAAAAATGGTAAAAACCCTGGATTAGAGATGGCATTTGTAACGATTGAGGACCAGTTTGGTACGCTAGATACTGTGGTCTTTTTTCCAGAACCATTTTCTCAATATAGATCGTATTTATTTATAGGAAGCATACTTGTATTTTCTGGTAATCGTAGCAAGTCGAAGGATGGGCTGATTGTGGAGAAGTGCTTTAATCCAGTTTCTTGACAGTCTACGGCGGTGGTTTATAATATGGTAGTTGCGAGTTTTCTTTCTTAAGGAGTTGATTTATGAATATTACGTTGCTAAAGGGTAATCTTGCTAGGGATCCAGAACTAAGAAATGTAAATACTGGAGGAAAGCAAACATCAGTAGTTAATTTTACTGTTGCTGTTTCTCGTGAGTATACAAAGGCTAGTGGAGACAAGGATAAGATTACTTCCTTTATAAATTGCGAAGCATGGGATAGCGGTGCTGAGATGATTGCTGAGTCATTCAAGAAGGGCGATTTGGTTATGGTCGAAGGATCTCTTAGAAATGATTCGTGGGAAAAGGATGGAGTTAAGCACAGTAGTCTAAAGGTTAGAGTAAATAACTTTTCAAAGATTACAAGACTTTCTAAGAATTCCAGACAGGATTCACAAGAGCCGGTGGCATTCTGATAAAGATATTTAAACCCTTTTAAAGATATGGGGGTGCTAATACCACCCCTGTATTTTTATCTTCTTATGACAAAACCAAAACTTAAAATCTTGATGTGTTCTGAAGCCAGTTTCATAAATTCTGGTTTTGGAATTTATACTAAGGAGCTTCTTAATAGACTGTACGATACCAATAAGTACGATATAGCAGAATTTGCTTCGTATGGATTTGTTAATGATCCAAGAGATACTTCTATAAGATGGAAGTATTATGCTAATGCCGTAAAGGATGGAGATCCTAGACACAAAGAATATTCTTCTAGGGGAGATAACCAATTTGGAAGGTGGAGATTTGAAAAAGTTTTGTTGGATTTTAAGCCAGATGTTGTTATTGACATAAGAGATTATTGGATGACGGCTTATCAAAGAACGTCCCCACTACGTAAGTTTTTTCATTGGATACTTATGCCAACAGTAGACTCTTCTCCACAACAAGAAGAATGGATTGATACTTTCTTAGACGCAGATGCTATATTTACATATTCTGATTGGGGTGCAAAAGTATTACAAGACCAAGCATCTGGTAAAATCAACTATATCGATACAGCATCCCCAGGAATAGACTGTGATATTTTCAAGCCAAAAGACAGAAATACAATCAGATCAGCTTTTGGAATAAGTGAAAATAGTTTTGTTGTTGGTTCAGTAATGAGGAACCAAAAGAGAAAATTAATTCCTGAACTTTTTTCAACTTTCAGAATTGTTCTAGATAAATTAGAATCAAATAATAATAAAGAGCTAGCAGATAAAATGTTCCTGTATCTGCATACTAGCTATCCAGATATGGGATGGGATATACCAGAGATACTAAGACAAAATAGACTAACCAATAAGGTATTGTTCACATATCTATGCAAAAATTGTGGTAATGTTTCTTGCTCAAAATTCCAAGGACCAACTAAAGTATGTGAGAGATGTCTAGCAAAAGCCAGCGGCTTCCCATCTGTTACAGACGGGGTTAGCTCTGAGCAATTAAGTAATATATATAATATATTTGATATGTATGTACAGTATTCTATTTGCGAAGGATTTGGTATGCCCCAAGTTGAGGCTGGTGCTTGCGGTGTCCCTATTGCTACAGTAAATTATAGCGCTATGTGTGACATAGTAGATAAGTTGAATGCTTATCCTATAAAAATTAAATCAGCATTCAAAGAATTAGAGACCAAGGCTATAAGAGTATATCCAGACAATAATGATCTTGCTGAATACATTTTAGACCTAGCATCTCAACCAAAACCAGTTCTTAATAAAAAAAGATTTGAAACTCATGAATTGACACATAAATATTATGATTGGAACAATGCTTTTAAGAAATGGGAAAAATATCTAGATAGTTTAGATTCCTCCGGCTATAGGTCAAATTGGAATGCTGGAGAATATCTGGAGCCATTAAATACCCAGATCAATAATCCTAACAATAGTAATTTTGATAATCTTTTACATATTTTAAACGATAATATGAAAAATGCATCAATGATTGGGAGTCAAAAGATTCTAGAACTATTGAACAGTTCAGATTATGGGTTTGTTCAAAATGGACCAACAAGTATTCTTGGATATAGTTTTCAAGATCTTAAAGAATATATTAGAACAAATATAGAGAATAATAACCAAGCAAAACAAGCCAAAGACAGTGATATTAAATTTGATGAAGATTTTATCTTATATGCAAAATTAAAGAATAAACAACAATGAATATCTTATATATAGGACCATATCGACAAAAGGGCATCATTGGTATAACCTCTTTGTTTGTTTTAATCAATATATTATCTAAAGCAAATACCAATATTAGTTCAAGACCAATCTATATCAATGGTTCTGAACCAATAGATATTGGGGACCCAACCGTACTATCGAGTGAAAAAAACAGATTCGATAATTATGATATGATTATCCAACATGTAGATCCGAAAGACTGCATTAAAATCCACTCTGTACAAAAAAATATAATCATACCAATTCTTAACGAAAGAATATTAGATGAAAATAGTATTAATAAACTTACAGATTTTGATCTAGTACTAACAGACACAAAATGTTCTTATTCTAGAATTGCAAATACCACAAATAAGCTCTCAAGCAAAACAAAAAACTATGATTATGATATTCCAATGTCCTCAATTCCAAAAAACCAATTCAATATAGGAACCTTGGACAATACTAAAAAATTGTATTTTATTGGGAGCTATAAACATAATATAGCCAATATCAATTATCTGTGCAAATCGTTTATTAGAAATGTTATGAATAATGAATGCTCTTTGATATTATTTTTATTCGATATAGATGCAAAAATTAAAAACGATATTGAAAGTATGATAGCCAATATCTATGCAGAAAACAATATTAAATACGCCATTAACAGAGTCCTAGTTGCACCAATTGATCCGACACTAGATAATATAGTTACTGCTCATCAAACTGGTCATATTTTTATTGACCTACAAGACGATAGTGGCAACACAGTGAATAATAAGTTTGCGGCAATTCTTAATAAACCAGTTGTTTCATTTGGTTCTGATGACTATGAATATAATTATGACAGAAATCATACTATATATGATACTGGATGCACAGGCGTCTCGTATAAATCAATAGAGTCAAAAATTAAAAGAGCAATATCGGACAAGACGTATAGTGAACATGTAATCCCAGTTAAAAAACAACATATTAATAAAATCATATGAGTATCACCAATTCTATTTTAAACATAGCATACGGAACATTAAATAATAGAATTAATATCCTTTATTCTCCTAGTTCTATGTTATTCGATAATATCCTTAATGATATTGATGATATTAATTTATTTTTAGATGGAGACGAAGTATCTTCTTATTATTATGATTGTTATTTTTCTAATAATTTTTTAAATCATACAAATCATACTAAAAAACTATCAAATCAAGCACACCTAAAAGATATTATAGCTTTTCATTCGCCTCCTCCTCCAAGTTTTAAAAAAGAAGATTTAGTACTATTACAGAATAATACTAGGAATATCCATAAAATCTTTTTTGGTGAAGAGGTTATACGATCATGGAGATATCCTAAAGATAACAAAACAACGGTTATGAATTATGGTATTCCTGTAACTGAGCCATCAATTACAAGACATAAAAACGTTTTAATATTTAATCTAGAAAATAATCCACAAATAGACTCCTTGTATAAATCAGTATCTGCAAATATACCAAATACAGATATTCTTAAAACTATTAATTCAAATATATCAATTGATAATATTGGGAAATTTATATCAGAATATAAGGTCTGTATTGATCTTGGCAATATAGTTAATAGTCTTTTTGCAATGTCTTGTGGAGTTGAATGTATCTCGCCAATTACAAATGATAAAGACAACCCACTTATGCACAGTATTAGAGATTTTAATAATATATTGAATATGATAACAGACATCTTATCAAAAAATATAAGCAATCAAGTACGAAACGAAGGCTCTGGCCTAGTTTATGAAAAATATAATTATAGTACATTTAAAAACAATATGGTGGAATACATGACTAATCTTAAAAACAATGAGATATTTTTACTATGAGCAGACATTATAATATCACACATAAAAACTATGTGCCCAATAGTTCTAATAATATAAATATAGAGTTATCTGAACTTGATAAAATCATCAATCACTCGGCTGATGGTATCTACTGTTCCTGCTTAAATTATATAAAGATTGAAGAAATAGATACTATTTTTCATAAGGTGCTTAACAAGGTTAAGCCAACAGGAGTGATAATATTTAGTATTATAGATGTTAAAAAATATTCAAGCGACTTTTTACATAGCCAACTTGGTGGACAAGAATTTTTAAGCAAACTTAATGGCGTTCAATCCATACTATCTATAGAAGATGTATATACTAGAATTGATAATAATTTTTTCAAAATCAAACAAATCTTACAAGAGGGTGGAACAATTGATGTTGCCCTAGAAAGGATTAAATTATGAGTAATATTAATACGTCTTGTAAAAAATGCTATTTTGCTCAGGAAACATCTTCTGAAAAGTCATGCGAATTTTATATTCCAGAAGCTATAGCTGCCAATAAAAAAATAGAAGTTATTGATAATTATAACTATATTCATAACTATCTATGTAAATATGGATTGTCAAAAGACAAAGCCGATGAAATATCAACCAACAAAAGCGAGATTGATCTCAAAGTATATGCAAAAAGCAGAGTAGCTCCAGCTTATGATTTGTTTTGCATACTAAGTGATAATGATGATATAGAAAATATTTGTGATCATATTATAAAATTAGAGATTAAACCAGAACGTATAAATCTATCATTTAAACGAGACTATGACATGAAAAGGGCTCAGTCTGTTTGTGAGAAGATACTGGGCAATAAGATGTCTTGGAAATTACATTATTTTCTGGAAGACAAACCAGCATATGAAACCTTACATATTGCAACATCCACAGATGATAAATTATCAAGCTGTAAATTTATATGGATAGTTAATCAAGCAATATTAGAATCCGCTATCAACAAAGACAGTATCAATAGAATTAATTATATAGTTAATGTAGATCAGCCAGATACTGCTATTCTAATGAGTAAGATATCAGTAGATTATTTTTATGGGATATTCTTAACAATAGACAATATGAATGGAATATATAAAAATGTCAATCCCAACCTTGGGCAAGCAATAGAAGAATCGTATAAAGATACTATAGTATATTATGATTAATGCTTTAATACTAGTACCAGAAATTACCAAAGGAATGAAGTCGATAGGATCCAAATCCTTACTTGAAATCAAAAAAAAATTATCGGTATTAGACTATCAAATACAGTCAATTAGAAATATAGATAAAAATATTAAAATATCAATTTGTACAGGATTTGATTCTGAAAAAATTACTAATACAATTAGTGATAATTATGAAAACATTAATTATATATATAATGAACAATATAAAACAACCAATCAAGCACACTCTATAAAGATATATTTAGAACAATACGATAACTGTGAAAAACTATTAATTGTCTCAAATGGCGTCTTATTCAAAGATAAGTGCATAACTAAAAATATGTTAACTAATGAATGTAAAGTATTCATTTTAAATAAAACTCGTGAAAATTTTAATCTTGGATGTTCAGAGCAACAGCATTTTGAATATCTCTTTTATGATCTGCCAGAACTATGGTCGGAATGTATCTATTTGAATAAAGAAGCATTGACAGTATTACGAAATTTATTTACAAGTAACTATACCACTCAAATGTATCTTTTTGAACTAATCAATGAAATGATAAATAAAAATATACTATTTAAAAAACAATATATTGATAAAAAATTAATTATGAAAATCTGCAATTTTAAGGATATGGCTAAGGCTAAAAATTTTATATGACAACATTATTAGTTCAAAACTCTAAATCTAAATTTATACAAAGCACTATATATTCTAATATTCCTAATATTAATATTATTGGATCTAATATAGATAATCACCTATATAAGATATACTATTCACATAATCCTACTCATGCTATATTTTGCGCTAACAGACTTACTGATGAAATTATTCAGTTCATATCTGACTTCGCTTCCTCAAAGATAAAATGTTTTATATATCATGAGAATTTATCTTTTGAGATTCTGGATAAATTAAAAGACCTATCAGTAATTAATATTAGTAGTATCAAGATTAAATCTGAATATCAATCTGTGTTATTGCCTAAAAATCTAGTTAATAGTCAGTTATTTTATAATAACCCATCCATAGTTAAGAAAGAATCAATAGTATGTTTCATGGATAATTATGAGACTATTCCAGAAAGCATAAGCAATTACTTATATCCTAAAACAAATATTCCAATAAAATTATTTAATAATAATAGTATTGCCCATTATCAAAATCTTGGTCTACTAGACGAATCAAATAAAGCAAATATCTTACAATCTAATAAATATTATGTATCTATAGCAAATAATAAAAATGACTATTCTTTAGAGGCTAGTCTTTGTGGCAGTATAGTTCTTGATGTTGACCAAATTCAAAATTATGAAACAATAGAATATACAGAACCAAAAGACTATTACGATCTAGCAACTTTTATTAAAGAAAGTATTTTAATATGAATGATGTAGGTTTTATTTTGGTTAAACTTTTAAATGATGAAGTTCACGATAATATACTTTCTACTATCAAAGAAATTGAAAAAAATAATCCATACGGACAAACTGTAATTTTCAATAGTTATTGCGAGAAGGCCAATCTGTATAATTTGCCAGTATTGCATTTAAGTCAATCACAATTCTTTAATGGAACCTTATTTGTATTTGATTTACCTAGTGTTATACTTACTAATAAATTCCCAAATTTAAAGAAAAGAATATTGTATACCAATTCCTTGCCTTGGTCCAGTAATCCCGGCACCAGATACGAGGAATGGAAATCTCTTTATGATCAAGAGTCATTAGATATTTTAGTAAATAGTACCGACGTATATAATATATATAACATATGCTGGAAAAAACCAATAGGAATATCTGAAAGGTTTAATTATGAAGAAGTCTCAAAATTTATATGACAGTTTGACAGATTCTGACAAACTTGGACTATTACAAACTTTGTATATTGATCAAAAACATAGTTTCGCAGATATAGCGTCGATGCATGGAACTTATGCTAATAAAATCAGGCGAGACGCTAAAAGACTTAATTTAAATATTAGAGATAAATCAGAGGCCCAAAAGAATGCTTTGAGTACCGGTAAGCATGAACATCCAACCAAGGGTAAAAAAAGAAACGACTCTGTTAAACAGAAAATAGGAAAGTCTGTTATGGACTCTTGGGATAATCTCACAAAAACAGAATTAGAACAAAGAAAACAGAAAGCTAAATTAGCTTGGGAAAAATTAGATGAAGATACTAAGATTAATATGCAGCAATCAGCAATGAAAGCAGTTAGAGAGTCCAGCAAAACAGGATCAAAATTAGAAAAATTCATACATAAAAAATTGTTGAGCTTAGGATATCAAGTTCAGTTTCATAAAGAGCAATCGTTGGTAAATACCAAGTTGCAGATTGATATCTTTTTGCCTACTATTAATACGGCCATTGAGGTTGACGGTCCAAGTCATTTTGAACCAGTTTGGGGAGAAAAGAGTTTGGAACGTAATGTTGGATATGATCAAAAGAAAGAGGGCTTGATAACTGGAAGAGGATGGCATCTGATTAGAATTAAGCAATTAAAAGATTATTCTCCTTCACGAGCATCATTGGTGGTTGAAAAATTGATACCAATTCTTGATAAATGTTCAAATGAAAAAACTCCACAAAAAATAATAATAGAGGACTGATTTTATGGTTAAAAAGGAAAAGACAGAGAAGGTTGAAGAGGTTAAGTCGGATATTGTTGATAAGAAGATTCCAAAAGCTACAGACTTAGAATGGACCGATTATGTTTTAAGCCTATTATCGGAAGATGAAAAAATATCAGGAAATCCAACAACCGACGGATTAAGACGAATTTTTGAAATTGCTCTTAATTGTAGAGTGGTTGTTTCTAGTTCTAAGGTTGTACAATCTCCTGATCCAAATAATGAAAAAAGAGCCACTGTGGTTCATTCTGTTGTGTATCTTTTAAATGATGCCTCTCCTGACAGACCTGAATTTAATACCGTGTCTGTAGATGGAGCAGCGGACGTTTATTGGGGGAACTGTGATAAGGTTTATAGGAATCATCCTGTGGCAGTAGCAGAAACCAGAGCAGAAGGAAGAGCTTTAAGGAGAGCACTTAAGCTAAGGAAAGTAGTAGCAGCAGAAGAATTGGCCAAAGAAATTGAAGATAATCCAGATAACAGTAGTGTTTCTAAGATTAGTAATAATCAGATTAATTTTATTGACGTTATGGCTCAAAGACTTAATATAAATGTGGTTAAGTTGTTTAATAATAATCAATTACCCACAGATAATGTCTATTCTGTTTCTCATGATGATGCTGTTAATATTATTAGATTGTTATCGAAGTATCAACAAAACATATCAGAGATTGCAGAAGATATTATGGGATACTCTAGCGATTGGAAATAAATATGAAAGTTTTATACAGAGCGAGTGATAAGTTATCTTTTGAGCTTGAAGGATCTGGTCAAAAGGAAATATTTAAAGAATTAGCACTAATTCAAGAAATTTTTGCTGAAGCGAAGTGCGGATTGTGTGGAAGCACTAATCTAAGATTTATAGTAAGGAATGTAGAAGGAAATGACTACTATGAGATTAGGTGCATAGATTGTGGTGCTATATTAGCATTCGGTCAGCATAAGAAGGGCGGGACATTGTTTCCAAAAAGAAAAGATGATGATGGAAATAATCTTCCAAACAGAGGCTGGCATAAGTGGACAGCTAAAGATACTAAAGATAAGAACTAATTATTCTCTTAATTTTCGACAACCCTGCGTTTATATCGGGCGCAGGCGTTGTCGTTAATTATTCATATTCGTATGGTATCATTTCCCACGGAAAATAACTAGCAGCAACATCTGACTTATTTTCTATTTTGTCAACACTGCCAAAAAATGACCTGAATATCATTTCATTTTGTAGTTTAAAAAAGTCCGGCAATGTTGTTGGCTCAAGACTAAATGTTGCAGGATTCCTTTGTAGTGCCACCCAAACATACAGACTATTATTTATATTACCTACTTGAGCATTAACTAAATCTGTTTCGTATGGAACTGGGGGACTTGTAAAACTAGCTGGTCTAAAATCAGACTTTGATCCATATCTATATACTGTGGATAAAATATCAACTCCTCTTAACATTCTAGGTATTCTTTTTACCATCACAGATATATTATTTGCATTGTCTAGATTCACGATATTACAAACTCTGGTTGGTTTTCCTATTCTAGTATTGTCTAATGTCATCATGCCTTTTCCTCCTGGACTTCCAATATTCGTTTGACAACTACCAATTCCCGGCAAATCTAAAGTATCACCAGAATTATCATTGCCTTGATTTTCATTTGTTAATGGTACTGCATATAGTTCTGTTGATTCTATTGTTATCTCAGCACCTGGACCAAGGATATTATCCATGGTTTGATCACCATTAATATTAAAATATCTTAGTTTAGTCAAAGTTTTCCATCCTGTAATAGCAGGATACTGTCTCTGGAATGCGGTTTTTTGTTGATCAATAGCATTACTATTTATTGTATATGTAAACTCATCAACATTAGATGTCACATTCTCTGTCGCACCAAAATCAAATTTTATTGTTTGATTAGGTTTAGTTGTAAAGTATGGACATATATTGTTATCTATATAGGGACTAGCAACACCCAGAACGGGATTAGCTTCTGTGCATTTATATTTTGTTGAAATTAATACTTTTGGATTGCTGTCAAAATCTTGAAAACACGACTGCTTACTGTCAATATTAATCCAGTAATGATCTTTATTAGCCTCTCTGTAATAAATATAAATTGGACCAGACTGTTCTCCTTCATTTGCTCCTCGCCAATCAATTCCAGATAATACTGGTTCAATTTTTGGTAGTACGTGCGGAGATATTCTTCTAGGGTCCGTTATTGGTAGTGATGATTTTAATTTATAGTTAGAGTAATCCGATCTGTTTAATTGGTATGTGGTATTATTTGCAGGAATATCAAAGACTGCTTGTTCGTCTAATAATTGTATTATTGAATTTTTTTCTTCTAATAAGTCTTTAATGGTTTTATATGTTCTAGTTTTATTGCATGCTAACACTAACGGCTGATTAGCGATGTCACAGTTGATGGGATCGTCTTCTAGTTTGTCGTAGTGTTTTTGCAAATATTTTAATTTAGAAGAATTTAATATTGTTGACGTTGATCCTGGAACACCAACCGCTCCTTCAAGCGCAGTGTCTACTCCTGTGCTCTCAATAGTAGATAATCTGGAAGTAAGCCAACTAAACTCATTACTAGTAATAGATCTCATTGGTTTATATTCATAATACTTATTCTCTATCTCTAACTCACCAGTACTTATTCCTGAAGTTAATGGATTTAGTCCATCATCTGTTCGTATGATTGAAAAATTACTTGGTATATCATTATATGAAGATGAGAACTCTATATTTTTAACTATCACATCATGATTAGTGGTATCATCGGTATCGGATTTAATATAATAATAATCCTTATTTTCTTTTTCTTTTCTAAAGATTGGAGTTAAAACATTCAAATCTTCTTTAGAATATGAGAAGCCATAGCTAGAATTAGAAACAAAACCAGTATTTTCTACCCCACTTACAAAGATTTTTATCTTGTTATGCTTTATCTTATCGTTATTTCTATTATTAAAAATATCATTAATTTCTTGTAATTGATTATTATGTATGTTATTTGACAATATATTTTTATTAACAAACAAAGACATGTCGCCATAAGATCCAACTGAATGAGTTGTTGGAGCAATATCTGTTATATTATTGAATACGTTTTTATTAATATAATCTGATCCCCATATATTGTATTTTTTACTTGTCTTATCTATAATCGTTGTTTCGTCTTTATATGTTAAGAAAATATTCATTGTATTAGGAACAGACATTAGGTTGTATCCAGAAACACTATTCTCAAATACCAGTAAAGAATAGTATTTATTATTTTTATAAATTAATCCCTTTTTACTTATTGTTGCATTAGTTGAGGAGACTCCAGAACAACTAACTATATCTCCCTTTTTAAATATGTCATAAGGTATTTTGCCTTTGACTAGCACAGCCTTATTGTCTGATAAATCGGTACTAGATAAAGAATTAGAAGATCCTAAAATAGCATTATGCTGTAAATAATGGTTTGCTTTAGATAGTGCTGAAGGATCTAGTTTCAGATTTGTCCAAGTTTCATTATTTCTTGCAATACATATTTGCGATGGATTTTCACATTCATTTCCTGTAAATGCAACCCTAACTATATCTCCTTCGTTGATGAATGAGTCCGATATAGCAGCGGGCAGAGGTGAACTTGGTAAATTTGATTCACAGCTTAAATTTATTTGTTTAATAAAATTTTGATCAATTAAGTCTTCAATAGAATTAACAAGATCAAATGAGAAATCTCCTAATCCATCTACCCCTCCAGATAATTTTATAAACTTGTATCTATCTGGTTTTAGTATTGGGGTGTTATGATATTTAAAAATACTAGCTTCAGCAGTATACCATAAAGAGTTAGGCTTTTTAAAGTTTATTAATATTTTTTCTGGTGACCCAAATGGGTATTTTGCATAACTGGGAAAATAAATCTGTCTTCCTTGATTTGTTAAATTTTCAGCAAATCGAACTTCTTTAAAATAATCAAAAATAGCATTATAGCCAGGACTATTTACCGCGCCCTCAAGACCAGCTAAAGCGCCAACTAAAGTTCCCCCAGTAGTTGCTCCATAACCAGCTAGAGCAGTCATAATTTGTATTATAGCATAATATGGGAATACTGGTGGCCTAACCATAACCCCCTGACCTGTTGGATCATCCTGGGATGTTAAACACGTTGTTGAGTCAGATATGCAGGAGTAGGGAGCATTATAATTAGCTATTGGAAGTAAGTGTTTTTGATCTGTCAGATCCGTTATAAAACTGTATGATGGATATGATGGATCTTTTTTATAGTCAAATAATGACAAAGCATCATTATTACCATAAGAGGCTAAACTGGGATTGGTATTTGGTACTGGATCTCTAACAGAACCAACATGAAGTATCAATTCCCAATTGCATAATGAATTATATAATAAATGTGATTTTGTATTAGTTTCTGTACTCTCTAATCCCGACAAATACTGATTATTTATTGTTGAATCTAAAACATTCATATCGTCTTCTTCATCAAGAACCATAATATTCAGAGTAAATGTGGTTTTTCCATCAAAATCCCCATCTCTTTGTTTTGGCGAGCCCTCTAAACACGGCCCAGATTCTGGAGCTAGATTTTTAAAAAGTAATTCTGAAACGAACTTACTAAAACTATTGTTACTAATATTTAATTTATTATGTTTTATAATAGAAGAATATTCACAACACTCTCTATCAGAATATCCTGTTGCGGCTACAGTTGGCAATAATTCATCATTTGATCTTATGATATTTTGCATTTTAGAAACTTGACTTGTCATATAAGAATACTGTCCACTTGGATGATAATATCCAGAACCTAACAGATTCATATCACAAGGAGTATTATGCTTTGAAGCGTGATCTGAGAATTTCACACTAAAATTATACTTATTATTTTGTATTGTTTCTTGGTTTAATAAAACCAGTTTAAATGAGCTAGGTGATGCTCCTGATGGACTATTGATTCCAACTAAATCTTTCAGATAATTTTCAATCTTTGCATTATTAAGAGATCCTGTGATTCTATTCTGGTTTGTCGAATAATTTCCAAAAAATATCCTAGGATCGAATGTTTGATCTAAAAATTCTGAAGTGCTTTTGAGTGGGGATGGTGGAGGATTGGCCATGGAACGAAATCTAGGAACGCCTTCAGCATCACAGTAATCAACATCTAGCCAAACAACCATATTTTTGGTATTAACATAATTTAAAAAGTTTAATTTAACCTCAATATCTTTTATTCCAAATCCATTTACTCTTGGAATTCTAAATTGCATTCGTCCATCTGGTAATTGAATTTTTTCTGGCAAAGAATGAGGTCCGGTAACAGCAAATGAATAAGAAAAATTAGTTTGACCCTGATCGGTTAAAAACTCGTCGTTAGCTATTGGATAATTATTTGTGGCTGTTGGTTCTATGCCTTTTGGTTCTCCACCAGAAAGTATTCTGTATCCATGATTACTAGAATTATTAACACTTGTGATTTTTGTATCTATATAATTTTTATGTTTTTGATTATTATTATATAATTCAATATCCTGCCCCGGCCTTATATCTGCACAAGAACATAACATATCCCACTGAATTTCTTTTGCTATTCCTAATGTTATTGAACTGGAAAAAGTTTTTGATTGTATTGTGCTATTCTCAATATTTATTGGTCCAGATCGTAATCTTGTTATTTGTGGGCCTAAGAAACTAAAAGAGTCTCTTGCTCCAGGATTAAACTTTAATACTGATCCTCTATTTGCATGTATGGAATACTCATTTCCTCCAGAATATGGTATCCATCCACTATTTGGATGAAAAGCCCCTTTAGTAAATGGCATTATTAAACCGGTGCCACTTACCATTACTGCTTTTTGATAGCATAATTTATATGTTGATGTATCCGGAAAATTACGATAGTTTAATGGAAAACCGGTTACAACAGGTAGATTTGTTGATGCTCCTTGTCCAGCAACTATTCCTTTATCATTAATTGAGACCTGTGGTTTGGTGAGTCCATTAATATCTACTCCTATGGAATCTATGAATTTTTTACTATATCCTCCATAGGCTTTAACTTTTGGTGCTTTTTTTGTACTAATCACTGGGAAATTAAAAATACCACTATCTCTAATACATTTTGCTAAATTTCTTGTAGTATCCCACTCGTATGCTCTTAGCTGAAATGCTTCAGGATCCTTATTGGTTCTTGTGGTTTTATTAAAGTCATAATTTTTTGTGTCTACAATATTTCCATTGCTATCTGAGGTAGAAATTTTAGCATGACTTTTATAACTTCTAATTTTTGGAAAATATAAGCTCAAACATTGAGAACATTCGTCTTGATCTGTTCTAATTTTTTCTAGCCAGACCGAATGCAATTTTACTATTGTATTATTAGTTTCAAATATCAAAGTTAGTGGACATGTATCTTTATGTGTATAATTTGCACTATAGCTAAAAATATAATCTTTAGATAATGAATATACATCGTCTTGGCTTGCTGAGCCAAATGTTCCTATAAATTCTCTAACAGAAAAATCTGTTTTTATCGGATAAATCACCCCATGATAATTACTAATTGCTATTTTGTTTATCTTTGATATGTTTGATTTTACTAGATCTTTATCAAGAATTAATGGAATATTTTCATTCGCAATGTACGATGGAGTAACCGACGGTGGATATACCCAAGATATGTTTTTACTATCCCAATATTTACCATAAGAAATAGCATTTTCTTTCATAGCCCCACCCTGACCAATCACTAACTGTCTACCATCAACAATGTATACGGTTTTTTGTTTTTTAAATGTCCCAAACGGACTAGATATTGTGCATTGAAAAGTATATTTACCAGTATAATTTGCATAGAATGTAACCTCATTAGAGGTTCCAGACAATAGTTCATTTTTACCAAAAGTTCCCTGCGGACCTTCTAATTGTTCCCAAAAGAAAGAATTTTGACCATTAATATAATTTGTTAAAAGAAGTATGGAGCCCTCATCATAAGATTTCTCTATTTCTGCTATCTCCAAAGCAACCAATTGTATACCAGATTCTTGCAGTTGGGTACAATGTGGTCTGGTTGGTTCGTACTGTAGATTAACATCGTCGCCATCATTTACAACAGTAGAATAAATATAATCATATATCACTTGATTATTAGCATCAAGATCCTGGTTAGCGGGATCATTATAATTATTATTATCTGATCGATAAAATCTAGGAACATCTCCTTTATATTCCATTCTGGGAATAAATAATGTTTTAAGATCCTGTGTGATATCTCTAAAACGAGGTTTTCCAACGTCATATAGTGGTATAGTTGTTTTCTTTGTATTATCGACCAATACGTCTATATTTGCATTAAACTCATTTAGTTTTGTTTGTATCGTTGTATTATCAAAAATAATTCTTTGATTATTATACACTGAGGTATTTTTTAAAGATTTATTACAATAATTGTCTAGAACTTGTGTTATTGCAATACCTTTATTATCAAATTTTAACACATCAGTCTTTGCAGAGATGGACGAGGTTCCTGATAGTTTAAGGTGTGCCCCATATTTTGATATTAATTTATAAAATAGTTGTGAATTATCATTAATTAAATTATTATTAAGGGTTATTGGAGAAAATTTAGTATCTAAATACAAAGATCGATTATTCCTATCATTAGTTGTATTCTGTAAAAATCTACTAATATCTATTAATAGATTCTTTAAATTTAATATCTCAGTATTGATATCAGAAAAAGATTCATTAAGCTTATTTTGTATAAGATTCTTTATCTCTGTAGAATCTAGCGCCTCAATAGAGAAGTCATCAATGAATGGACTAGTACTTAGTGCATGGGCTATTCTCTTATAAAATCGGGATGTTTTTAAATTCTTATTACTAAAAGATCTTTTTTCATCAAGTGTTAATATTCTATATATTGATGAATATTTCTGATAAAGAGCGGATGAAACATATGATCTACATGGTATATTATATGTTAATGAAGAAGCTCTTTCAGTATCACTATTATGAAAGAAAAAACAGTCCCCATCAGGAACCCATAGTATTGGATTCGTATCCATCCTATGTAAAGAAGACGTATTATTATATACATTTTCTGACTTATACATATCAGCTATTTTAAATAATGGATTAGTGCCTAAAGAGCTAAGTTCCACAATAGTTTTTCCTAATTCCTCATCGAAGACATAGCTACCATTAGTAAGCGTTTTACTCTGCTGATTAACCGAATATAATCTAGCATTATTTATTTTAATATAAATATTATTAGTATCTCCACTTTTAACCAATCTTGATCCATTTGGGAAATATGTTAATGGTTGCTCTTTGCCTCCGTGAATATTAGAATTATTAGTTATGTCCTTTAGTCTAAACCAACAAAGAATTCCATAATATACAGAGTAAGGAGTATTCTGTCCATTTAAAAACCAGTCAATACACATTTTAGCATTACTAGTTGTCCAGCTTTTAAAGTTTGGGGTGAAAGAGAAAAAACTCTCAATACCTAATTGCCCACTAGTTAATAAAGGATTGCTATTATAACAGCTACCGTGAGATGACAATAGTTTATTATCAACATATGTATCAGAATTAATAATTAATGGCTGCCATACATCTAATACATCATCAAGAATGGAACCTGCCTGAGCTTGTTGTATCAGAGCATCAAGAGATGGTGAACGAATTAGCCCTCCTCCAGTATTATCATTATAGGTTAATGCCCCATTGGAGTTGACCGTGTACGGCAATAAGTCATCCAATAATGAATGCTTAATAATATTACAATTGCTACTTTTATCTATAATCCTTGAACTAAACATTATTTAATTGCCGTTAGTGTCCACTTTCCATTTAAGAATGTAAATATAGCTATAACATTAGTTGTTACTGTGAATCCTAGAGGATTATCAAAATTAACGGTCATTGTTGGAACAACTCCTGATCGTCTGCCTTGTACATAATGCATATCTATTAGGGCTTGAGTTGCACTAGTAGTCTTGCCTTTAACAACTAGAGACGGTTTGCTGACTGGTTCATAAAAGCCCGTCTTTTTATTGTATCTGCAAAGCAATTTTGTTCCTCGTGGAGCACAGTATCCTGTTTTATCTTTAATATATATTAATCTTCTATACCCCTGTCGTAAAGGCTCGCTGCTAAATTCAATATCGTCAATATAACCTCTTGTAACATATGTCTCATCAAAATCTGGTTGTTTAATCAGATCTTCTTCAAGAGTAGCATATATCATTCTATAAATATACTTCTTTTTTGCTTTTTTGTCTAAAAAGCTTTTTAATGTGGTTATATCATTAGAGTTAGTAAGAATATAAGGAGGATCAATCTCTTCTCCTCCGCCACCACCAGCCCAAACCATTCTGTCTTGATCCCAAATTAGATCAATAGGACCAACTTTCCATAAGTCAGGACGTTCTGCCCAATTTAGATAAAAATCATTTAATTTAACTTTTTCTGACCATTTACCTGTAAATTTTTGAGTTTTACTAATTATACTTCCTTTAAATCCCTGAGTATAATCAATTGGATTTCCAGCTGTTGGGGTAGGTCCAGGATCGTATCCGCCATCAACATCCATATTGTCTTCTATCTTAATAGGAGTAACATCACTATTATTTATTGCTGTTGTACTAAGTGATGACCATGATGATGGTAAATTCTCATAATTAAAAGTTTTAGCAAAAACATTAGTATTTCCAGATATGGTAAATAGTTCGCCAACAGATAATGAGCTATATTTTTTAGCAGCCCCGCTATTGGTTAATTTAAGTTTAAACCTTTTTGGTCTGCCAAAATTATCATATGCTAATGGCTCATCAGCAGCATTAGGAACAGGATAACCATCAGCATCATATCCCCAAGCGTGTAGTGTTAATGGTCCTCGTAATCCAAAAAATCTTTGGTTGTTTTCATGCAACATATTAAGCGTATCTTGAGCTTGGGATCTAATATTATATAAAGCTTCATCAGTAGGATAATAGTCTAAATTATTAGATGGAACACCAGCTGGATGATTAGTATGAGCCCTTAGATTTCTACTAGTTTCAAGCTTGTATCCTGCTTGATTTTGTGGAACTGATCCTCTTGCCACAATTTCTATGCAATGTCTCAGTCTGTCTCTGAAAATTCTACCCCCAGTAGTTAAACCTCCTATATCGTCGTGTGCCCCGTCTGGATGAGCACCAGTATAGTTTTGAGAGTTAGAATTTTTAAATTCTCCATATGGAACTACTATAGGATTTAATGTAATTAAATTAATTGGAATATCTTCATCTGTTACTATCTTAGCATTTAGTTTTTCACCAGCATTACCGCACTTATCACATGTTATCTTTGTTGCTACTTCTGTTCTGGTTCCGGTTTTATCATACTGTACAACACTTATATCTCTAACCTTTGTGCCTCTACAAAATGGACAATTTAAAGTGTTATGTAAAGAATATGAGAATGTTGAGTTCTTAAAGGTTGGATAAAAAGATACTGGAGATAATATTCCATCCAAACTCATTGCTGACTGCATTCCATAGTCTTTTGATAATTGATTTTCAAGCTCTTTTCTTTGGAATAGTTGTACAGTAGAGGTCACTCTTGCAATAGACTTTAAGGAAGATATTGATGATGCTGTTTCTAGTGTGCTACTTGATGGTTGGCCAACGTCTGAACTAGGAACAAGAGCCCAGTTGGTTGCTTTCGATGTTCGTGTATCAAAAGCTCCGGGACTACTAGATATGGAAAAATCATCAATTACTTTCGGAGTTCTTGATGGCTCATTAATAAGAGGGGAAGCCTGACCAACTAATACTGTGCTAGGACTCCAACTAAATAGTTTTGAAGAAAGGTCTGAACTTCCAAATTGGGCATTGTTTAATCTCTCTTGTAATATTAGATCTCTTTCTTTATTTTTTAAATTAGTAATTTCCTGAGAAATTTGCGCAATCTGTTTTCCTCTTTTTAGATTTAACCTATTAGCTCTTTTTATTCTGTCTGTTTCTTCTTTGTTAAACAATCCTAATTTTCTGGTATAAGTTCTGAATGAATATGTTGTAGATATACCCTGTTGTCCAACACTTGTTTGTATAGAGGTTATAATTGGACCATCAACAAAGTATGGTGGAGTTTTTAAGTCTAATACTTTGTATATTGCAGTAACGGTGTTTTCTGTATTAGGAGAAAAAGATATAGTTGCTCCTGGAATATATGATAAATCCACAACAGAAGCTACGGAGTCTTTAACGTCTTTGTAACCATAACCAGATGGCGATATAATATGCAATCCTGTATTGGCTAATGCAAAATTACCACCTATATTAAATAATGGAAGTCCTGGCATATCTAATTGAGCAGTTTCTATAACGCTCTGGTAGTTTACTTTTGTTTGTATCTCTTTAAAAGCAACAATATCTAACTGATGCATTCCTCCATAATTCCAAGGAACAAAATCATCATTAAATTCTATATTAACATTTGATATTAAATTGTTTAATGCTTTATCAACTTCTTCTTGCGTGGTTGCGCGACTTGAATATGTGCAAGTTAATGGGAATGTTGATGATTGAGTAACAAGCTGACCAGATGGGAAAATACCAGTACCCTCTAGTGCTGGATAATTAGTCCATGGACCATAAACAAATTGGTTTGATTTTATTGGAATACCAGCAAAAAAAGGATGGGCAGCTTTTGGTGCTAGCTCAACATTATTTGCAGTATGATTAGACGATACGGTATATAGTCCAAGAAAATATGGATTATTACTATCGTCTAATACTATTGGACTAATATAATTCAACATGTATCTTATCCAGTCCATGTCCCAATCATCTTTTCTGGTAGTCTTTAAATATATCATCAAGTCTTCAGCAGAAATATTGGATATTACTGTTCTATTAGGATCTTTAGCATTCTCTTCACTAGATAAATTTAAATTAATTCCTGGAGAATCTATTAAGATTTTTGGATTTTCAAATCTAACAGGGTCTATATATATAAAACTTTCTTCAACAGACGTGGAAACATAAAGTTTAGATCTTGGAATTGATGTGCTTGTTGTTCCATTATTATCTTTGATTTCTGTTTGCCAAGCGTCATATGACTTTACTATTGATTCTAAAGTTAATGCCGCTCCCATATTTCCAGTAGTGACTATACTGGTGCCAACACTTGCGATATATTTTTGGTCAACTATAACATAGTCATTATTTGATAAAGAAGAAATATCTAATGATGGAAATACGTAGCTATCAGTACAACTTCTTGTTTTATATTCATTAAGAGTAAGCCAACTATCATAACTAAAGTATGGATTTGCCTGTTCTTTTATAAGGTCTTGAAGTGGTGTAGTGGCATTAGCTGCTACACACTTTGCTTGTCTAATATAATCATAATTATAATTATTGTTATAGCCCAATAATGGTTGGATCTTACCAGAATCGTCCGTTAATGTCATCCATTGTGTTCCTCCAACGGCCATACTATCATCTATTATATTTCCATATTCTTCCCAGGCGCCATCATTAGTTGGAGTATAATTATATCTTAAATTACCATCTCCACTAAATATATATCCATATCCAACATTTGTGGGAAAAGCGAATCCGGTAACACTATCTTCTCTGTAGGTTCTTAACTGATCAGCGGACACCATGTATTTTTTGCCATAATACTTTGCAATTTCCATAATAAATTTATGAAGTATTTTTAAATCTTGCAAAGCTTTTTCTTGAATATACTGACTTCCATCATTTTTATCTGGATAAACGGCAGTTGGATATAATTCGTCTCCGGCAATATTAGGGCCAAGTAATTTCCAATACCAGTCTGTTTCTTGAAAAGCAATTTTTTCAGCTTCAGCAAGTTCCATACCCATATTATTTACTAGTTCATTTCGTGTTTTAATATAGTAGGCTCTTCTTATTAATTCTATTAAATCTGGCTTGTATGTTTTTGCTAATGAATAAACAAGATAGTTATCAAATCCGGCTATTGCTGCTCGTATCTCAGATTCTGTTAATACAAAAAATTCTACAGGATCATAACTATTTAATATTCCAAGATTATTATATGTTGTTGTTGGAGGATCCAGATTTGCTGTTTGAGGAAGAGGAAAGCTATTTCCAGTTTCAAGATATGCTCGACTAATTGACACATTAAGTTTTGGTAATTCTGATACTCTTACTATTATAGATATTTGAGATGTCCAGGTATCATACCATACTGGACGTATTCTTCTAAAATCAGTATTTGCAGCATCATTGCCTCCAACCTTTAATCCAATTTTATTATCATAAACGAAACCAAAAAATGGACAAATATTATCTAAATATAATGGAAACCATCTTCCTTTAGAAGTGTCTGTTTGTGAATATGCGATAGGATGACTATTTTTAAAGCAAGGTTCATAATTACCATATTTAACATTAACACCATCTAAGAGTTCGTTTTTTGTGTTCCATATGGCGTCATTAGTGTCAAAACCTCTTGAGGCAGCGGTTTGTATAGCATCTTCGTCATTAATTATACTAACATATGCTGTCTCTAGTCTGCTTGATGTTCCCAGATAATCTGATATCTTTGTATTTCTTGAACTATTAAAGTTTGGAAATCTTATTTTACCGTGACCATATTGCTTAGTTGTAATAGTTGGGGCATCGTTACCTGTTGGTGCTCCATCAGCCAAAGAATAGTAATTAACAAATTTTCTTGTTCTGGGATTATAAATAAAATTATTCTGAGTATATGCTAATCTATAACTTTTTACTTGATATAATCTTTGTTGTTGTCCTCCAACAACCAAACATCTTGATGGAGTATCATTCTTTTCTTTTCCGATGGTGTTAGATGATACTTGATAATTATTACATTCTAATGATTTTATAGTATTTTCAATAAGATTCGTACTAGGCTGTTTTAGTCTTGATATAGCTTTAACTTTTATAACATGATAAAGTTTCGTCTGATGTACTCGTGGAATCATTTCTATGCTAAAGTCACAACCAGCTCTTTCTCCAATATCATTTAATAAATCGGTTATGCTAAGAAATGGTCCTGTGGTTCGTATATCATTTGGCAATCTTTTCTTTATTCTAGTATTATCTGTATAAATCACATCATGAAGATCTAATACGAATTGACATCTATTTGTTCCAGCAGTATCTGCCATAGCATTTAAAGGTTGAGGATATACTACTCCAAATCTATTAAAAGCTGATGTTATTGGTTCATATAAATTGTCATTATCCTCTCTTTGCATACATTTGGATATGATTCTTCCAAATGGAGAAAATGCTCTTTTTATAGCTTCATTATTTCTGCCACTTAAAACAGTGTCTAATTTAAATCCGCTATCATGAGTTACTGAAGTTAACATCATTAAAGCATCTAGAATAGAATTTATACTAACTCCTCTATCGTCTGGTCGTGCTATTCCATAGTTTCCAGCGCCAAAAGACTCTAAAAATCCATAAATATTGAAAATATTAGGGATTGTTCCGTGCTTTAAATCAGTATCGGTATAAGTGGCACCAAGAGATTTTAAATAATTCTTTGGGCCGCCATATGTTGATGTTTGAGCCTTGCTAAAAATTGATCCAGCATATTTATCAACTATAATATAAGAAGAATTAAGAATGGTCTGTGGACCATTAATAATAACAGTATAATTTTTACCTCCGCTACCAATATCTCGTGACCAAGATTGAACAAAGCCCCCAAATTGAAAATCCCCCATTTTAAAATAAACAGGAGTATCGATTATATCATATTTGTATCCTGGATGACTATTCTCAGCAACGTTTGAGTAATTATTATTTTCTTGTATCCTTGTTTTTCTTCCAAAAAATCCAGGATCAGGATCTTTCCAGTATTTTGAGATTAATCCTTTAGTTTCTGATAATTCATAGTATACTTTTCCTGGAACTATTCTGTTTTCTATTGGAGTAGTCTCAGCAGCTGCCGCCCCAGTATATTTATCAATAAAACATCCTACTCCTTTACAAAGAGTATAATGATCATCACTATTAATAGAACCAGTGAACTGCTGATACATGCTTCCGTCATTTGTTGTTGGAGACGGATCACAAGAGTAGACCAATTCATCTTCTACTAAATTAACGGTCAATTGTGATGGCTGTGTTCCCCAACCAAAGTTGCTAGTGAAACTGGCTACACTAGCTCCTAAGAATAATGTTTGAGCAATCGGCTTATTATCGCCACTTGGGCATACTGTTGTTGGCATATTAATAATCTAAATAATTTTTACTATTTGTACATTGCTGATAAACCCATCCAACTGATTTTGAGTATCTTCCATTAGTAGGATCCCATGATTGAGTATCATTGGTCACATAAACTTGTCCTTGGGCATTATTATTACCCCTATTAAAATTAGCACTTCCGAATATGTATGAAGCCCTATCTCCAAATGGCTTTAATCCTTCAATAATTCCTGTTATAGTCTGATACACCGTTCCACCCGTCCACAACGGACAAGTGGTATTTTGCATAAAGAATCCACCCATGCTCGACGGAGGAACCACTCCAACCTCTATTGTTACGCTTTTTCTTGTTGATGTTTTTGTTCCAAGATTTTGTAAAACTGGCCCTAATGATCGACCCAAAACGAAAGCTTCTCCGATAACATCTGTTGGTCCAGTTTCTTCAATACTGACACTTTCATATAAAACACCACTTATTATTGTAAACTTATTATTAAACTCATAACTATATGATATACTACCCTTCTTAGGATTATGTGTTTCAGAAGTTGATATCGGTATAATATTTAATACGGAATTTCTAGAATATACTGGATTATTTGGGGGCTGTGGTGGATTAGATGCTCCTGGTATATATCCTTTTGTTCTGTCAGAACTGCTCATTGGTATACAGGCTCTTCTGTACAAATATGGCTTAACTTCATTTATCCATCCACTAACAGCATTAGCATACTTACTAGCCATTAAATTTTTGGTTGCTTGTAATCCATTATCTGCTATTGTTGTATTAAATGATAAATTGTCTAACAATCCAGTAGATGAACTTAAATCTAATTTTATCGGACTTCCACTACCACTAACGTATGGCAAACCAGTAATACTTGGACTACTAATACTTAATCCTATAATATCTCCTTGAACTCTAACAGTATGAATATATTTATCGTCAGTACTCATTTCTAGCGAATAATCTTCAATAAAAGTTATGCCAGTTGGCATAGCCAGCCAAGTATCGGTTATCTCATATCTAGCAGAAAGAACGTCAAAATTAGTGGATCTGAGATGATTATAAAAATATCCAGCAGACATTGGAGACCATAGAGCATTTCCTGTCTTTTTATCAAAAACAGCAGATGATCGTTCCATCACCCAGTTTTTAGCATTATTAAATGCTGATACTGCTAATGCCGGATATCTGTCAAAATCTATTTTATTACTAAGAGACAAATTACTTTGACAAAACCCCGTCCCTGATGGTATCCCTACTGCACTAATTGTTCTAGAAACTTTAAACTGAGGAATATTTAGATAATTAATATCAACTGATGCTACTGCTGTTCCTCCAGTATTTGTTTGGGTAGATTGGGGTTGTCCAGCAGTAGTGGTTGGCGCTGTTGGCTTTAACTTAGGATTATCATACTCTGTTTTTTGTATTACATTAATAGTACCTTTACTATAAACATAATCTTCTAATGGTTCTATACTCCAACTATCACTATAATCTTTAACATACCAACCACTATACGCAGGTTCCAAATACTCCAATACAGCGGTATAGTCTGCTGTATATATCCAATTGTCGTTGCTTTTATTAAAGTCAAAACTAACTGTTCTTACTCCAGCAGCACTAAATAGAGATGTTTCTGCTGCGGTTGGGGATGTTTTACACTTTATTTCAAAACTTCCACACGTATTAATTTTAAAAATTTGACTTAATCCATTGATTCCTGACATTATTGGACCTATTCCACTACCATTAGACGATTCCTTGGTGCTAACTTTACCCGTTAATGTTATTCTGTTGGTAAAAACCACAGTCTCTCCTGCTTCGTTTCTTTCAACAGAAGTAGAAAAATCGATGAAGGGGGTTGGTCCAGCAACAGTATGGATACCGCTACCATTATAATATACGCTAACAGCACGACTAGGAGGTTGATCAGATTGTATACTAGCAAAATCTTGTGTAGAATTTAGAGCTTCTAATGAATAAACCATAATCAAATATCCTTAGTATCTTATTTATGCTATATCAGACCAATTATGAGAGTATCCTGTTCTGAAAGTATAACCAGCACTACTAGATATTAATATCGTTGTGCTATTAGCAATTGTGATAATAATTTTATTTCTATCTCCTCCATCCGTATGAGTCCACACTTTAAAGATGGGACTAAGTGCTCCAAGACCAGACATTGCCTGAGTCCAAGAAGCCTTATTATCTGTTGAATGATATATTTTTCCCTCAGTTGTTGTGACAGCATATCGCCCATTACCCACATATATTCCATATCCATACGTAATTTTATCTACATTAAACATACTGCTTTGTCCAGATCCATTTATTATGGTACTCCAGCTTATTCCATTACTACTAGTCGCTACGCCCATTCCTGCTCCAAGTGATCTATTTCCTATTATTATAAACTCATTATTAAGATATTCTAATGATGAACAAGGCACAATTGGTCCTCCAAATGACCTTACTGTCCATGTTAATCCATCCGGCGATGTTGAACAGGTGCTTGAATTTTCTGTGGCGGCCACAATTATATTAGCACCATAAGCAATTCCTTTCCAATTAGCACTAGCAGGTAATGAAGAATAACTAACACTATTAACACTACCATTTAAGAATTTAATAATAGCAATTTCAGAACTAGTATTGGACGTTAATATAAAGTTATTATTAATAGGATCATATGTAGAACTAATCCACAAATGAATGACACCAGGCATGTCATCTGCCATATCATATGATTGCCAAGTTATACCATTATCAGTAGAATAATTAATAATATAACTATTATATGCTGCAGCAACGAACACTCCATTGCCATAAGATATTGTTGTCCACAATTGATTATCTGGTAAGTTCTTTAAGAGATAAGCATCACCATAGTCTTGAGATACCATAGCCTTGTTATTGCTGTATGCTACAGCAACAGCATTAGCTTGAGGTATGGCACTAGTTACTGTTGGAGTTATGGTTACTGTTTGAGTTACTGTTGGAGTGGTGGTTGTTGTTATAGTAGGAGTGATTGTTGGAGTAATGCTAATTGTTGGAGTTGGAGTTTGTGTTGATGTTATACTCGGTGTTATTGAAACTGTTGGCGTTATTGTTCTGGTTGGAGTAGCCGTGGCAGTTACACTAATAGTAGGAGTAACTGTTGTTGTTGGACTAATTGATATTGTTGGGGTAATTGTGACAGTATTTGTTACACTTGGAGTTATGCTAATTGTTGGGGTGATTGTATTAGTAGGAGTAATTGATGGGGTATTTGTTATCGTTATAGTTGGAGTAATACTGGTAGTTGGAGTTATGCTAGTTGTTGGAGTTATAGTAGATGTTACGGTTATTGTAGGAGTTGCTGTAACTGTTGGAGTTAATGACTTTGTTGGAGTTTTTGTGACTGTAGGAGTTATAGTATTAGTTGGAGTTAAACTATTAGTTTGAGTAATAGTTGGAGTAACTGTTTGAGTAATAGTTAATGATAATGATGGAGTTACTGTAATGGTTGGTGAAGGAGTTAACGAAGACGATACTGTTACAGTAGGGGTTGCGGTACGCGTTACGGTATTGGTCGGAGTACTAGTTAGAGTGGATGTATTTGTTAGTGTTATTGTCGGGGTTTGCGATGGAGTTGCTGTTACAGTTGGGGTGATGGTTTTTGTTGGCGTTGGACTAACATTGGGTGGTTCGTACAAAATTGCAACATTAGGAACAAGTTTTCCTTGTAATAAGAATCCTTTGTATAAAACTTCTATTTCATCACCAGAATAAACTGCATTTTGATAAATTAATTGACCAAGATTAATTGGAACAACTAGACTTTTGGATGGTGTCGGGGTTATTGTTGATGTTCGTGTTGGTGTTTTGGTAGTGGTTCGTGTTGGTGTTGTGGTTTTAGTTATAGTCGGAGTAACAGTCTGTGTTGGTGTTACTGTTGGAGTCACAGTTCTTGTTTGAGACACTGTTCTGGTAACAGTTTTGGTCGGAGTTATAGTTTGAGTAGCGCTAATAGATACTGTGGGTGTCTTTGTTGCTGTAACACTTTTGGTTGGAGTAACACTCTTAGTAACTGTTGGTGTTGCTGTTCTAGTTGGTGTTTTTGTTGGGGTGGCTGTTTTAGTTGGCGTAGGGGTTGGGGTGGCTGTGTAGCATACGCTTTCTGGACTAGTTTTATAAGCTTCTCCATTATCATCAACAATAACAGCATTAGGAGCAACATCACTTTGTGTTGCATACGTCCAGAATCCGGTATTAGCTCCGCCGCCTTTATAAAAAGCGGCTTTATACCATTCATTCTCGTTAGGAATCCAGTAAGTATTTTTGTTAGATGGTGATGGTTTGGATGTTCCCTCGATTATTCCGCTTAAACTATAAACTCCAGACTCAGTATCGTTTCCAGTTTGTCCACCATTATGTAGCCAATTAACATATCGTGCAGCACAAAACCAATTCATAAAATTAACTGGCTTATTCCCCATATCCATTTTTGCAGAATATGTGAAGCCTACCGACGAAGATCCTGATCTATTGATTCCGCCCCTAGGATCATCGCTCATTTCGGGTATCCATAATGCTAGCCCAAAATTAGACGTACTAGCAACCGCATTTAAAAACTGAACATATTCAGAGTTTGTTATAGCATACTTTTTAATTTGATAATTATAAGCTACTGCACCATAATTATTATTAGCAGCATCACCGGTATTATTAGAGTCCGTCACTAGTGCATAATTAGTTGAATCTATTAACGATGCTGTTTTGGCTATTCTGAATCCTATATCATTTCTTTTTCCATCAACATAATTAATATCAGAATAATTTTTAGCTAATTGACCACTAGCACTTACGAAAGATCCTCCTCTGAATTTAGGATAACCGTCAACAAAAGTATCAACTATCTCATTAATGTTTCCGCTCTGATCATAGGTTCCATAGTAACTAGAGATTCCATTTAATCCTACTGCTGATAAGTTACCAGTAATCCCATTCCAAACAGCCTGACTATTATAGTTAGAACTATTACAATTATTTAACATATTTTAATAGTCCTTTAGAAATTATTAGTAACTGAAAACGTAACTGTTTGTGATGGTGCAGAAACAATGGAGTATCCAGCTCCAGCTGGATCGCTGCCATTAATATTAACGGGAGAGTAAAGAGCATAGACTCTAGCTTTATAATTACCTAAACCTACCGGAAAATGAGATCCAAAAGTATAGCTAGTTTCAGTAGCTGATATTTGGCGAGAGCTGAAGAAAATATTAGTCGATAAATCGACATACATGACTGCTACATAACCATATAGAGTAAGAGAAATTCCTGGGACTAATAGTGTCTGTGTCGGATGGCTCCATGTTATTGCGGCTTGTAAATCTCCTCCTGTCGCGCTTAGAATATTTGGAGCACATGGATTTGCAGTATCATTATTAGGGTTCCACCTATACCATCCTGCATTTATCATACCTGCTATAGTTCTTGGGTCCTGATTAAATCCAAAATTGTAACTAATATATCTACTAAATAGTCTAATATAGACTGGTCTATTATTTAAATCTACAGGTGGATTACGATAGTATCTCATGCTAGACAGGTCTACTGGCCAACTATAGGTATAATTTTGTATTGATGCAACTGAAGAAAAGGGCAAATCATTCTTGGCCCATTGAAAAGTACTATCGAATATGGAACTATTAGAACTATTACCTAAATAAACACCATAGCTATAACCATATAGTGGAATTGAATCTACTGTTGTGTCTAGTGGTGTTTTCCATGTTAAAAGTGCTGAATCCTGATATGATTGCATTACAAAATTCGAAGGAGCATTAGCACTATCGGATAAAAGACGATCATTTCGCATGCTAGGACTAATTGTCATTGTTGGAGTAACGGTTACGGTACTAGTTACTGTTGGAGTAGTAGTTGGAGTAAATGATGGACTAACAGTAATTGTTGGAGTAACTGTGGGTGTTTGCGTATTTGTCGGAGTTACAGTTATTGTGGGTGTTACTGTTGAGGTTACCGTTGGAGTCACTGTCTCTGTTGGAGTAACTGTAATTGTTGGAGTAATTGTCTGTGTTGTTGAAACGGTTTGTGTTACTGTTGGTGTTGTAGTAATAGTAATAGTTGGTGTTGGTGTTAGTGTTGAAGTTACACTGGGTGTTGGAGTATTCGTTGAAGTTACTGTTGCTGTTGGTGTTACTGTTGATGTTATTGTTGGAGTAACTGTGATTGTTGGCGTGACAGTTCTTGTTACTGTTGGAGTAACTGTTCTTGTTGGATAAGGAGTTTTGGTAACTGTTCTTGTAACCATCGGAAGTCTGGTTGCGCCTATTTCACAATCATTACTAAGACTATCACACTTTACCACAGTATTATTCTGATAAAAGACACGAGGAAGAGGAATACTTGAACTAATAATACCAAGAGTATTAGTATAATCTCCATCTAGCCAAGTATTACTTATCGGAGGATCAGGATATGCAGGATTCATAATATAATATAGAAAATCTTCTCCCCCTGCTGTGCTCTTTTGAAAAGCCCAATATGTTGTATATGGATATGCTGCTAGAGTAGTAAGACCAATTCTTGGATAAGAGTTTTTACCATCTTTACTATAAAAATAACTACCATTACTATCAGTAGTAGTTGATAAATAATAAATACCATTAATTCCATCTTGTACAGCCTGACCACCAGAAACAATAATATCAGAACTATTCATTAGTTTACTAGTTAATACTAACATTTTCATTGGCCAATATTTCGTAATTTGCACCATGATTTGTTCTGTTGTACTAGAAGCAATAAATGCCACGATTGGTTTATCTATAGTGGCAGTATATGGAGATTCTTCGCTTAAAGTAAAGTAAGCAACATATTTATTTCCAGGAATAAGATTCGTGAATGTTACTAAATGTCCAACATTCTGAGGTGTTGGTCCATTGCCGTATGGGTCAATATCAGAACATGATGGAGCATTATTGCTTTGAGTAGCGTAATTATAAAATCCACTGGGTATTATAGAATAAAAATCAAATACTCCAGGATTTTCAAAACTATTAGTTGACATATTAAATATGCCAGGAGAAATAGTGATATTAGTAGTAATAGGATCATCATAATTTATACTAGTAACAGTTGACCATGCTCCATTTTTTAAAATTTTCCAACCAGTTGTTACCGGAATAACGCTTTCTAAGTTTTGAACAGGGAGTGTGGCTGAGTCTTCAAATGGATTACCATTAGTATATGACCATTTCTGAACATCATTCAGATTATCTGAATAATAAGCTGCTTTATACCATTCTCTTCTTGAGGGTAAATAATATCTAGCATTTGCTGATCTTGATATATCAAACTGTATACCATCGACACCAACAGAAGGACTGGATACAAAATCATAGGCACCAGTATCTATTATTTTTGTATTAGCATTATCTACTCTGTTATGTAGCCAATTACAATATCTCATTGCCATAAAAGCTGATACATAATTTACTGGTTTATTTCCCATATTTTGTAATACTGCATATTTTGAACCAGCAACATCATTATAGTCAAAACCTATTCCTCCATAAGTAGTATTTGACATAATCGAATGGTATAATAATCCAGAATTTCTAGAAGCTAATTGTCCATAACTATTACTATAATCAGATTCATCAGCAAGCAAACCACTAGGATCAACAGAATTTAAGAAGTCTACATATTGCTGATTCGTAACTTCTAAAGCTGATGCTTTGAAATTAGAACTAATTGATCTAATAATAAATGGATAATTCCCAGCAATGTCTCTAAATCCGGGTGTCAAAAAGTTTGTAGAATTATCTACAGTTTTAAGTATTGATATTTTACCAAAATATTCACTATATATGTCTTTATCTATTGTATACCACTCTTTTCTATCTCTATGATGTCCATAAAGTATAGATCCATCATAATTTATAGCTAATTGTAATATAGCAGGAGAGGATCCTGGACCACTTAATTGGGCATTTTTAATAAATACTGGCGATCCACCCGTAGTTGTTGGAAGTAAATTAATAGCATAAAAAGTATTTGACGCTGTTGAGGCGTATAACATACCAGAGTTTTTATCTATTGCAATATCGCCCAGTGTATTGTCTGTATCTAAAATAGGTAATGAAATATTCCATGTTTGTTTTCCTGTTGCTGTTGGCACATTACTTGATCCTGCATAGGAGAATGATATTTTGTTCAGAGTTTTTGTACCCTCTGTAAAATACCAATAGCCACTAGCATAATAATCTGCATTTCCTATAGATGTAGTTAAATAAGTATTTGATGAAGCTATATAAGCTAGTTGTGGACTGGTTGAGTTCGTATTCCACCAATACAATCCAGAAGGATCACTTTCATAGCCATTAAAGGTAAAATAAATCTGATCCTTGTCAAAATTATAAGCCAAAGCATTACAGGGGCTTTTCTGAAAAGTTGTTCCTGTGCCAAAAACTAAAGAACAAGCTCTTCTTTCTGGTATTACTTCAAAAAATAAATTTGTTTCTGTAATTCCATAAATTCTGGATTGTGGTAAAGTATCAGAAGCTGATGATCCGCTGACTGTAACAAAATTAGGTAAGTTTAGCGGGTTGCTGGTTGAGAATACTCTAAATCCAATATCTTTTTTAAGAGTAAATGAGTTATAATTATTCTGATTATGTATACCAATATTATTAGAAGTATCATATTTGGAGATAGTTCCACTATTCGAACTAAATGATCCTCCCAAAACTATTTTCGATGAGCTATAATTGTACTCTGGATTATATCCACTAAAACTAACATTATTTTCAATCCATTCAGCAACATTTCCACTTTGATCATAAGTTCCATAATAACTAGGAGAGCCATTGAATCCAACAGCACTAACATTACCAGTAGCAGCATTCCAAATTACACAATTGTTATAATTAGCCTTATTAAGACCAGGTATATCCAGCATTATTAATTTCCTTTATTTTTTTAAATACACTCAGGACCACATTTTACTGCAAGATAGTCCATAGCCTCCAAGGCATTGCTAGTATTAGTTAGTTTAAACTGTATAACAGCCTGACTCTGATTTTCTAAATTAATATTAGCAACAGTTAATAAATTAGCTTGTCCACTATTCTGAAATACAATATTACCACTACTCGGAGTTAGTGTGATAGCAGGAGATGCTGAAATGAATCGATATGTATGATTATCTCCTGGCATAGCATTACTAACATTAACAGATAATAGCTTTGTTCCAGAGCAGCAACCAACTGGTAGTGTTAATACTGGAGATCCAGAGAATGAAACAATATAATCTGTTATAGGTAAGCAATTATTACAATTTAATGTAAAATCATTACTATACGTTGTTATATTTGAGCAAGAGGTTTGTTGAACGCTCATGTTCAAAGTTATAAACTTATTCTTTGATCCATCGTATAATGAATTTTCTTTATAGACTAGGATAGTATCTCTAGTGTCGGTAGCGCATGATCCACTAGGGTAACAGAACCCAATGTCTGTTTTGATAACTCTAGAGTCAGAAGTTGCCACAAATTCACCAGATTGTCTTGAAACAACAACCGGCCAATTACTATCAACACGAGCAAAATTGTATTTATACGTTTCTCCAGGAATAAGATTATTTAGTCTAGAGTTTAAAACATAAGTATTATTACCGAAAGTATCCAATACAGCATTAGAGTCTTGAATAATCTCAAGCTTCTTTAGACAATTATCACAAGAAACTCTACATTCATTACTTTGTGCTATTGAATCATTACAACCAGTTTCTTTAATTTCTAGTCTTAGTTTCACATTTCTATCAATTGCTCCAAAATTCGTTGAACAAGTTGGATCTAATGAATATGGAATAACATTTGCTGTTCCATTAGGACATGTTCCTGTTGATGGGCAGAATGTTAATCTGCTAGTTAAACTTTCAAAAGTTGAATTAGCTTTAATTACTCCACTCATTGGATATAGTATTGCTGGCCAATTAGCTCCAGCACCCTTAAACTCATAACTATAATACGATCCTGGAACAAGATTACTAACATCTGCTAGAACATCAATATAATTTGTTCCATAGTTAAGAGAAAGATTCTTTGGTATTGTAGCATCTAGTATTGGTAAGCAGTTTTCGCAAGAGGCTGTTAACTCATTACTGTAAATAGTTTCAGCATCATAGTTAATTGGATCAACCATTAGTCTCAATTTAATATTTCTACTAATATATCCTGCTCTTGTAATACATGAAGAGTCAATGGTATAATCGAGAACATCAGGATCAGAACTAGGACAAATACCGGTTGATTTGCAGAAAGATAATTTGGCGGGGATTGACATTGATGTTGTTGTTGGAGTTAATAGTCCGCTCATTGGAGAGATTGTTACAGGCCAATTAGCATCAACAGCCTCAAAAACATATCTGTATTGTGAATTTGGAATAAGATTCAGTATGTCTGCATTAAATACATACTTATCATTTCCTTGTGTTAAATTCAAAGAGTTTGGAATAGACGCTCTTGGTTTGGACACACAGTCATTACAAAAAATACTTAATTCATTACTATAGGTTGATTCATTATTAGAAGATTGTTTAATTCTGAGTTTTATTCTTGCTGTTTTGTCTAATAGTCCAAAGTTGATATCTGATGATACATTGGTTGTGTATGCTAAGACTCCATTAACTCCACTTGGGCACAAGCCTGTTGATGGACATAATGTTAGTTTAACAGGAATAGACGCCACTTTATCTGTGGCTACCATTGTGCCACTTTGTGGCTGCACTAAGACTGGCCAATTAGCTCTGACACTACTAAATTCATATGAATATTCTTGTCCAACAATAAGATTATCTAAAGCAACATCAAAACTACTATAAGTATCACCAGCATTAAGATCAATTACAGAAGGTAACACAGCATGAGTTTTTGGTAAACAGTCATTACAGAGCACGGAAAAGGACGATGATGAGCTAGCTTGTGGAGATTGTGCTTTTTCAACTGGCTCAACTACTAGGTTAATAACAGAATATCTATCTTCTCTATCTATACTATTTGAAGTATCAACATAGTTTAAAACTTTATCATCAGCTTCTAAGCAGACATTGGAAGATGAACAGAATGATAGTAGACTAGTTATATTAGCATATTCATTTGAGGCTTTAATGACTCCTGATCTTGGAACTATCTTTACTGGCCAATTTCCTCCAGCTCCTTCAAAAGAGTATGTATATGATTGATTTGGTATTAATCCATTAATCTCTGATGTTATGCTTGTTGAATTTCCATCTTCTGGATTAAATGACATAGAGTCTGTTCTAATTGATAGTTGAGGAGCACATTCATCACATTCAACAATACATGGATGTGTATATATAACTTCATTAACATTATCATATTCTGTAATAGATAATCCAAGAACACTATATAAACTCTTTGGTCCAACAGCTAATCCTGGATCACTGATTTTTGTCTGTGGAGTATTGAAGAATACATTAGCATCAGAAGCTGGACATTCTCCAGTTGTTGAGCAAAAATATACATATGTTTTGACATTACTAGGATAAAATACTCCTGATAGTGGAGTTACTCTAACTGGCCAATTTCCACCATTATTAGTAAATTTAAATCTATATTTATTATTTGGATTTAATCCACTAACATTAACATCAATTGTTTTAATTGTTGACATTTATTTTACCTTTGTATATTGAGTTTAACAGCTGGTTCCTTCACTGATAGTCACACCCACGCCAACATGACCACCGTTACTAGCACAATCTAAGCATCTGATTTTAACTATATTACTACGATGAATTATACTAGAACAATCTGGGTCACTAAGCAATAATCTGAATGATGTTTCGGTTTTATACCAATTTTTAGTTCCTGCATTATTCTTTATTGAATATGGCAATACTCCTATTTGTCCATTTGGACACGAACCTGTTGTGGCACAGAAGCCTCCGTATAGGCTAAGCACAGCATCTTTTTCGTGTGCATATATTTGACCGGTTGTTGCAGATAATGAGAACGGCCAATCTGAATCTAGTGCTTGTAGTGAATAATTATATAGTTTATTTGGGATTAAATTACTAAGAGTAATATTTATTTCGTGTTCAGTTTCTTTTTTAATTCCGGTATTGACCACATCAAATTTTATTTTTGGAAAACAACCAGTGCAAGTCACTTTAACCGAATCGCTTTTATATATATTTGAAGCATCGTTTACAGCATAAAACGACAATTGTATTTTACTAAATGGATCATCTCCAATATTACATAAACAATCATCATAAGCTAATAGACCATCACAGTCTAAACAGCCAGTTTTTGATAGGCAAAAATATACTGTAGCATCAATTGATGCTGTAGCGGATGTTGAGGTTATGGAACCACTAATTGGTGTTATTACTGTTGGCCAGTTTGACCCTATGCCATTAAAAACATAGTTATATTTTTCAAATGGAATTAGGCCATTTATTTGAGCCGAAATATCTATAGGATTAGGCATTTGATATCCTTTTTAGTATGAATAACTGTTTATACACCATATGTTATGGACTGCTAGGGGCTGCTCCTGGAGGAGTACGATCAATAACTATGCCAAGAGCTGCGCTAGCTATTCCCACATCTCCAGCTGAGTTTTTAATCCTGGCACTAATTGTATATTGACCATCATTTTTAACCGCATCTTCTGGAATAGCAACGTTATAGCCTCCGAGGAGATCGGGCTCTGCGGGTACTGTGGTGACTACACTATTATTAACTAAGATTTCTATAGTATCTGTATTCAGTAGATTTATAGTATTGGGTATACTGAGAGTAACAACTGGAGAAACAGCATTTGTTATATTGTCAGTATCACTTGATCCAGTGTCTGATGTTGCTACTAAATCAATAATAGCATCGGCTAAAGAAGGCACAGATGATGGAGGTTGAGCATCTGGCTGACCATCATCAATTGTTAAAGTCGCACCAGGGCCGCCTGCTCCATTAGAAGATAATGCTGGCTTTCTGTATGTGACCACTAACGGATTACTATATGTAATCTCAGACGGACACGAATTAGAAACTAGTGTTGCTCTTAGCATAATATCATAGTCAATTGACCCTGTCCAAAATTTGGGATATGATGGTATGCTGTAATTATTAACACCATTTTGTCCAGGTTGACATATTCCTGTTGACTGGCAAAATAAAATCTTACTAGATATCTGAGGAACAGTAGTAATAGATTTTACGTCTATTGTTCCTGATGACGGTCCAATGAAAATAATTGGCCATTGGGAATTAATTGTTTCTATTTTGTACGAATATATTTGATTTTTAAGCAAATTATTAATAGATAAATTAAATTCATACGATGCATTAACTGTTGTGTCTGTTGGTCTATTTACTATATTAGGAACAGAACTAGATAGTGATATTGATGATTTTGGTAAACAATCCTTGCATCCTATGCTGAACTGATTGCTTATAGTTTCTGGACCATCAAAAGAGGTTGGGGTTATTGATAATTCCATTATTGCATATTTATCACTATCTTTCGTAAATAAACATGGCTGTGGAAGATTATAATTTAGAGTATTAGAATCACAACTTCCGCTTGTTGGACAGAAAGTCACTCTTGCTTTAATTAAACCCGTTGGAGTTGATGGCTTTAGTATTCCGGATATTGCATTAACGCTAACTGGCCAATTAGCATCTACACTTTTAAATACATATCTATACTCTTCATAAGGTTGTAAATTTTCTATCTGTGGATTAATAACTATAGAGTTACCATCTGCCAGAGTTAGTATTTCATTCTCTATACTTGATGGTATAACATTTGGCAAAAGTTTAGTAGCAGTACTCGTGAATCCGAGTAACGATCCTCCAATAGCTGGAATTTTTAATGGAATAGCAGATTCGTCTCTAACTATAAAATAATATGATGATCTTGGATCTAAAAATTCTAAATCAGAATCTGGATGTGGTGCGTATAGGTATCTTTTATTACCAAGCGAGTCTGATCCTTCTACTAGTTTTGTCCAAAATTTTGGAATTTTTCCATTAGCGCTTTGGCTGCTATATATAGCACTTATACTTTGAATGAATCGGTCATATTCTGCTCGTCCCTCATCTGTTAAATTTGCTGGAACAGTTTTCAATGACAGTCTTTGATTACCACTATAATATGTAATAAAAAATTGGCTATTTATAATCATGATATAGTCCATTCATAAAGTTTATGTTGCATAATATTATTTACACCCTATGTAAAATCTGATATTGGAATAGTATCCCCAATAACTCTGCCGCCCGCTTTTAATAAACAAACAGAAGGTATTGGCTGTGGTGATTCTGGCGAACCCAATAGGGCCGTATTTTTAACAGGTAACAGAACAACGGTGTCCTGGTTTTGCGCTGGATTTTCTAATATGAATTTTACTATTACTTGATCTCTTACAATATATGTCCAATTATTATTATAGTCTAATGCAGTATATACTGATGAGGCATTGTTATAAACCAGATTCGTTGGGTCGATACAACCAATAGCAGTGACGAAGGAAAATGTTCCAGAATATGATTGATTTGCTACGAAATTAACAACCTTGTTAAGCTCAATTAAGGTATTAGAAATTAAACTTTTAACAAAATATGTTTCTGTGGTTGGTATTCCTGGGCCAGTAACTGTTGATCCTAGTGTTATTGATGAACTTGCTCCTGTTGTATCCGTTATTTGTATAATTGATCCTCCGTTAGGACCAATCCCTCCAGAAGAAGTTGACAAAAGAAGGGTGCCAGCAACACTAGCTTTTGATTCTGGTGAACATATTATTAATAAATAATCAGTATATAATACATTATTTTTTGTATCTTTTATCGTTAATCTTAATAAAGTTTTCGTTTGTATTTTCTGTAATGCCTTAACTTTCATAAAAATTTTTGGAACCAAACTTGCTGAACCCTGAATAGAATAAGATCCTGATGGAGGCTCAAAAGTTATTGTGGTTGGCGGATTTTTAGGTAGGTTAATTGGAGTATCAAAATATAATACATACTCTGTTTGTTTTTTTATAGAAGATGGGATAGGGAAATATACAATAAATCCCTTTTGCCCTTCTTCTAATGAATAATTTTGTGTTGTAATCATATTATATTGTTTCTGATTGACATTTAATTGTTACTATTTTTTCAAGTAATTTTTTATTATTCTGCGTTACTGATATTACTGAAAATTTAAAGATACTAATATTTTGTTGATTATTGAGAATGGCTAAATTAATTGGAAGAATTGCTCTTCTTACAGAAATAGTTTCATTAGTAGTAGTTCCTGGTTTAGGAATAGTATAATCAGAATACTTGGCATCTTGTATTATTATGTCTTCTATATTGGTATTCGTAGTTAACTCAACAAATTCAAAACTATATTTATATGGTTCTGGTTTTAATTGTGTAATTTCAAACTCTAATATGGCGCCTAAACAACAATAATTCTCTATACTATCATTAGCAATGAGGTTATTTTCATAGTATGTCTTAATAGTTGGTATTGGATCAAAGCATACCGGCTGACTAACAAATTCAACAACTGATCCGTCTGTGAGTTTTGTATATAGTTTTCCAGTAACACTATTCATTACTAATTCACCAATTGATATCTGATCTGTGCTTGGAAATCCATCACCTTGCTCGTCTCTTTTAAATAATAGTTTCATGTTGGGCATACTCCTGTGAATAGAATAGATCCAAAGTCCCAGTTGCTTAGCAGATCATTTTCTCTTTGTACAGCTAATTCTGGATCTTCTTCCGATATTAAGTTTCCTGATGCATATATATAAGCATATGAACTTTGACCATTAGAATTATATGCTGATAGTCTATAGTGATAATTTATATTAGATTCAGTACCATTTATAACTTCATTAGTAGAAGTAATAAGATTACTAGTATCATTATAATTCTGCCACGATATTCCAGCATCGTATGATTCTTCTATTCTATATCCAAGAATTGGACTTGATCCATTTTGGCCAGCTTCCCAAGATAAAGCAATATCAGAATATATAGTATTATCAAATTCTCTAACATATGCTAAATTATATGGAGCTTTTGGAACAGATGATCCTGGGGTCATGCCACTAGAAGCATCAGAGTATTCACCTATTCCAATTAGGTTTTGAGCAGATATTCTAAACTTATACTGGGTTGCGGCAGAAAGCCCCTTTATTGTCGCTCTTGTTGATTCTGGTTTTGCTCTATCAACAGAATATGGAGACTGTATATCGGTCCATGTGTCACCATTATTGGTGGAAAACTGAATAATATAATTTATTATTAAACTGTTACCATCACTCTCTGGTTGATTCCATTTGATTGATAATTCACTATTACCAATACCGTTTGAATCAGGATCAAGAATTATACCGTAGGGTTTTCCTGGGGTTGTTGGATTGGTCTTTGGTACTCTGGATATTATCTTACCATTTTTATCAATTGTTAATAAAGCATTTGTTATATATTTACCGCTATTATCTGATAACGGCAATGGTCTTAAATAAATGTCTTCAGTAATAATATTAGGACTATATATTGTCCTATCTACTGTTAAATCAGCATAATCATAAACATATCCTGTTATCGTCACCTCTCCTATTGTATAAGTACCAGTTGGTAATGAACTTATAACATATGCTCCGCTTGTATTAATAGAAACTTTTGCTCTAGTATCATAATTCCATCCTGAAGGATTTGTTTTTTCTCTATCTAGATACTTTACAAAATAAATACCGGAAGATGGAGATCCGCTAGCTGCGTTTGGTACATTAGCATCTACCTTAAGAGCAGGAATCATACCTACTGGAATATTATGTGAATTTAATCCAAAAATATTTTCATCATAATTTCCATATCTTGTTTTTCTTTGTCCATAAACAAGGAAGTCTATGTTTTCACCAAGCATATTAAATGCTGTATGAGTATCTGGTCTTATACTGATACTATTAAGTGTGCTTGGTTTAAATTTTAATTGACTATTTTGTAGTTCGTCTTGTATGCAATTATATTGGTTCTTTGCAGTTCTTCCCAACTGCATATCCATATATGCTCCCTTAGTAACAGAGAATGCGTATCCATTCCCTAAATATGAGTTACCATCTGACCAAGGCTTTGGCGTACAAATTTTAATAGCTAAGCCTTGTACCGTTTGATCTGGTTCTCCATCGGGGTCAATAAAGTCTGCTTCTTGATAGAGGTCTTCTAATGGAGTAACTAGGTCAATAGAATCTTGTTCAGCTCCGTACCTAACTTCTGCTGCAAATTTAACATATACAATTTCTCTCGTATCATTTCTCATTAATTCAATAGTATCAAAACCTATTCCAAATTCTGATTCTAGTATTTCTTGAGTTAATGCTGTGGCACTTATACTAGCATCTGCCCATTTAGGTTTATTAATATAAAATATGATTCTACCATCTTCGACCTTAACTGGTCTCTTTGAGAATCTATTCCATTTAACCCCATCTGCATTAAGATACACTGCTGGAGACCACTCTGCGGGCTGATCTTTTCCCATGTGTGTAAGAATATTACCTTTATATCCTTCAAAGTTTGGATATATTTGTATTCCTTCTGTTATTTTTGTTATAGCATTTATTGTAACTTTTGCTGGGATTTGAACGCTATCAATAGTAGTAGATGGTTCATATTCTATTTGTGAAAATGCTTTTATCTCGTGACTATTTGGATTATCAAAATTACCGGAACTTACATATAAAGGTCCGTATGGTTGACTTGGCATTGTTATAGCATTCAATCCAGTATTAAAAACCAATTTATTTCCCGGAATTGCTGCTAAATCATTTTCTCCAGATCTATATATCAAAGCACCTTCAGACCCAGGATAAGACGGTATTATATTTCCACTGGAGTCTATTTTGCTTATTTGTTGATATAAAAGATTTTTAGATCTTAATCCACTAACGTCAACATATCCTTGTGATATAAGTTGTATTCCGCTTCCGCCAACTAACCACATATTACCACTTGCTGATAATTGAATATTCTTATCTCCAAGAACATTAAAATATTGTCCATCTATTTTTTTATTTCCAGTATTTATACTAACTCCTGGCCAGCTTTTTGGACCTAGTATTGTAAACCATGAATTGCTCATAATTGAATTTCCTCTTTAAATAAACCACCCAGGACCATTGGTTTTTTCGTCACACCACCAAGGAAGATTATCTGATTCTATTAAACCAGCATCTGAACATAAAGAGAATGTGTCTGTTTCTATTCTCTTGGGTTGAGCAGAGAATATACATCCAGTACAACTAGCTATAGTTCCTAATATTGATTTTGTATTACGATTATTCCATTGGTCATCAAGATTAGTGGCTGGCGTTTGTGTTTGCGTAATAGTTTGTGTGTTTGTTTGTGTGTTTGTTGTGTCTGTTCCACCACCTTGTGTGAAATTTAATTCAGATAATGATGACATTATTGTGCCATCACCAATCATAATATGATCAGCATATAACCATCCACTCACACTTAAATTAGCAAATACTTTTGTTTCTTGGTTTGTTACAGCATCGATACCTGAACCAACCAAATAAGGTTCGGGTCTTTTGATACTAACAGATGATGTTCCAGTAACACTGTTACCATTAACTGGTCTGTAGTATGCGGCTTTATGCCATTCACTAAGTTCTGGTAGCCAGTATTTTCTATAAGATCCTTTAGCTATACTATAAGTGTCTACATCAGTAAGATATATATTATATGATCCATTATTAAGTATATAATCAATATTATTTTCAGCAATTATTGGAAGAGCCCCATTGTGCATCCAATTTATAAATTTAATAGCATTTAAATAACTAACAAAAGTGACTGGCTTATTAATCATGGATGGTTTTGGAGAGTACTCATAAACTCCTGTGTCTATTCGTAGTATTCCTCCAAGGTTACTGCTCGTCATTCTAGAATCATATAATTTACGATCTACTACCTTACTGCTAGCTGTTGCATTTAAGAACTTACAATATTGACTATTAGTAATTTCATATTTACCTATTCTATAAAAATTATTAACAACGCCTAGATTGTTTAATATTATAGGAGAATATGATCCAGTTGATCCTTTAACATATGTACTTGATGAATCTTTAATATTTCTAGGATCACCAACCGTAACAAAGGACATATTTAGTCCGGTTGCCTGAGATATAGCGGCCGAATCAATTATTCCCTGTAGCCCTGCTATTCTGAAGCCAACATAATCAAATCCCGACATTCTAGGAAGAGACTCTATACTTTTTAAACCACTGGGGCCTATTTCAACATCGTCTGTTGTTAAGTAAGATCCTCCAGCGGTAAACTCGTTTATGTCACGAGATTCTATAGATGCTTTTTCAACCCACTCTGCAACGTTTCCGTTCTGATCGTATGTTCCATAATAAGATGGTAATCCATTTGTTCCAATATCTGATAATACTCCACTAAATAAATTTCTGCTAATATTATAATTATAATTTGCAGATGAGTAGTAGTTTGAAATGCCGCTTCCTCCAGTTGTTACCACAATAGGAAACATATCTGTTCTAGTGGTTGCAAATGGAGAATAAATGCCAGATGGTTGTAATACTCTGCCAGAATTAGCTTTAATTAATAGTGCTGGTTGTTCATCAAGTCCATAAACTATAAAATTAATATCTTTTTGTTTGCTGTTAAAGACAGTATCTGTTAATGGTCGCACACTAAGAATATTTTCTGTTGAATCAGACAATGTACCTTCATCAACACTCTTAGTCATCGTTAAATATCCACCCTTAGTTATAGAGTAAACATTAACATTTGATGTAATATTTTGTACAATATTTTGATCTACTAAAAGTCCAACAACGGCACTACCATTTGATTCTAAACTAATAATTTTTCTGTATATATTAGATCCATTTGATGAGATCACTATTTGATCTCCAGCAGCAAACTCATCAGCAGAAACACTATCTGTGAAAGTAATTTGTCTCAAGCAGGCTGTTGCGGGTCTTGGGGAATACTTTGTCCAAATAACATCTCTTTCAGTTAAGAAATAGTCATCTAAAGTATATATTCCAGTGATTGCTCCATTTGACGTTGTGCTCAATAATTTATTTGCTGGCACAGGAAGTAAAAGAGCCCCTGCCGAATCAATACTGAGTGGACTATTAATTAGTTTACCGCCAGAAGCCATCAATAGTCCGCTAGATCCCAAATTACTAATAGTAATATTAGTAACATCAATATTTTGTGAAGATATGGTTGTTAGGTATGAGGTTCCTGTAGCATATACTGAGGACGATGAGAATGTTATTGATGATTGGGGACTAACTGTTATCTGACTATTTCCATTAGATAATAGTAAATTACCATTATTGTTAATTTGTAATCTATTTCCACTATATCCAACATATGTAGAATCTACTGTAGTTTGTATGGTTTTTATTCCTGTGACACCAGAAACTACTGTGATATCTAGTGAACCCTTTTCTCCATAAACTGTTGTATTAACTGCTCGTGATTCTATCTGGGCATAATTTGTTTGATTGCCTGTAGAATTTTTAGCAGAAAGGTTGATCTGGGAAACAACACTACCACTTGCTATATCTGTTGACGGTTTATGATAAAGAGTTATATTAGCTGGATAGCAGGATGTTCTATTCTCTAGTCTTAAGCCTTCTTGACAAACGGTATTAACAATATGGAATACTGTTGATGGCCGTGAGCCTGACGGAATGTTGATTCCTACTCTTCCGTCATAAGAAAAAAATAAATTTTTACTTAACGATCCGCTTCCATAAACTATAAAATCGCTACCATTAGTACTATTGTTAACAATGAAAGGATATGTACCACTAGTTGGGATAATGGTATCTGCTGATGATGCTGAATTTGCTCCGATAAATACTCTTTGAGACTCTGAATCCCAATACATTTCGGCATTATTCATTTCTCCACTTAATATAGAAAAAGTATCAGAATCATTATTTAATGACTGTACGCTCATTCTTTCTGGAGACTTATTATTTAGTACTACCCAATCCTTCCCTGTCGATGCTAATCTGGCATAATTATTAAATGAATCTAGTGTGCATACTAGTGACCCATCTTTATTATTCACAAATAATGAGTTTGATGATTCTATTAGTTTTAATTCAATAATAATATTGTTTGACTGGTCTAATGATGGAAGACTAATGCTAATAGGTTTTGAAGAGCAGTCTACAAGATATAAGGCACTTATAGCATCTAAAGATAAGTCTTTATCAATAACGATTGTATTATTTAGTCCTTTATCAAAAGAACTTTGATTAGCAAATACATAAAAATCATTACCAGAAGATGGAAAATCTACTGTATTGTTATTATTAGACGATGAAATAGTCTCAATTCTTTTAACAACAATATTACCACTATTATCAAATACTATTTCTCCAACACCAGTTTCAAATAAGCGACTATTTAAGTTTCTGGCTATGTAAGGAATTAAATATCCTACATGATTAGTATTAAGAATATTATATGTTTTTATAGCAGATACTGGCTTAATAACGTCATTTTCTATAACGAAATTAAATCCAATATTATCAAATACTCTTATTAGTTTGTTTGACATATATTAGGTTCTCATTGGGCGATTATTGGCTGCAGTGTTTAGATTACCTTCAAATTGTGATCTGTCATATTTTGCCATAGTGTTTTGACTAGTTTGACTACCAGCTAATTGTCCTGCTTGTGCTGCACTACTTACTATTCTATCTCCTTCTTTTCCTAATCCTGTAAAATCAACAACTTGTCGCCCAGTAACTTCTGCTGTTAATGATGTTGGTATTTGACTAGCAGTCTCTGACCAAGTATTTGCTGAACTAGCAATTGTTTGTGAAGCACTAGCGAATGTTTGGCCGAAATTATTTAATGTTTCAGTACTACTTTGCATCATTTGACTATATGTTTCCATTCCTGATTGGAGTGCGGTGCTTAGTTGGTTCATGGCCTGTCCTACTGCAGCACTAATACTAGACGATATATCATTAGATACACCACTACTACCACTACTACCGCCACTACCTCCACTAACTAGTCCAGCTGCAGCATAATATTTGGGTGCAACTATTCCACCATTGGCCAAATAGTTAACAATTCCACCTCTATTGAAATGGCCACTATTTATAGCATTAAGTAGAGGCATATGCTGCTGACTAGATTCTCTGTTAACAACAAATTCTCCAGGAGTTAGCATGGCTGGTACAGTATCTGTTCCCTGAGATAGATAAGGTATTAATGCTCCATTATTAGCATATACTATACCACCCTTATTAAATTTTTGTATTCCTAATTTATGTAATTTTTCAATAATTTCTGGCGTAACTTCATCGGCTGGGATATTATATATTTCCGTTGATTTAGCTCTAAGACTTGGACCTCTAACATGGATTCCTCCTTGTGAATCAAACTCATAAACAGGTTTACCAGTATCTTCTACCTGGGCGTGGGCTTTGGTTTCAAACTTTTCTAATGATCTCTTACCAGTTTTAGGATCAATAATAGCACCTTCAAAACCACTATAGTTGACATATTTATTATCAACACTCGTGGTTGATCTACCTGTTCCGACTCCTCTAGACTGTTTATAAGAATTACTCAATCTACCATAAGCTTCAGCTGATTCTATGAGATCTGCTGGCGCATTTCGCATAGATCCATATGTTCTAAATTGATTTGGTATGCCAGCTTCTACAGCACTTTTCCATAAAGGATCACTCTCATCATAATAAGATTGTCCCAAACCAGTCTTTTCTATTTCAAAAACTCTCTTACCTTCATCTATTTGTGCTTGATAAAGCATAGTGTTTCTAGTCTTTAATAATTTATCAATTTCTTCTTTTTTACTAACTCCTTTTTTAAGTCCAAACCAACTATCTGGCTTTTCTTGAGATCTTAGAGATGCTATTTGAGCATCAAGTTGTGCTAGTTGTTTATTTGCAGTAAGAGATGCTGGGGTCTTAGCTTGGTTGACTCCTGCTATAAAATCATCAAACGTAGCTTTGGATGCTGCTAATCTCGCTTCACGTTCTGCTATTCCTCTTTTTGTAATTGGAGTGTCTAGTAGGTCTGCTTTCATTGGATTATAAAGACCAGGGCCTTGTTTGTGTTTTCCTGTTCTCCTAACACCCGGAATAACCATTTGAGCATTCTCACTCCCGGCTATCGGGCGCTCCTTTGATACTTTCGGATCATATGTTCTAAGACCATCAGGAAATTGCCTGGCCTCTTTTACATCACGAATTAGTTTTAGATCAAAATCGTTATACCCTTTATCAAATTTCGCATATAATTGTGTCATCAGATCATCAGAATTTAATCCGGAGTCTACTAGATACCTGGTTACATCATCGTATAGTGAGCTGTACGAAAGGTGGCTTGGACCTTTGGTTGTATTTTTATCTATATATCTTGTAAAAAAACTATCTAAAGTTTCTTGCGCTTTAGTGTCTAAATTACTATTTTTAATAATACCTCGCATAGCAAATGCGCTCTCTTCTGCATTACTGGAGAAAGGCTTCATCCTAGCCTCTCTGGCTGCTTGCATTTGAGCTTTTTGACCAGATGTCATGCTCTCAAGCTCAGCTTTTTGCATTTTTGCCAAGCTTTGTCTTTCAGCCTGTCTGCTTGATCTAACAGAAGCTCTACTTTGTTCTCTTAATTCCGCTTTACTGGGTGCTTTTTTAGTTGATTGTGTTGCTGTTGCGGTTGATGCTGTTGACTTCGCTTTGGTTCCAGCGGGCGCCAAATCAGCAAAAGAAGATTGTGCAAATGGTACGACTTGTCCTTTTACTTTTTTGGTTTTCCAAACCGATAATAAACGATCTGGAGACGGACGAACAATTGTACCATCTTTTAATCTAATACCATTTTTTAATATCGTATCATATTGAGATAGTGAATCTGGATCGCTAGCCAATTCAACTATTTTATTTAATCTTGCTTGTAGTTCAGCTGATCCTCCTAAATCAGGATGTGTAAACTTATTATATTTTCTTACTAGATCACGAACCCCTTGCGAAGTTAATGGTGTTCCTGGTTGAACTCCTAGTATATCATATACTGATGATTCTGATGAAGATAATTTGGATAAAAATTCTTCTTTACTCATTTCTTTAGCACTATCAATAGCACTTGATGCTTTTCCTGCTTTTGATGGAGTTGTGGACGATTTAGCGTCCGCTTTTGCTGCCGCCGCATCAACTTTCGCTCTATCTGCTGCTTCTTGTTGTACTTTAGCAGCGTCTTTTGCTCTCGTTTTGGCAGCAGCATCGTCTTGCATTTTAGCAGCATCGGCTTTTGCTTTTGCAGCAGCGTCTGCTTTAACTTTTGCAGAAGCGTCTGCATCTGCTCTGGCTTTATTAACCGATTCAGCTTGTGTCTTAGATGAATCAAGTTTAGCTTTGGCGTCTGCATCTGCCTTAGTTGTGGTTCTTAAACTATCGTCTACCGATCCGCTTCCTGGGGTGGCATCAGGAACTTGACCCTTTCTTGGCTGAACATAGACAGTGGATGGTCTTTGTGGTGCAGCATTTACTGTTGGATCGTACCCTAGTGCTTGCTGAGTTTGTCCTGGTCTTGGCTTAACATAAATAGTTCCTTGTTTTGCATTCTTAACTGACGCGGCTGATGCTGCTGTATTTGTTGGGGCGTATTTTGTTGTTGGATTAACTCTTGGCTTAGCCCAATCTGGAACAATACCCTTAACCCCCAACACATCACCCATTTGAGTAGCAACATCTTGAACACCTTCAACGAAATTATCCACTCCTGCTCTAACGGCACGACCAGCAGACCTAAACGGAGCAGCCGCTGTGCTTGTTGCTCTGGGGAACGCACCAGAAATGTACGAACCCATTTCTCTAACATCTCCAGCAGCCTGAGCGGCTCCTCCTACAACATTATCCACGGTTGCTCCCACACTTCTAGCAAATCTACCAGCCCCAGGTAATCTTCCGACAGTATTTCCTGCTGCTCTTCTTGCTATTCCAGCGCCAGAAGAAACGACTCTTCCAGCAGCACCACCAATCCTACCGGCGGCATTAAATACCGCTCCTTCAGCATTAATTAATGCTCCTGCGCCTTGAGAGGCTGCATATCCAGTAGTTTGCGCAAATGCTGTACCGAAGCCTAAATAACTATCCATACCACCAGCTAGTTGCACATTTCTAGCATCATTGCGTTGTAATGCAGTTTGCTCACCGGTTTGTATCGGTCCCATACCAGCAACAGCTTGCCCAGCTTCAACAAAACCCATTGCTCCAGCACCCATAGCATTAACACCAACTTCAGCAGCCGCTCTTGTTGCTGCAGAATAAGCTCCTGGTTGATTATTTAGTCTTTCACTGTTTGCTGTAGCTGCTCTTGCTCTTATAACAGCAGCATCTTGAGCAGCCGCTATCTCTTGAGGCGATGGCATTGGTCTGCCATTAGCTCTAGCCTCATCATACATATTTTCTGCTGTTCTATTTCTTAAATTATTCTCATCCCCAATTTTAAAGGCTGTATCATCTCCAGACATAGCATATCCAATACCTCCAACAATAGGAGATGCAACTGTTGCAACTGCTCCGGCAGTTATATTTGCTGCCCCATAAAGAGCGTCTCCAATACCCTGAGTTACTCCTCCAACATATCCTGCTGCTGCTATAGCAGGATTACTGCTATTTATATATAATGATGCTTGTCTATCTTCTTCAGCTTTTTGTTGTTGTGCTCTAACCTTTTCTGCCGCACTAACTTGTTGAGCCCCCTCAAATTGCGCTATCGCTTCACTATTAGCTTGATCCTGTAATAATTGTTCGGTTGTTGGAACAACATAATTTTCAAGTTTTTCCATATATGGTTTTGGCATATATTTTCTTTGTTCAGTCCTGTACTGTTCTCTTTGATCTTCTTTAACCTTTCCTTCACTAAGAAGTTGATTAAATTTATTGTCTATTTTACCTGTTTGTTCATCTAATTTAGCTTGATTTCTTTCATTGATTACTTGTTGTCTTCTTCCTTTTTTATATTTTTCTCTTTCTTCTGGATCATCTTCCATTGCATAAGTATTAGGATCTTTGCCTGATCTAGACGCTTCTAACTTCTGGTTAAATTCAACATCAAATGCTTGTTCTTGAGCTGCTATTTGTGCTCTTTTTTCTATTCCTATTTTTGTGCTAGTAATAGCACTATCTGCTTCTCTCTTTTTCTTCGTGTCGCTTGAAGTTGTAGCCGTTTGAATTGAAGAAGATAATCCTGGACTAGCAGTTATTCTATAAACATTTTGTGTTTCTGCTTTTGCTCGTATGTTTGGATCATTACTATATTCATATGGATCTGTAGCGCCAACAGATTGATAAGAATTTATTTGACTATTCGGCTTAAACAACTGATTTGGATACTTTATCATTGTCTCAGTCGCTAGTACATTTGATGGTGAACCAAGAGGAAAGTCAAACCAATCTCTGCGTGAACTTTCTCTATCTCTAACTGTTTTCTGAGACTCAAACCTTGGAGTATTAGGATCGCTTCCATATGTATAATTTCTTCCAGCAACATAATCTCCAGGTAATGACACCCTAGGACTTGGAACCATTGGACCATTATTCACACCTAATCTTCCATCCTCATTTTTAATTTCTGGTGTTCTCAAATTAACAGAAGTATTAGTCTGGGTTGCTTGTTGAGTTTGCTGGGCCTCATAAGCTCTATTATCTGCTATGCGTCTAGTTAAACCAAGTAAAGGATCTCTTGTTTTATATTTTGGATCATTTGGATCTGGCTTTTGTAAAGGCTTATTGGTAGTATATTGTTGTGTAAATCCTGATTCGATTACAGCATTTTGCTCGGCAGCCTGTTGCTCATTGCTTGGTCTTGAGTAGCCTTCATTTATTCTGGAGGCCATTGCTGGATCAACAGAGCCAGGTTTTCCTCCGTTGCTAGTTATTGGAGGCAACGCACCAATAAATGATAGAGCGCGTAGACTTCCTCTATTTCTACGATCAGAGCCTAACTCTTTTAGAGCCGATCTTTCTTCTGGCGTTATCTCATTAGACTGAGCACCTTTACGATAGGCACTATTTACTAAAGAAGAAATATTACGATCTTTTTCTACAGTATATGGACCGACCTCTCTTTTTATTTGATTAGATTTTAAGGTTGCATATTCTGTTTCTTCTTCTGAGCTTCTTCCTTTGCTTCCTTTAAGCCACAATGATCGTCTTCGTAACTCTTCAGATTTGATCTTTTTCTTCTCATTAATAGCTTCTTGAGTGGGTCTAATTTTTGTTGTTGTTCCTCTGCCCCATGGAACAACTTCTGCTTTTACTAAAGGAACTGGTAGCGATGGTTGAACGACAGATGTGGTATAGCTCATATCTGGCTTAATATCGCTCTTGGCCACTTGTGCCTCTTTGGCCTTAACCTCTGCTGTTTCTCTTGCGGTTTTGGCAGGATTTTCCACAGGCATTGGTTGACTATTAGTATTAGCACTTACATTTTCAGCTTTTAATCTATCTGCTGCTAATTTCCTTTCTCTCTCTTCTATTCTGACCATATTAGCTTGAGCCCTAGCTTCAAAATCGGGCTTAGCTTGTTCAGCAGCCATTCTTTCAGTCCAATTAACTCCATCTTTATGAAACTCCATACCTGATCCTGGACCATATCCTATTGCTTCTTCCGGAATACCAGCCGCTCTATATGCGTCATTTACCGCATTACTAGCCATTCTGCCCATATTAGTAGAATTAGGTTTATTTTCCACCAGATCCAAATCGTTAATGATGCTACGATCTGTTGTGGCCGAAGAGTCCCCCATATTTGCCTGAACAGCATATCCTTGATTTCTATTCATATCTATCTGACCAAGGCGTTGTTTTTCTTCTGGGGTGCTATATCTTTCTCTTCTGTCTCTCATCGTTCCGCTATGGTCTATTCTAGCATTCATAGCTATCTGAGTTTCTTTCCAAGTATCCTTATAATTACCAGGATTATATGAGTAATCAGTTATAACACTATTAACTCCTTCTTTTTCTTTATCTATCAGTTCCTGTTTCTGCTTATCGTCAAGTTGATCCCAAGCACCACCTACTCTGCCCGTAACCATATCGGTATTATTTTCTAATCTTCTTCTTGCTCTGGATTCAGCATAATCGGCCACGTAAGCATTTTTGTCTTCATCTGTTGACCAATTGCCAGATACAGAATCTAAGGTAGATGCCACAAAATTCCTGGTCCCAGCATTAATTTCAGCATCCACTAATTCTCTACCAGTTGCTTCATCAGATGCTCTTTCCTTACTATCTGAACTATTATATGATCTAGTTCTAGACTCTATATTTCTATTTATCTGTGTTGCTTCCTCTCTTTCAGCATCTAATTTACCCTGTACATCTGCTCTGGTTCTGGGTTTGGCTACTTTTCCTCCATCTGCTAAATAAACTACTCCGCCCTTACTATAATTCCCACTATTAATAGCTTTCAATAATGGCAAGTGTTCTGCTGTTGATCTTGCATTAATAACAAACTCGCCCGGAGTTAACATGGCAGGAACAGTGTCGGTTCCTTGTGGTTGGAAATTTACTAATTGACCTTCACTAGCATAAATTAATCCTCCACGAGCCTTCGGAGGAGCAACTGGAGCAGCAACAGCTACTCCCGGATTAACTACTTTCTGTCCAGCAGCATTAACTCTACCCTCATTCATATCATTATTAAGCATACTAGCTTCAATAGTTGTTCTAAGATCATCTATACTAACTTTAAGGTTAGCATTTGCTGATACTAGAGCCTGCTGAGATTCTAATAGAGCCAATTCTCCTTGTGCCTTAGTAGCATCAGCTTGTAATCCAACAGACTGTAAATATTTGCTAGAAGCTTCTTTCATTGCGGGATCAGCATTAGGATCTTCCATAGCGGCTATTGATTGTCTAACAAGCGGATTATTCATCATTCCGCTCTCTATCGCCATACTCTTTGTTAATTGTATTTGTTGTTGTTTGAAATAGTCAGCAACAGCTTGATCGGCGCTTACTCCTGGCTTTCCTTTGCCTTGAGCATATTGATTTCTTATATTTAATTCTTGAGCAGCTCGTACTCCAGGATCTTGTGATAAGGCCAAAGTTTCTTTTCTTTGATTGGCTAATACTGTATTACCAGCCTTGGTGGCTTCTCTTACACTTCCTGTTTCTCTTAATGTTTGATTAAATGCTTTACGAGCATCTCTTTGATTACTGGCATTGTTTAATCCTCCAGAAAGATTTCGTTGAAGTCTTATGAATGTTTTATTAAGTTTATCAGCTTCTTCTGGGGTGTTAGTTAATAGCTGATTAACAAAACTTTCTCTATTCTTCTGAAGCTCTCTAACATTCTTTAAATTGTCAAATGCTTTTTCTACTAATTCTGTACTAGTAGCTAATGTATCTAAAGCTTCTCTGGTATCTCTTAGTTGATCATCTAATGATCTTAGTTGTTCAGCAGACTTTTTAAGCTCATTAGGATCACTAATACCCTGTCTTTTTTCTTCTACAGCCGTTCTCTGTGCTTGTAAACCAACCATTCTATTCTGAATGCCGCGAACAGTCGTTTCTCCACCAGCTAATTTGGACACATCCCCCATAACTCTTGCTTGTTTCTCATCATAAGTTTCACCAACGCCCGTCATAACCTCTCTAAGATTCATATCTCCTTGAACTCTAATATCTCTAGCTTTCTTAAAATAGTTCTGAGCATCTTTTGCTGCTTTACTAGCATCCTTAAGACCTTCAGAGAAATCGGCTAATGCCCCTTGTTTAAACGATGATAGGGCCTTTACTGCTTCAAGCGTTTTGACTCCAAAAGCCCCAAGAATATTATCAGACTCTCCTAATCCTTCCCTAAAAGCATCTAATTCTGCTTGAGGCGTATCATTTTTTTTCTTAGCTTCTTCTGCTAAATTATTTATTCTTGTTTCTGCTTGTTTTTTAAGACTTGTCTTTTGTTCATCTGATAAGTTTGTTTTATCTATTTTTTCATTAGTAATTTTAATAGCCTCTGCCTTGGCTTCGTCAACTCCCAAACTTCCCTTGGTACTTAATTTATCTGCTATACTTTTTGTTATAGCATTAGGTAATTGTTGTTGTAATTGCGCTCCTCCTATTAACTGATTTCTAGTTTTTTCATCAACTCCTGCTGTAGCTGATTTTAGAGCATCATTAAAGTCTTGTTCAGAATAGGCGTTTGGATTTTCAAGAACATTTAATTCTCTTAGCTTTGGACCACTATCTTCTGATTGTCCTCTTAATGCTGATCTGCTTTTTTCTGCCGATGATTTTCTAACATCCGATTCGAATTTTATTCTATTAACAGATTCACTAACAATACTTGATAATTTTTCAAAACTAGCTGCTAGTTTTCTACCAGCTTTATCCGCCGCCTCTAAAGCATCAGACATCTGTTTTGTCTTTATTGCAGATTGGACTTGAACATTGGTCAGTATTTTTTCATTAGCAACTTCATCTAATATAGCATCTTGTCTTTGTTGTGAAACCTTATCATATCCACCTTCTGATATTATTCTTGCTCTAACCGTTTTAAGAGCATCTTCATCTGCTAATACTAATGCTCTTCTAGCCCCAATTAATTCTTTATCTGCTTGTATAGATTCTACACTAGCTCCAGTATTAATTTTTTGTGATATTAAAGCAAATGCCTTATCCCCACTATCAGCATTTCTTTCTGCTTGTTTACTAGCTAGTTCATTAACATCCTGAACATCCATCTTCGGCTTTTCTGCTCCGGATAGAAACTGTGTCCATGTTCTAGTTAGGCCCTTTTCGTTTTCAGCAACTTTAGTTTCAGCAGCTACTGCTTTGAGTGAAGATTCTGATGATCTAACAAGAGCCTTATCTAAAGCCTTTTGTAAATCTATATTACCAAGATCTTTCTCAAAATCCTTGAAAGCCTTAGCTAAATCTTTTTCAGAAGCTGCCACTTCTTCAAATCGTAAATTCTTTTCCATTTCTAGAGCAGCAGTTTTTTGCGCTCCAGTAAAATCAAAGGCAGCATCAGCACCGGCATATAAAGCTGTACCTATAGCAACAGCAGCGCCTAGGTAGGGATTGATCGCCATTAACTGAGAGGCAGTAGTTAAACCAGTTGCTAGTGTTGAGCCAGTTTTTTCTATGGCCGCACCAGTTTTGGCAGCTCCTACTTTGCCTGCGTCTGTTGAGGTATCATACATTAGATTTGCAATATTTTTTCCTTGTCCACCCACTAAACCAGCAGCCATTCCAACGTCTCCCAAAGCTGTTCCAACGCCTTGAGACGCTGTACCTGAGAAATACCTTCCTTGGATGGCCTTTATAATAGGACTGTTTCTAATATCAGTTAAACCAGCGGCCCCAACTCCTTTTTCTCCCTGCTCTTTGGCCATCTCATTAATCATTTCTCTTCTTTTACTAACTTCTTCCTTAGCAAGAGCAAGTGCTTCTGATGCTGATTTGACTGAGACACCTCTAACAGTTCCAGCATTCTTATACTCTTCTAATCTCATTGCAATAAGCTGCTTGTCCATCTGAGCTAATGTTTTACGATCAGTCATAGATTGAGAAACATAACTTTGAATATCAGCTCCACCAATGCCCATACCTGAAAGTTCTGATCTTTTAATTCCAGTAACTTTTTCTGTGGCTGATGCGAATGCCTGCTCTTTAATTTGTCTTTGTTCTTTTTCTAATCTTCTATTAGTTCTTCGTTCTAGTTTATCTTTGTCTCCTAATAATGATGGATCTTTTTTGATTAAATCTTTTTCTATTTGTGATTTTCTTTGCGCTGTAATTAATTTTTCTTTTTTCTCGGCTTCTGTTAAAATAGCTTGCTGGGCACCACCCGAACCAAGAACTTTACCTGTTTTTGATTCTTTTAATCCTGCTTCTAAAAATTGTCGTTTTACTACTGCTGTTTTAGCTTGATCTCTAACGGCTTTTAGGGCTTTTTCTGCTGCTATTATAGTGTCTATTGATGCTCCGGTAATCTTGAGTCTTTCAACATCCTTAGTCATTGCCCTTTCAATATCTTTATAAGATATGTCGGCTCCTGCCCCCACTTGCTCAAGAATTTTCTTAAAGCTTATCATGCTATAACCAGCTTCTTCAAAACCTTGTGCTAATAATTTAACGTTATTAAATAGTTCAGATGAAGCTTCTAAGCTTTTACTATCAATAGTTTCTGGTCTAGTTTTTAATTTTTGAACTGCTGGTTCAGCAAGACCTTTTAATCCTTGCATTATTGCTTCAATACTAAAAACACTACCACCAGTAGCAAATCTTTGAATTACTCCTCCACCAACTACTCCGCCTTTATTATAACCCTGTATTTTATCTGCTTTATTTAGTTTTTCTAACTTACCATATCCAATATTTTGAGCAGCTTTTTTATTAATTACAAATTCGCCAGGAGTTAATAATGCAGGAACAGTGTCTTGAGATGATATTCCTGCTTGTCCTCCGTTGGCAAAAGTTTCGATATTGGTTGGTTTTAAAGGATTAGAACCAGTATACTTTAATGCTAATCCTAGTGGACGTTTAAATAATTCACTTTCAAATGAATTTATTAATTCGGGATCTCCACTTTGGAGTCTATTCATTATTTGACCAAGAATCTCACCTTCTCTTATGTTAGAATCTCCACCAGCATATAGTGCTTTTCTTGAGCCTTCTGCTGATTGTACTTTTATACCTGCTGACATTACTCCCTTAGATGCATCTTTTGCTATAACATCTCTAATTCCGGCCAATCCCTTTTCTTTATCAGGAGCTGCCTTATCTTTTATCTTATCAAAATTATCATAAAGCCATTGTGTAACAAGATTCTTTTGAAGTTCATAGTCTAGGTCATAAGTTTTTGGATCTAAAATTTCATCAAAACTTAATACCATTGGTTTGCCTGATGTATCACCACTAGTAACTGTAAATCCGCTTCCTCCTCCAACTCTCATTTTGGCTTGTTGTTCAGCTTTGTTCTTTTCTGTATATAGATAGAATCCAGCACCTTGACCATATCCAGTAGCAATATTACTTAATGCTCCCTTTTCTTTAAAGCTTTTTAGCACACTATCATCAACACCAGTGTTGCTTCCATGATATAGTTTAGTCTTTCCTCCATCAGCAAACTGTTGTACTTTCATACCCTCAATATGTCTAATATCACCACCCAATAGTTTATCTTCTTGATCTTTACTGATTATTCTATCAATATCGTCAATTCTGAATTTTGAAGTTGGTGGCAGAATAAATTCTTTTTCTATTCTTGTCGCTGATCGACTTCTACTTAAATAATCTGCTCCGCTTTTGCCAGAAACAGGATCGATGTATTTTGATAAAGCTTTTATAACATCATCTTCTGTAGAAGTATCAAATATTGTCTTGTCAACATCAATAGATGGAATATTTTTATTTCTAAAGATACTCAACATTGCACTAGAGCCATTTTCTGGCTGAAATACAGCAGCGGTATCTGGAGATTCACTAGTAGATAATAATGATCCATTTAAATTAAAGCTTTTACCAATAGCATCAGGAATATCTTTATTAGAACTTAATGGATTACCTATCTGAGTTAAGATGGTTTTTAATTTACCTCCAGCAACAGTAGAATATAGTTTACCAGAACGCTTTGAGCCACTCATTGATTCTTTACTATTAAACATTTCCAATAAATCTTTTGCAGCATTCTTTGTAGCGTCATACGCTTTGGGCGGATCAGCATGGAAAGTTTTAAGATATTCCATGAAAGAATCATTATCTTCTAAATACCTATTTATAAATTCACTATCAGTTCCACCACCAGGAAATGGTCCTGTTCTGTATTTGGCTAATGAGACTAGTTGTTGTGGGGAATATACTTCTCCACCATCAACATATCTTTTCATCGGTCTAAGCCCAGGATCTGGTTCACCTTTTAGCATTTCAGCAAGAATTTGCTGTCGAGGTGTTGGATCTGATAATGTTTCTGGAGCTAATAATGAAGAGAAGTCTGTTTTAACGCCAGATAGGGCCGCTTTGCGTGCTCGTCTTTTTTCTAGCATCTCCTTGAATTCTTCAAGATTTAGACCAAAGGTTTTTGCATCTCTCGCCAAACTATTAAACTCTAAAGCACTGAATCCACTACCTTGTTCTAGAGAAAAATAGTCTACTTTAGATTTTGGAATGTCAAATGGAGATGGACCAATAGGTTCTTTTGAGAAAGTAAACCTTCTAGATGCTTTACCTCCACGAGCCAATTTTTGTGGTTGTTCTAATTCTTTTGGTTCGGGAATACTGTATTGTTGTCTAAAATATTTTTGAAATTCTTCAACAGCCTTGCCTCTACTATTACTATCTATTGTTCTTTTAACTTCTGTTGGAATATCAGGATCGATACCAAATATTTTTGCTGCTTTAGATCCAATACCCATTGGAAAGTCAATCGGACGAGTTCTTAAAGCATCGTCTAATATTGTAGCATCTGCTGATCCAAAAATTTGTTCTAGTAAAGCGCCTTCAATATTACCCTGACCTAATGTTTCTCTTTGTTTTTTGGTTAATTTCTTTGCAGATATTCCAAGAAGTTTGGCTGCTCCACCTACAATTTCTTCTGTTTGACCACTAAGATAATCAATGACATTTTGATATTGTGTTGGTAATCCTCTTTGAACTATTGATGCGTCTATTGATCTTTCTTGGCCAGACGGATCGACTCCAAGATTCCAAGTCTCTGGACCTAATAATCCAGTATATCCTAGCGGATTTAAGCCAACTAATCCTAATTGTTTAGACGATAATACGGCATTAGTTGTTTCTGCTAGTGCTGTGGCCTTTTGAGTTCCTTGTGATTCATTAAATTTATCTATTAGATAGTCTCTTGTTGCAATATAGTAGGCGAGCTTGTCTGCTTTTGTTTCTGGTCTAAAGGCAGAATTCCAATATTTTAATTTTCCACCATCAGCAGTATCTCGTACTGTTTTTCCTGAGAATGGACCAAAACTTGGATCGTTTGGTAGTCTTTCTGTTCCAAATCTTTTTAGAATCTCTGATCCTTGTGCTGGTAATATTCCAGAAGACTTTTTGACCTGCGTGGCCTTTTCTACATTTTTTAGTATCGCCTCTTCTAGTCCAGAAGGCATCTCTGTTGGAACTCCACCAAACTCACCAGCCATCTGTTCTGAAATTTGTGCTGATATGGCCTCTCTGGTTATGTCTGATGGTTGCGCAGATACAGGGGATTTTCTTGATGGGTCTAACCCATAAGTTTCTGGATATTTCGCAGATAGAGCGCTTATTATATTAAATGCTCTATAGCCAAATGCTCCTTTAGATACTCGATCTCTTTTGTCTCTTATCTGCTTAACTTGCTCAGCTATTTCTGGATAATTTTTCTTTAGATCAGCACTAACATTACCATATGGACCACCAGGAGCATTTGATAATATTTCTGCAACCTCAGCATTGGATCGTACTTTATCTTGATCAACAAACTTTTGTATTTCTTCGATGAGCATAGGAACCATAGTGCTACGATTACGTAATTGTGCTCTATTGCCCATTAATATTGATGCTATATCAGGATTCATTAAACTAGTAAGTGTTTTATCATCACCATTGAATAATGCGTCTCTAACTGCAGTAGCACTAATATCTTCTATTCTGGGAATATCTGTAACATCTATTCCTGCTCTTTGGTATTTGCCTAATGTTTTATCGTCTTTACCAGAAGTTATTGCCATGGCGCCTTTTAATCTGGCGAATTTTCTTCTATCTCCAGCATCAGTAACTTCCATAAATTTTGGTAAACCACCAGCAGTCTGGCTTTGAGTGCTAATCATGGCATTTCCAAAATTCATTTGGCTGAATAAGGTTCTTATATCTGATGGGAAAATACCATATCGTGCAGCGTGGTCTATACCTTCTTTACCAACAATCATTGGAAGATCAGGAGCAACACTAACAAGAATATCTTCTAAAGAAGAGTTTGGGTTTTTTGCTAACATGTTTTCTAATAAAGTATCTAACGCTCCTCTATGGCCTCTTGTTGGTGGGGCAAAACCACCCATATAAAATCCACCAGCCTGAACTATTTCTGGTAGTTCGCTTTCTCTTTTACGTCTTAAACCGAAACTATCTTTTTTTCTTCCTAATACTGTGGCTCTTTTGCCAAGTTCATCTCGTAATATGGTTTCTTCCAGACCAAAATCAATATCAGCTGCTCTTGTGGTTCCTGGTTTACGACCATACAATCCTTCTCCTGTAATATCTCTGCTCTCTCTATTTGACCTAACTCTATCTTGTTCCTCTCTGCTATTAGAGCTTAATACATATGCTCTATCAACATCTTTTAAATAAGCATCTAATTTAGTCTGACTAGCTGTAGATGTTAATACTATAACCTCATTAACTTTGTTTATATCTTCAGGCGTTAATATTTGAGAGCGAATTGTTTTTCTTAAAGTAGCATCATCATTAGCTCCCTTTCCGGTTGCTAAACTGCTTTTTCCACTTCCAGCAGCTCCAGCAATAGCTCTAAACCTAGATAGCGATCCACTTTTTCTAGCATTGCCTGCCAATTCTCCAAGTTTTGTTGTATAGTCACTAACATCAGTTATTCCAAGCTTTTCCATTGCTGGCCTAACTATCGCCGCATTAGCTTCATCTCTTAGTACATCCGTATCAACTACTCCAATTTTTCTTTCTACTTTTCCTCCAACCATGAACTTAGCCAATCCTTTAGTCTCTGTCATTTTTTTAGTAAAATCACTGTCTTTGATTGTTTTTAGAAGACGGGCTCTGTTTTGTCTTATATTACCTAAACTATCAAATCTGTCCTGAGACTCTTCTGGCATATAGTTAAACATATAATCATCTTTAATAACCCTATCCCATGATGACTTATTGGTATTGCCAAATCCTGAATTTTTCTTCATTATCTCTAGTCTATTTGCTAGCTTATCTGCTTGAATAATATCTTGACCTTTTTTAGTTCCACTATATTTTGCAACATTCTCTCCTACTAATTTTTTATTAAGAGCACCAATTTCCGCCATTGGTCTGCCATAGTAATCTACTTTATTAGCGTCGATAAAAATTTTAGCTAATTTTTCTTTACCAAGTCCACTTATAAAATCTATAGTTATATCTTTGGCTCTTTTGCCTTTCTCTCTATTACTAGCATATGCCGGACCTTTTCCTCCTTGACTAGCATACTCTTCTCTTTCTTTTTTTGATGCTTTAATTTCAAAAGCATCTATTCCTTCAAGTCTAGATGTGACTTTAAATTTACCTTTTTCACTAGGATAAATTAAATCGCCAGTTAGTTTTTTAAAACGTTTATTAACTAGTGTTTGTGTTGGATCAACCAATAAATTTATACTATCTGCATCATAAGCTTTGAGCCTACCAGCATACTGCTTGTTAGACTTAGAATATTCTTGAACATCAATATCGTCATATAGTTTACCTCCATTACCGAATCTTTTTCTTCTATTTGATTTTCCTGCTCGTATACTTCCACCACTTCCATACTTATTCATACTATGAAGATTATCAGCACCAATAGTTTCAACAGCTTTCTTTCGTATCACAAATTCTCCTGGCTCTAACATTGCCGGAACAGTATCTCCACTACCAGTGCCTGGAACAACACCTCCTCTTGCGAATTTTCTAATTACTCCACCATTAGCTTTACCGTCTGGTCCTCTTTTAACTCCAGTACTAAAACCACTAGCAAATTGAGTTAAAGCTTTAGCTCCTTTAAATGCTGTTATAATAGCAAGAGCTGGTAATATTCCTTTAATAGCATCTGTAACTTTAATTAGTCCACTAGCTAAACTTAAAGCTCCTCTTATTAATGACTGAAATCCTTTTGATTGTCCTATTTCTCTGAATAAGGCAAAAAACTCTTGTCTTACTTTGCTAATTTGATTTGCTAAAGAAAGTTGTGCAGTTGCGGCGTCTTTTGCTAGTGATCCTTGTCCAGCTTGGGCGGTCTTTAATGCTTCTTGGGCAACTGTGAACTGCTGAATAAGTGGGATAACTTTACCAATTTGTCGGAATCCACCAAGTTCTTCAACTATCTTGGAAAACTGTAAACTTCTTGGGTCAATTCCGCTCAATCCTTTACTTAATAATTCAACAGCTTTATAGGCTCCTACGAATTTGCCCTCAGTATCGGTTAGATTAACTCCAAACTCTTTCAGAGCATCTATTGTGCCTCCTCTCTGAATACGAGTAAAAATTGTTCTTAAGCCAGTAGAAATAGTTTCAGCACTTTCACGAGTAGTAGCACGAACACTGGTAAAAACTGCAATAAATTCATTTAAAGCATCCTTACCTTCGCTAACTCCCTTACTTGCTGTTGCGAATACGCTACCCGTTCTTTGAACAGCAGTAATAATGTCAGAAGACTCAACAGCGAATCTGGCAGCAACAGTATTTACAGCACCTAATGCTCCTTCTAAATCATCTGCACTAATACCAAACTGTCGCATCAATGCGATACTTCCTTCTACTGTCTCATTCATGTCATCAAAAGACGGAGCCAAACTACTTAATGCTAAAGCTCTTAACGCTTTTTCTGTTTCTCTTGCGCTTAAACCGGCCTGTGCTAATGTAGAAGCAACAGAGGTCAAATCTTTAGAGCTAACGCCAAATGTTGTTGACAGATTTGTAATTTGATCTTGTAGTTTAGCAAGACCTGATGATGATTCTCCAGTAACTTGTTGTAATTTAACTAATTCTTTATCATAATCAATAAACGCTTGAACACCCTGACTAATACTATTAGTAAGTCCATATATAACACTAGTAACAGTACTAAATGCTACGAATCTTCTGATAGCAAGACCAGCCTGTTTACCGAACTCTTGCATCTCTGCTGATGCTGATCCAAGATCTTTTGCTGATGAGGATGATGCTTTATTAAGTTTATTAACAGCATTAGCTGCTGCATTTATTTGTTGTGGAATATTATTTACTTTAACACTATTTATACTATTGCCAAAAGCTTTGATAGCTGCTGCAGCAGAAGTGGCGGCTGTCGTTGTTGAACCAAATGTAGCATTTAATGTCTTAAGAGACGAGGACAAAGCCGCAACATTTTTAGTTACAGCAGGATCAAGCTTAAAAGTAACATTCGCATTAATATTACCAAGATCTTTTTTAATTTGTGCAGCAATTTGCTTTACATTTGTTGGTCCTTGTAAATTAAGTTGTGCAGTTAGGTTGAATGCCATAATTTGATTGTCCTAATTAATTATTTAGCTAAAAAAATATTCCCAGCCACAAGAAAAATCTCATGGTTGGGAATACTAAAAAGAAGAATTATATTATAAAAACTAAGCTGGAGCAACCTCTTTTGATTCAGAAACAACGGGCTGAGCTGGTTGAGTCTCTGGCTCGACTGTTTCTGTTTTTGCTGTTGGTTCATCTTTTTTGTCTTCTTCTAAGATTACTGGGTTTCCGTTTTCATCTAGGAAAGGCTTTGCATCAACGAGATAATCTCCATCGGAAGTTACTCTGTTGCCATACTTATCAACAAAGTTACCTTCTTCGTCTATGAATCTTCCACTCTCATCAATCAGCCTACCTTCCGCATCAATTAGTCTGCCCTTCTTGTCTACTAATCGTAACTTATCATCAACAAACTTAAACTTCTTTAAGAATTTGTTTTCTGGTAAATTACTTTCGTAGTCATTATCCAAACCATACAGCATATTGGCCAAGTTTTGTGCTCCTAGTAGTCCAACCTGATCAGTTGATCTATTAAGATAGTCTTCCATATTGTTAAAATACGGTTGCTTGCTATCATTATACACCACACAAACACTAACTAAATAGTTAAATCTAGCATTATCTGCTTGACCTTCGGCACTATGATTGTCTAGAGATGTACGAACACTGATAAGATCTCGTATTTCATCTCTGACGCCCTTCATTTTAATCGCAAGGTCTTTGGCTTCATTTAAACTAAATCCACCCTTAGCGAGCCTCTTCTCGCCATCAAGCAATTCTTTTTGCAGAGTGGTGAACTTGGCCTGTTTCTCATCATTCCATAATCCTTGATCTTCTAATAGATCATCTAATTTTGCCCTTACAACACTTTTGCTTTTAATAGCATCAGTAAAAGCTTGATTATAGACCTTCTGAGCCTCTCTTTGATCATTTAAAGATGGTGTTTTAACAAGAAATTCTTTTTCTGCACCATCAATCATTGTCTTAAAAGTCTTAGTTTTCATATCCGTCTCCTTCTTTCTTTTTATCAAAATTAAATTGATATTTTTGTTTTACTGTGTTATTATTACCAAAATAATTGCTAAGATCATCAATTGCTGATCGTGCTTGTTTATTTCCGTTGTTGAGTATACTATTTCTAGCATATTCCCACATATCTTCAAATTCTTCAGCTTCTTTGCTATCATTTTCCCATAAATGTCCAAAAATAGCTTCGAATCTTGCTAGTGAGCCAATCATTGTGGTTTGAAATTTTTTATATACATTATCTATTAAGAGTTTTTGTTCGTTTGTCATGATGTTGCTTTCTATCTTTTTCTTGCTTGAGATGCTTGGTTCATTAAATTCATTCTAACATCGGGTAAATTTCCATCATCAACAGAGCCCATTTGTTGAACATAATTCATTTTTTCTTTCATTCTTCTTAAAGAGTCTGGAGAATTTAATCCAATAATATCTTCAATTTCTTCCTTGCTTTGTGGTATTAAAAATACTTCCTGAGCATTTTTTAGCTTCGGATTCATCTCGTCAATTTGGGCTTGTTTTTTCGCTTTTTGATTTTTCTCTCGTTGATGAATCATCCAACCATCTAACATATCGTCATCTTCAATAACATGATCTGATGGACACTCAGGATGATCATAAATATTATCGTACATTCTAGTTACACTAACTGTTGTTCGTTGATCATCAGTCCAATCGCATACTGCTTTATTGAATACTTTCTCTTTATTACAGTTCCAGTACGATCTCCACATGGAACTTCTTGCTAATTCTTTATATGAGTCTATTGCGATATTCTGTTTATTTACTTCTGTTACTAAATCATTAAAATAAACATATGATGCTTGATCACTAGATACTTGTTTTGGAAAAACTCTCATATTATTTTTAAATAATGTATTACAAAGTATATACTCGTTTTTTATGGATGATGCATATCCTTCTAAAGTATGAGAAAATAGGTCGTTTTTATAGTCCATAATTTTATTTAATTGATTTCTATATTCACTTAATGATTTTTTAATTTTTTTTACTTTATCTGATAATGCTGCTGATAAAAACATATCCACTTTGCTTCTTTCAATCTTTTTTTCTATATCTTTAATAATGTTATTTGTGTCCTTTGACCACAGGCCCAAACTAATTAACATATTATCCAAATCTTCTGCTCTAATCCAATCATTATATTTTTCATCATTAATGATACTATCATATAATAGTTGAGCTTCATACTTAATATCAACAGATGAATTTTTTAGCTCATATTGCTCATTTTTATATGTGAATAATATTTTTCCTGATAATACTCTATATAATAGTAATTCCAGATCAGCATCAGTCATCCTTGTTCCTGGTTTGTTTTAACTTTAGAATTTCAGAATCCTTGTCCTTTAACTGCTGCTGTAAACGCTCTAGCAGTTTTTGCATATTATACATATCCACATATAATTTTCCTACTATACTGAATAGTTCATCCATAGTTGTCCTAAGTCCTGTTCAATATCCCTTGTCTGCTTACAAATTTAACTAATTATCAGTCACCAACATTGCTATCGGTACCATTATCTACCCAACTAGGATCAATGAATGATCCGCTACCGGTCACAACAAGCTTATTAAAGGTTTGATAGCTATATGTAACAGTAGCGTTACCACCGCCAGTATCTCCACCGGCATAATTAACGCTTGTTAGCTTATTCTTACTACCAAGATCAATACCTAAATTATTAGCATCTCCACTACCGCAAATACGAATAAAAATCGTCTTATCTTGAAGATTCTTATACTCAGTAGCGCAACTTGATGTTTGATTGCTAAAGTCTAAAGCATTAACCATATCTCCACTAGCGGCGATAATCTGGAATTCACTAGTAACTTCAAGAGGGAATGTTACATAACGATAGTATGGGGCCATTGCTCCGAGTTCGAAAATTGCTTCACGACCAAGATTAGCACTAACAGTAACACTTTGGAGTCTTGGTTTTCCATTACCAGGAGCAGGAATACCACCACCAGCGCCTGTTGGAATAACACTATGAACAGCATTATACTTATAACGTCTAGCAACTGATGGAGCTGTCATTGTTCCGGCGGAAGTACCTGAATCAAAAGTACCATTAGAGTTTGGAGCTCCATGTAATCCACTATTCCATACTTTATTATTTCCAACAAGAGTAATGTCTTCTGTAGCATTTCCTTCAACAGGAATAGTATAGCTAACGCTTGACAAATACATTCCACTGCAGTCAACGTAGTTACTTGGTGTTCCAGTAGCTGCTGCTAAATCGTCACTATAAAGACCTAAACGAACATTAACTCTATTATTTGCTAAAGCAACAAGTTCTTTTCCACTAGCGAAAGTAGCAGCATTTTGTCCACACATACATAATAGATATAGTGGGAATGTTCCGTCAATAATTTTACTCATTGTAACTTCAACTTCAGGAACATTTTCCATGTTATCGTAAAGTTCGATTTGACCTAATTGGAAAACTTGTTCTAGTGTGAAGTTTGTTGTGATACCTATGCTCTGTAAGCCTCTAGGATAGTACCAGTTAGAGGCGACTGCTGTTCCGTCTACGTTTTGTCCTTTAAGAGCAACACCTTGTGTGGCGTAAAAAATTCTGTTAAATGGCATGTGTATTCTCCGAATAAGGGGTGTTTTGATTTATATGTAATATACACCAAGTCATGGAAAAATTTCTATCGACCATCTGATAAGACCATTATATAAGTTGCTGCTCAAAGTATTCATTTCGCCAAGACTGCTACTTTTAATATTACACCAATACTGCCTAAAATTAGCTACCAATCCAGGATAATTTTGTCCATTTCGATTAATACTTCCTTCCGAAGTTAATGAATAAACTTGGTTTTTGGCTACTTTATCAGAGTCATATAGAAATAAGACTTTATCTTTTTGAGCTAATAATATATCTATTAATACATTTCTTTGAGTTGCAGTTGGAGAAAAAATATGAAGAAAAACATCCTGAGTCCAAACATTTTGGGTGGTTCCTAATTGAAAAGGAGTTAGTTCTGTTCTTGGCGCAAGCTCTATAATAACTGCTGGCAATTGTACTCTATGAATAGAGGTGATAGCATAATCTCCATTCGACTTATAATTAGCCGGATTATACGTTTCTTTTTGAACCTCTTTCCACCATAATGAATCAGTAGATTTATAGGTTTGAACATATCTGTATGAATATCCAGCAGTAACAGAGCTAGTGGCAGAAACAGCATTAGTAAATTTAATTTGACCTAATGGATAATTTACAGAATATGTATAACTACCACTTCCTGATGGTGCAGGAAGAAAAGCGTTGTTTAGATATACTCCAGAAAATAATGATGGAGAAACTCCACTATATACTATTCCTGATTCGTAAACCCAGTCTTTTCTTGGAGCCTGCCATAATCTATTTCCTGCAACAGTAGGGTCAGTTGACAACTTTAATGTTTGAAAACCAACTGTTCCTGTTATAGCCACTGTTGGGGTTGATACATTTATAAATCCTCCAATATTTAAAAATGACCAATCTAGAAAACTCTTTAGGTTATCTTCTAAATTTGATATCTTATCTTTATATGTTATTGAGCCAACATTATGAAATTGTGTCATAGATTTTTTTCTATATTCTCTTGAATAATTTTATAGACACTATCTTCTACACTATTTATGGCTCTGGTTGTCCAATTATCATTTTCTGTTCCTGCAAACTGTGGAGGAACTCTCCAAGAACTTGACGATGGAATCATAATGGCCATTCCTGATCTTGAATATGGAGATGGAAAATATGATACCTCATAGTTTTTAACTAATATTTCATTACCTTTTAATAATAGCCATTCTAGCCATGGTAAAGAATATCCGCTAGCATCTTTTACAGATGCTATGTCAGCATATATAACTCCATTTAGATCATCAGATTTCATCATTGTAAGCACGAATCCGCCAGACAAACCTTTATTTGTAACTGTTATAGCATTTCTTTGAACAGATAATGTCTCTATAAGAGCATCTATTACGGAATTGATCGAGGTAGCGTCGGCTATGCCTAATTCAGCCTTTAGTGTTCCTGTCATTAAAGAAGAATATTCTGGTTGATTTCTTAATGACTCACTAACAAGAATTTTGATTTGTGATGAAATTGTTGGAAGAGCTTTATTGATCGCTTTATCTAGAATAATCTTTAATTCATCCATGATTAGTTTAGCTATTTGATTATCAGTTTCTAATAATCGTAAAGAAAATTTCATTTACGCTTCCACATAGTTATAATATATGAATTATTACCAAGTCCTGCTGGTTCTGGATCTCCAGCTCTTTCATAGGTATAATTACCATACTTGCTAATCTTAGAATCTATAATAATTTCAGAGGCATTTCTAATTTTTGGTAAAAGCTCAACTTTACATATTGTTTGAACCATCCCATCTGGAATATTAACAGTTTTTGAAGACCAATTCATCCAGTACTTGCTATCAAATATGCAAGCCAAATATACTGTTTCGCTTGAGGATGATGATGTTGTCATGCCCATACCCATGCAAGAAGGACATATTGAACCTTCTGGAAATGGATTAGGGCCCCTATTATTATATTTATTTGAAGACAATCCAGAGATAGTATCAAAAATACAGTTATTACAATAAACAGCATTTCCCGCACCAGAGTATTTAAAAGTACAAGGAACAGTCAATGCTGTGGTTTCCAACAAAGAGTCTATGGCATCTTTATATAGTTGTTTAAATTCTGAATTTATTAAATTAGAAAAAGGATTTGTCATTTTGATATATAAACCATATTTGTAGCACTATTCTGGAGATCAACTGACGTTTTAGTTAAATTTTGACTATACCTTAAAATAATTTTAGAAATACTAATAGTATTTGTAATAAAATCATTCATAGAGATTGATAGTGTTGACTGTTCAATATTAACAGATCCAATAGTGTTATAGTTTTCTTTAACAATATTCATTATGGATTATTTGTTGGTGGGGCTTTAGCTTCTCCAGGAACTCCAGGAGCAGCAGGAGCATAAGGAGCATCTTGATCAACTATAGCCTGAATGCATAGTTGTGCCCATAATTCTGCTTCTGTTGCAGAACCCCAGGGTGTTGAATCTGGCCAATCTGGTTGATATACAATTGGCTCAGTTCTTCCTTCAGTAAAAATATTAACTGCAAAACTATTAGGATCTACTGTGTAAGTTAAATTCATAAAATCATCTCCTATACTTAAAATTAAAAATATTATGTAATACTATACCAATTATCGGCAGTTATTGATCTTTGTGTCCAAGTTATTCCATTTGATGATGTTGCTACTATACTACCATTACCAATAGCGATAAAGGTGTTATTTATATATATTATACTGTTCCACTGATTAGCAAAAATATTTTGATTAGACCAACTAGATGTGTCACTAGATAATGTTACGGCAGATGAGCTATTGGCTATAGCAACATAAACTCCATTTCCATAGGCCACTGTTGTCCAATAATCGGTAGATGGTAATGTTCCAGAGGTCCAATTTATTCCGTCTGAACTAATTAGTGTAATATTTGTATTATAGCCAACTATAACAAATCTACCGTCTCCGAATACTATGTCTTTCCATTCTCTTGATACCGGCAAAGATCTTTGAGTCCATGTAGTACCATTTGTTGATGTTGCTATTATGGATGATGAGTCTGATATGGCAACAAAAATACTATTGCCATATGCTACAGATTTCCATGTTGCATTAGCTGGTAGATTTACTGCATTCCACGTTAATCCGTCAGAGGATTTTGCAGCAATATGAGAGGCTGATAGAACAAGGAACATGTTGTTAGCATAGATTGCTTCTGTCCATTGATTGTTGGCATCGGCAATATTAAAATTATTACTAGTCCATGTGATACCATGCGACGAATAATCATAGTCAGAGCTATTGTATGCACATGCTATAAATTTATTGTTGCCATAGGCAATACCTGTCCAATATCTAGAAGCTGTTAAATTATTAATATTCCATGTTGCTCCATTATTTGGAGAGGCTGCTGATCTGTTGCTATTAAAAGCCACCGCAACAGGAAAACCTCCAACAGGATATACAACCGGCATTGTTGGTTCTGGCGTTGGGGTTGGATCGGGTGTTGGACTTGGCTCAGGTGTTGCGTCAGGTGTTGGTGTGAGCGTTTGAGTAATTGATGGAGTAGGAGTGACGTAAGGAGTCACAGAAATTGTTGGCGTTAACGAAACTGTTGGCGTTACTGTTTGAGTTACTGAAATTGTTGGGGTCTTTGTTGGGCTTATGCTGATTGTGGGAGTAACGGTCCTTGTTTGTGTTGGGGTTTTTGTTACTGTGCGAGTTGGTGTTCTTGTTACTCCGGGGAGAGCTGCTCCTGGCCCAAGCTTATAATAAGCAGGATCGTCAAACTTTTCATCATATGTATCTATATCAGACGGATTGACCGGATCAGCATCTTTGGAACTATCATAGTAGTTCATGGCTTGTCCACCAGTATTTACAGTACTAGAACCATTACTTATTGGTCTGTCTTCTCTCGCTTTTGAAATATCTGTCATCAATATATCCTTTATTTTATAAGATTATGGTTTGTATGTTAGTACAAGTTTCCAGCCAGCTATTGATCCAGAAATTGTGGGGTCGGTATCTTTCACTATAAGATTCCAAACTCCCGTTACGCTATTTCCAAATAAATGATCAAAGCCATATGCTAAAGTTTCATTTGAGTATTTGATAGAGTTTATTTTTTGACTATTGTTATATATATTACATAGATTGCCATTGGATACATTATGCAAATACGATGTTGGTAATGCTTTATTAGAAAACATAAAACTAAAATTATTACTATTATTAGATATTTTATGATTACCAGCTAAGAGTATCTTGTTTCCAGAAGGAGGAGCTAGAAGAAGTTGTAAATCTTGTGGAGATGAATGGTTTAGATTATTTATAACCAGTTCCACATTTTCTATTTGTCTAGTATCTGTTGTAGAAACTGATCCAGTAACAGCGGATAGGTCTGGTATTTGTAGTGACGATCCTTCATATACTTTAGAATAAATATCAACATCTAAACAGTCTGTTTTTAAGCAAAGATCCTCAACGTCTGGTAGAGGTGTGGCTGTTGGAGTTGGTGTTCCTCCGCCTGTGTTGCCGCCTTCTGTACCACCTGTTCCTGGGTTTGTTTGTTGTACTTGACAATTTGGAAATGGTGTTTGTCTTTTTAGTATAGTTACAGAACCAGATACTAGTCTAGTAATCTTAGTTCCTTGTATAACATCTAAATCATATACTGCATTATCAAATGAATATAGTTTAGTTAATGAATTATCAAGCTTTAATGTAATAAGACCTTTATCAGAAGCAACAAAAGAATAATTAGGGGCTTGAATTGTTGTTGAAAAAGACGTGGTTGCACTAACACCAGAATTTGGTATCATTTGCAGAACAACACAAGCTCCTTGATTACTACTTAAATCAACAGGACTACCATTCTCATTATTGTATTGAAAATTAATTTCAAAGTCAGTACCCTGTTCAATTATAAAGTTATAGTTTACTGCTGGCATAAGATTTCCTTGTTAAAATAAATCTCTTCCTCTATTATCAGAGAATAGTGATCGTGGATCAAATTTATTACCAACAAACGGACCAAGAATTGCTCTAACAGCAGTAGCCTGACTAACATCCCAGTGAGAGGTTAATTCATCGTATGATGCACATGGTCCTTTTTCTAGTATCTTTATGAATCCTTCTAAACTTCCCTTAACAGTTAGTGTTGCTGATCCTAGTGATGCTCTTATTCCTTCTAAAGCGGCCTTTGTTCTTAGTGCGCTTTGGTCAACAATACATGCTGCTTTAAGAGACACTAAGCTAATAAAAATCTCATCATTATGATTAGTTGGATCAGGACTTATATTTCCTTCAACAACATCTACATTATAAGAATAATCAAGAACAACGTCAAATTGAACATATTTAGCAGCAACTGCTATTATTTGTTTTAGCCTTTCATCACTATATGATGGTTGATCACTTAAATCATTAATGAGTGTTCTTACGATGATTGGTATTTCTATATCCCAAGACATAATATGGCCTTTTTAAAAAATGAAATCTTAAGTACTTATAGGCATTATCTATTTATACACTTTTTAAACTGATCCTGAGGGATTTGGGAGCTGATCCTGAATAGTCACAGTACCATCTTCATTCATGGTGAATTGACCGATAACATCCCAGCCTTCTTGTATACTCTCTGGTTTTATACTATTAATTAATTGTCCTAGCGCATAGTGTAATTCAAATACCTCCCTAGCATCAGTTCCTAGAGCTTCTGCTATTTGAGTTGGAGTAGAGTGTGGATTGTTCCAAAAGTTTTTAGAACCCATATTAAAAGCATTGGTCATCATTTGAAAAGTTTGTCTGGTAGTGCCTTTAATATTATTGGCTACTCTAACAGCTCTATCAACTGGATTTTGTGAATTATTATCTAAAATACTCATATTATTTCTCCATTATTTAGATTTGATAAATAACTTTCAACTAATTCATTAACTTCTTCTTGTGTTGGATAGTGGTCAAATTTGAAGAACTGGGTTGAGTTTTCGTCAATTTTTATTCTAAAACGATATCTGTCTGATGACTCGGAAAATATTTCAATTATTTCGTAATTCATTTTTTTTCCTTATATTTGTACTATAGTAAGATCGTCTATATATCCGGTAAATGTTGATCCGCCCCAACACTCTGCAAGTATATCCACAGCACCAGCTTCTGTTGGAGTAAAGTTAAGAGTAATTTGTTGCCATGTGTCAGCAGCTGCTGTCATATAACTCGTAATATCATTGTCTACACCAGCTATTTGTCTACCTTTAATTCTTAGTCCCATAGTTAAAGATAAACTGGTCCTTCTTACCCATGCCTTAATAGTTACCTGAGCATTTGCGCTAACCGCAATTGTAGCAATTTTTAAATCTAATGGATAATTAGAGTTTCTAAAAAGAGAATTAGTTGGAGCTAAACTCCAAGCATATCCATTATTAGAATATCTTACACTAGTTTGAGGTCTTATAACACCATAATCAGTCGCAATAATATAATTTCCACTAGTATTATCATGATTAATAGAGGATATTCTACTATTACAAGTTCCATAATTGCCAAACTCTACTGGCTCATTGATAATACAATTGTATAGATACATATCTCCACCAAAACTGAAAAAACCATTTCCTCCAGTATGACCAGAAGTTACACAATTATAATATCTATCATTTTTACAACCGTATGTTCTTACTCCGTCTGTAGCATTATTGAAAAAATTACCACTAGTATATATACTATCTGTTCCATTATCAACAAATAAACCCAAAGTATTATTTGCAGATAATATATAGTTAAATTTATTATTAGCTCCGCCACCCCTAGTAACTAATAATCCCTGAGATAAACTGCCAATACTGATAACTTTATTAAATATATTAGATCCTGCTCCAAAATCACTTACAAAATTAGTAGAGCCATTACAACAGCTTTTTAAAGTACCATAATTATTACTAAAGTGTGCAAAAAAATCAAAACCCGCACTTGTGCAGCAGATGGTCTCAATATTATCTATGTTACCAAAGGCTGAAGTGTGCCTAAAAGCACGGTCAAATCTGACTAAACCCAAATTACTAATATTTAAATAGTTATATCCTTGTGTAAAAAATCCATATCCTAAGCCATTCGTTCCATCAATATAGGTTTGAGAATCTCTGGTACTCATATTGGTTCTATCATAACCAAATTCCCAGGACATAGGATTGCCAACAGCGCCAGCCTCCTGAGGAGATTGATTGACTGAAGCAGCAACACTGGTCATAGGAACTTTTATAGTTTCTCTTTTATAGGTTAATACATTCTCAGTTACTCCATAATATCCTCCTCTATTAGAGCTTGTAGAGCCAAGAAAATTTGTATTTGCGACGTTTCCTTGTCCGAGCATAACTCTTGTGCCATTGATACTCATTATGGGATACCAGCATTCATCTCCTGTATTTTTACTAATTAAAGATTGCAAAGTTAAGCTGTCTGGTTCCGAAGG